TTACAATAAATAAATCTACTACATTTTTTATCGACGTGTTTTTCTACGATTTCGTCTATACTTTTTGTTTTTTTTAGAGCGCAGATAATTGCGCTTTCCTCCCTTTTTTTCAACGCATGTTAATTCATTTATTGTTTTATCAAATACTGTTTTTGCATTTTCTATATTAACATCATTTAATTCAATCGTTACCTCAAGTGCTCGATGTTTTTCTATATAATCTCTAAACTCCTCATGTGTGGGAAATTTCATCATATCATCACGTCCTTCGGCATTAAAATATTTCATCATTAGATAAGCAGATGTTGGATTAACTGCGTCTGATAATATATATTTAGCGTCTGCGTATATGGTTCTCGCTATAATAATAATTACGGCTCTCAATAGTTTATTTAATTTATTACCTTCTCGCTGTTTTTTTGTATGAGAAAAAATTGTAATGTATCCGTTGTTATACTCTACAATTATTGAAGACACACATATATCATTATTAAATGCGCACAATAACAGCGTTTTGGGATGCAACTCGTGATGTGCGGTTATTTCTACATTTTTATCCATTTGATAAAAATAGTTTATGTCGATTTTATAGTCGCACCCTTTTGTTTTGTTAAATTCTTCGAGGCGTGCATTTATATTATTAATTGCTTCTTTTGCAAGACCTAAGTTAATTTCTTCTTCTGGTGGGAGGTTAGACATGATGTTTTCTTTATATATAGTTATAAAATTATAAAAATGCTATTTAATTTAATTGCTCTCTAAAAATTGAAAACTTTTTATCACAAGTTGGATTTATGATAAAACCGAAAAGAATGATTGAAGAATTAATGAAAGCAAAGGAAGATGTGGTGTTGTTTGAGCACGCTATTAAAATGGCGACCAGCATTAACAACGAGGTCGCCATAGACATGCGATTCGGAGTTCTTCCAAAGTTTACCGAAAAAGTGGAGAAAATGCAACTTATTATAGATGATCTTGTAAAAACTCATCATATCCTGTTTGAAGAGCTCTCATATGAAAAAGCGTGTATTGTGTTAAATCGACACGGTAAGACCATAGTGAAGAATTACGACTTGCACGATTTTAAGGATAACCAGGATTGGACGTTAACTCGGTCAAAAGAGCGTTTTGAGAAAGGTCACGAATTCGACAACGAGGGATACTATTGGGCAATCGTTAGGTGTGATTGCCATTGGGATCTTCTTGATGTAGAAAGGATATGGATGCCATTTGCGCTAACCCCAACAGAAGGGAATAGTTTATTTGAGCAGTTGAACGAATGGTACAGCGAGAGAGTCGACCGTGTCACGGATTCGCCGAATTATATTTATTTCCCGGACTTGTGATGCAAACACATAAAAAATACTTATTGTAATCATTGTTTTTTATTTATTTATTATACCATGTTCCCTGGCAAAAGCCGCTGCCGCCGGGAAACTCCGCGACAGTAAGCGTTGATAATGTAGAGCATCTTGAGAGGTTGCCCACGTGTAAGTATTTGATGTCGGAGCCAAGTTGATTGTCTGCCACTGGTGGAGTTCGGAGTAGTTTTTTATTTTGTTGATACCAGATTGAGTAAGACGTAACGAGTATTCTCCGTCCACTTGATTAACTGTCGCGTCAGATGACATATTGATTGTATGTTTTTATCAATCCAGACATTTCTGAAAAAGGAATCGATTTTTTTAGCATCGTCTTATAAATAACAGTAATTATAATATTATTACCGAAAAATTGAATCCTTTTTGTTAGAATTCGATTAACTCAAACATCAACCAACACAATATGTCTAAGACCATTTCGTGCCATTCCTGCTCCGTGCCCATTATGCAAGTATACGAAAAAAGCATCGCTGGCTACATATATCAATATTGTAGCCGTCAGTGTGCAGAGGAGGATTACACCACATGTTCATACTGCGTTGACGGAGCAGAAGTATCAAAAAAAGATTGCGCCCATAAATCGTATGGTTGCTGTATGCAATACCTTGGGGGAAATCCGCAGTATTATTGTAGCGAAAGATGTGAAGGCGAAGATACAACTGAATTCATTCGGTCATTCAGGAAACCCATAAAAAGTAAACAATAAAAAAAAACCAATTTAAAATTAAAACGCGTATAAAAATATATATGGAAATTGGCGGACACGAATATAACATAAACCAAGAACATTACTTAGCAGGGGATATTGGTGAAAACCCAATGAAGTACCCATGTTTATCCACTTTTATTGACGTTTATATTTGCAGCAAAACCGGATTGTCTTCAAGGTATCCAGGATACCATTTTGATTTTAAACTAGTTCAATACAACAATTTTGATAGCGGAATGGCAAGTATTTATAAATTAGTAGTAACGAAATTATAAATAAACAAAATTTTTAATTCTATGTTTCGTCCTCATCATCATCCAAATCAATCTCTTCTCCATCTTCCCACTTAGCAAGTAGTTCATCACTATGTGTTCCACGCAACTCTCCCTCAGTAATTTCACCAGTAGAATTCCAACTACCTTCGAAAATTGTATTATTTTCATAAAACACCATACCTTCACCCAATATCCAATACATATTACCAGAAAATCTTCCTTTTCCAGAGTAGTCATCCGTAACTGTCCAATCTTCTACATATTGACTCGTCATATTCTTTTCAATATCCGAAATAGTTTCATTTTTTTCTTTAATGTTGTATTCTAGTGACCTAATTTTTTCTTCTAGTTCCTTGATTTTATTTCTGGCCTCAAGTAGTTCATCAGGTGGTGTTTGAAAGACGGTCTCCATGGTTCTGGTTTAAATTGATTAAATTCTTTTTAATATAATCAATTTTTTAATATTACATCTGTGGTACATATTTGCAATCGGCATTTTGAACTATTGTCTCATAATGATATTTTTGCGCGTTCAAATAGTCAGTAACCATTTTAGCATATTCATTATAGAAATCCTGAACATTTCTCGCAATTACCCATAAAGAAATCTGTGAAGGAACTGTAATTATACTATATTGATATTGATCATTCTTTACTTCTCCCAACTTAACAACCCAATATGAACCATCAAAAGGAGTTCCCTCCAAGTATACAGTAAGTTTGCCGCGCTCACTCGCATTCTTATAATATGCATGTCCGGCAATCTCTTCTAAATTCCCATTCTTATCGAGTTGAGAATTCAATACACTTACTGACCCATTAGATAATATGCCATAGTCAGCGGTTAAACATGTTCCATAACCTTGAAAGATTTCATTCGTTGGTGCGCCCAAAACCTGATACCACCGACCAGTATACTTCTCCACGTCTAACTCTGGGACTGTTGCAGGCCCAAAAGCTGAAACAGAGACAAACAAAAAATATAATGCTTTCACAATATTCATTATATTTTAATATGATAATTTATTTCTATATTCCTTATAATATTAATGTAAACATGCGAAAAATTGAATCCTTTTGGATAAAATATACAACAATGTAACAAAAGCAACAATATGTCTTCACAAGATAACAAGGTTTTGGAGTACTTTAATATCTATCTGACATTTGAGTACTATGGGAATAGCGCACGTTCTAGTAATCGAGATGTATTGAATAAGAATTTTGATGAGAACATGCAGGAATTTGATTGTGTTGTCAATGAAAAACTAGAAGAAGGGTGGCGACCTCTAGGGCCTCCCACGTTTTCACTAGGATGGTGCGATATGGCTAATGGAGGAGTTGCGATTCAAGCACTTGTCCGCGAAAAAAATATAGAACAAGCAGTCGTAGTTGAAATAAACCCCGAAATTTTAATAGCTGAAGAGGTGAAACCGCTTAGAAGTTCTACCCGCTTAAGAGTATCGAATAGTTAAGCAACACTATTATAAATCTCAGAAAGCTTGCATAAATTTTGAATATATTTTAATGAATGTTTTTTATTTACTTCATCCATTTCTTTGATGGGTCTACGAATATTATCAATCATATTAATAATATCTTCTGATCTATTCACATTAGATAGTTCGGTGCCATAATCCTTTTCGATAAAGAAATCTAAATCGCCATTGTCTATGACTTCTTTATACGGCAAAAACACAAAACTATACCATGTTTTTACAATAATAGTAGGATTAGCTCGTTTAATAGTATCGAATGATGTTATAGCAAATGTTATTTCTTTATTATCTGGCAAAATCCCTTTAATATCTTCTAGAAAATCAAAAAAATGTTTATTGAATGTTCGTAGTATAGTTGATTTATCTGTCATATTATTTATATTAGAAATGTATTAATTTTTTATATAATTTTAAACATATAATAAAATAGACATGTGTTTAAATAAATGGCTGCTTAGGAGCAATTTTTGCAACTTCATCCATGCGTTGTTGCTGCAATGTGTCGATCGTAACACTACTCGATAATTTATCAGGTCGATAAGTATCTGGTGGTGTCTCAATAAATTTAATATCATCGCCAGCTGAAACATAATTATACATCTGTCGATTTCCACCTTTACCCTTGGCGCTTAATTCCTCGGGACTCATATTGTACATAGTGTATTGTTCAGAAATAATATTTGTTCCTCCACTAGAAGACATAATAGGAAAGGCAGTTGGTTCTCCATTATAGTTCGTTGCACGTTCGTTTAATGTTTTCATCTGAGGATGATAATGTTTTAAAATATCATCGCCCAATAAAACCTTATAGTTTTGCTTAATTAATAAAAGTGCAGGTACACTATGAATATTAGGAGGCATAATAACACGATTAGAGTTTTCTAAAACTATATATGTTTGGTTTGTTTTAGGGTCTGAGTATCGCTTATCGATACAAATAAAACTTATTTTGTCAGACATATTAGATTTTACTAAAGTTTGTAATAGTTTTTGACTATGTTTACAATAATTACTATAATATAAAATATCCATCAGGAAGTTATATTATATAAGAGAAATCGATTTTAGTATTTTTAACGGAAATGGTAGCTTTTCCTAAATAGATTCTATTGTTCGTTTACAGATAATGTCGTAAAGCACAAATGTAGGTAGATAAGGAGTTAATTCGGAGATTAATTTTGAATAATCCAATGGGATAGTAGAAGAGAATTTGTTCATTATTACCCTTATTGTTGTTGCGCTAACAATCTCGTCGCCTATGCTTACAACGTCTATGGTTTTGGGTAAAAGACCAGGATTTTGATCTACAATTTTTTTTAAATAATCCGCTGTCGTTTTATCCTTTCCAGCTGCATACAAATAAAGTTGTTTCCCAGTATATTCTTTCATAAGTTGTCCTAAAAGTATATTTATTTTACCGTCCCACTCCGTCCAATTATCGTCAATTGGTGATTCCGGTAAAACAATTAAACGTAACTTACTTAGTAGTTCTGGTGCAGTTTCCAGCACAGATCCAATAATATGACGCATTCTTTCTTCAACTGTATACGGATTTTTTATATTTATCCCGTCTTGTCCTACTCCAACAATAAAGATGTCTTCTTGTCTAAGTCCTATCAAAACAGATTGTAAATGTGCTTTATGAAATGGTTGAAATCTACCCATTAAAATTCCTATTCCATTTGTTCCCCCTATCAATCTTTTTCTTGTTCTCCTAGCTTGTTTTTTATACTTTTTACTTAACATTTATATTATATGAATAAAATTGTTTGCCTAAACAAGTATGAAATTATATTATAGTGAGTTTTACTTTTTTAGTACGCACATAGTATGCAATAACCGGTTTTGAAAATAAAAGAAAAAATAGCCAAGAAGAAGCGCAATTACATTAACCCAGAATATAGCGCCTGTTTTTTTAGTTAATCCGTAATATATTGCAACTACTAATAATAAAATAATGTAAACAAACCAAAATATAGAAAGCGCGTAAAACCAAATGCAGTAGTCCTCTTTAAGAGGTCCGAATAAATATTCCATGGTATCAGCCATTTTATAGATTATGATAAGAAAATAATAATTATTCTAAATTAATAATTATTGGACAATAATCATACAATTAATTATTAAATATTGTATTGCATAATTATATAAATCTAACCGATATAAATATTATATTACTTTTGAAATATATGGAAATTACTAATATATTAACGGAAGCTATTAATAATCAAACGCCAATATCTTTCAGCAAATACGGAGACGGAGAATTTTTTTGTGCCAATTCGTGTGATGGTGTAAATTGCGATATGGATCCATATACGTTTAAAAAGAAGAAGGGATTAATTGAATCATTTCAATACATGGTAAACGAAGTACCGAATTCTTATATGGGTATTTGGAATTATGAGAAAACACAATCAGATTTTTGGGAAGGATTAACAACAAAAAAAATAAAATGGGCAAAGTATCATACAATTATTATGGATAATGATAATGTAGACAATAAGGTTTCTTTGTACAAATCTATTAAATATTCTACTATGAAAAAAATATATATTTGCAATCCATTAATGATAAAAGCTAAATTACTATTAAATATAGATTATATGGTTCATGTACCTTTCAATAATTGGTTTGATTCATATTTTGACGAACTGATGAACGTATTAAAAAAAATTATTCGCAAAGATGAAAAATACATTATTATAACTAGCGCAGGCATGGGAGCAAAAATATTAATTTGCGAATTATCAAAATTGTTTCCTAACAACATCTATTTAGATTTTGGCTCAGCAATAGATAAAATTTGTACAAAAAAAACCAGTAGAGGATGGGAACCTAGTTATGAAGTACTTATGTCACTACTAAAAGATTTAATTTCGCAAAAAGATTGGAATGATCCAAAATACGATATTGTATACGAAGAAGCCAAGAAAAAAATGGGTATTCATTTGGGGGAAACCATTGAGGCGAACAAGAGTAAGATCGTTAAACCATTATTTAATGAAGATTGGTATTCGCAACATCAAATAGATAATTTAACCAGTTTACTTAAAAGTGTAAGTAGTTTACACGGAAATATTATTGAAATAGGTTGTTGGGAAGGAAAATCAACAATTAATTTAGCAAATAATTGTTATCCCGAGATATTAATTTGTAATGATACATGGTTAGGTAATGTTAATGAAAGTATTATTACTGGGGTGGAACATATCACTTTAAAAATTCTTAAGGAAAGAGATGTTTATAGTATATTTATTGATAACATGAATTCTCAAACTCAAAAAAATTATAAGATTGTAAAGGAGGATTGCATTGCATGGTTAACAAATTATGATGGATTTATAAAGTTTATACATATTGATGCATCTCATGAGTACGAAAGTGTATTAAAAACAATAGAGTTGGTTTTACCAAAAATGGTAAGAGGTGGAATAATTTGTGGTGATGATTATTTAACGTCTAATATAAATAGACATGATTTACATGGAGGAGTTGAACGGGCAGTAAAAGAATTGTTGCCTAATTTTAAAAACATAAACAACTTATGGTATTGGTTTAAAGAATGAATAATACAGATATGCTTTGAAAAAAATAGAATCTATTATTCTTTTTTTTCTCATTTTAAATACTGTTAATTTGTCTATATTTAAGCGTCTACAAATTATTCATCGTTAAATAGTTTCAATATTTTTTTCTGCCATTCCTCGTCAAACGAATCAATATTTTGGTTTAGAATGTTACCTAATGGTTTCCAAAGCGTCGCGTCTTTTCTAAGCTCAGGTGCTTGATTCCACAAACTATCTTTAAATTTAAGCAATTGAATCATCAATGTTGCTTCAGATTCAGGAACGATATCTATTATTTTTTGGCAAATATCTAATACATCACGTGGTTCACGAGTAGGTTGACTATTAATAGGATTTTCTTGAGCAAATATGTCTGGCGAATAATAAGATGTGTATGATGGTTCTTCGGATTGTTTTTTTCTAATTTCGGCCAGAATTAATGTAGCATTTAATGCGGCACAGTTTGCTGCGGAAGACATTTTGAAGTAAATGTGTTGTTTAACATAATATTATACACATAAATTCAGAATCAATTTTTTGTAAAAGCACATAAAATATATATTCTATTTTATATACAAATCTATCATGGATAATTCAACCACATGGAAAATAATAAACACGTATTTTGAAGACAATCCACAAAGTTTAGTAAGACACCACATAGATTCTTATAATGACTTTTTTAAAAACGGTATATTTCGAATATTCAAAGAAAAGAATCCTTTACGAATAAATACAAGATACGATGACGAACTAAATGACTATCGTTCACAGTGCATAATGTACTTTGGTGGCAAAAATGGTGATAAGATTTATTTTGGAAAACCTATTATTTATGACGACAATGATGCTCATTATATGTTTCCGAACGAAGCTAGATTGAGAAACATGACATATGGAATGACAGTTCATTATGATGTAGAGGTTGAATTTATTACAATATTAGGAAAAGATGAACAACCTAATGTTCCAGGGTTGGATGAAATGTTGGGTGGATACCAAGGTGAAGAGAAATTTAAACATGTTAAGAAGGAAGCCAAAGACCCAGAACCAGTAGATGGACAACAAACTGTTTCTGAAAGTGTAGATAAAAAAATCAAGGATGATGAAGAAGGTAAAATTTTAGGTGGAGCAAAACCGCCAGTTCGGAGGAAAAAAAATAAATTAGATGATGAGCTAACAGCAGCCGAAACAGCTTTATTTAGAGAAGCATTAGAAAAATCAATGATAGCACCTAATGTTCAAAAGGAAACCATAGTTTTAGAGAAGATCTTCTTAGGCAAATTTCCTATTATGTTGCAGTCAAATTATTGTGTATTAGGTGGTCTCCCTAGAGAAGTTCGTTATTCAATGGGTGAGTGTTTAAATGACGTAGGTGGATATTTTGTTATAGATGGCAAAGAAAAAACAGTAATTTCCCAAGAGAAGTTTGGATATAATATGTTAAACGTAAAAGAAATGAACGACGATACCCATTTGTATTCAGCAGAAATATTATCCGTCTCTGAAAATGTGTCAAAACCTATACGTACATTAGCAGTAAGAATTAAAGCACCTTCTCCATCATATACAAATAAGAATATAGTTGTTAGTATACCAAACGTGCGCGAACCTATTCCGATTTTTATTCTATTTCGCGCGCTAGGTATAATATCAGATAAACAAATTATTACGATGTGTTTACTAGATATTGATAAATATGAATCCATGGTTGATTTATTTGCACCATCTGTCCATGATGCAGGCGGTATTTTAACCCAACGAACCGCTCTTCAATATATAGCAAATTTACAAAAACATAAGACAATACCGCATACATTAGAGATATTAGCCGATTATTTCTTACCACACATTGGCGAGATGAATTTCACACAAAAAGCGTATTACTTAGGATACATGGTTTTCCGCCTACTTTCTGTATATTCTGGAATAGAGCCACCGACTGATCGTGATAATTTCAAATATAAACGCATCGAGTTAGTAGGATCTCTTTTAAATGATCTTTTTCGTGAATATTATAAGATTCAACAAAGGCAAATACATTTGGGATTTGAGCAGAAAATAACATATGGTCGCGGTCTATACGAGAATAATTTAAAAGGATTAATTAAGGATAATTATAGAGAAGTATTTCGAGAACGCTCTTTGGAGGCAGGTTTTAAAAAGGCATTTAAGGGCAATTGGGGAGCTAGCGCGCATACAAAACGCATCGGAGTTGTCCAGGACCTCAATCGTTTATCACATAACTCTATGATGAGTCATTTACGCAAAACAAATTTACCATTAGATGCTAGTGCAAAAGTAGTTGGACCACGTGTTCTCCATCCAACACAATGGGGGTTTTTCGATCCAATAGATACACCAGACGGAGCTAATATTGGAATACATAAACATATGTCTATATCAGCATATATTAGTCAAGGATACTCGAGAGAACCACTTTTAAAATGGTTGCGTGAAAAAGTGGATATGCGATTAATAGAAGATTGTTCGCCGCTTTTATTATCTAGAATGACGAAAGTTTTTGTCAATGGATTCTGGGCGGGAGCAATAGATAAACCATTAGAAACAGTAGAAAAAATAAAGTTATTCCGAAGAAATGGGCTAATACCTACTTATACGAGTGTTTCATTCGATATAAAACAGAATACTATTTTTATTTATACGGACGCGGGAAGAATATGCCGCCCTATTTTTTATAAAGACGCTGAATCAGAAACTTTCTCTTATGAATCTGAAAAAATACAGAAGAAATTAGAAAGCGGAAACTTAAAATGGAATGAACTGATAACAGGATTTAATCGTAAGAAAGATGCTAAATTTAACGTAAATATGGAAAGCTTGTATGAATTACATGAGGTCTATGAAGGTATTGACTCTGAATCAAACCCTGCTAAATTGAAACGCTTCTTAGAAGAAAAGGCCATTATAGATTACATAGACACTAATGAATCTGAAACTGCTCTTATAGCATTAAACGCAGAGGATCTAGAAAAAAATAAGAATAAAAAATTTACACATATGGAGATTCATGAATCTCTTATTTTTGGTATGATGGCGAATATGATCAATTTCCCTGAAAACAACCCAGCATCTCGTAATTCTTTCTCATGCGGTCAAAGTAAACAGGCGGTTTCTATGTACCACACCAATTACCAAGTTCGTATGGATAAAACTGCAGTTGTATTAAACTATGGGCAAAATCCTCTCGTAAAATCGCGCTACTTAGAACATATTAACCATGAAGGTAATCCATATGGTGAAAACGCGATAGTTGCTATTATGTGTTATACTGGATATAATGTGGAAGATGCAGTTTTAATTAATGAAGGAGCGTTAAAACGCGGGTTATTCCGTACTACTTATTACAGTACCTATGAATCACATGAGGAAAAGACAAAGGTAGGAAACGCCAGTGTAGATAAGATATTTACGAATATACAATCTGAAACTAATATAGTAGGAACTAAATCTGGATATGATTATAGTAAATTAGATCGTTTTGGATTAGTTAAAGAAAATACTGAAATTGATGATAAAACTGTATTAATCGGATTAGTAGCACAAGGATCAGAAAATAAAGATGTAAAGATAGATATGTCTAAGACGACTAAGAAAGGACAGCTAGGAATCGTCGATAAAGCATTTATTACAGAAGGAGAAGAAGGATTTCGTATTGCTAAGATACGAATTCGTGAAGAGCGAATACCTAATCTAGGAGATAAGATGGCTAGTCGAGCAGGGCAAAAGGGAACCGTGGGGCTCGTCATACCCGAAGAAGATATGCCTTTTACTAAAGAAGGCATACGTCCAGATATTATTATAAACCCTCATGCTATTCCAACACGTATGACTATTGGACAATTAGTTGAAGGCATTACCGGGAAAGCATGTGCTATGTATGGCGGAAGCGGTGACTGCACTGCTTTTAACAATAAAGGTTCCAAGATAAAAATATTCGGTGAGATGTTAACAGGTGTTGGATACCATTCTAGCGGCAATGAAATATTGTACAATGGTATGACAGGAGAACAAATAAGTGCGGAAATATTTATGGGACCAACTTACTATATGCGTTTAAAACATATGGTAAAAGATAAGATTAATTATCGCTCTCTAGGACCAAGGACTGCTCTAACTAAACAACCAGTATCTGGACGTGCTAATGATGGTGGATTACGTATAGGTGAGATGGAACGTGATTCAGTTATTTCTCATGGAGCTGCGGAATTTTTACGCGAATCTATGATGGAACGTGGAGATAAATATTTTATAGCGGTTTGTAATAACACAGGAATGATGGCAATCTATAATCCATCTAAAAATCTGTTTATAAGTCCTATGGCGGATGGTCCTATTAAATATACGGGGTCATTAGAAGGAAAAGATATGAATATTGAGAATATTACTAAGTTTGGAAGAAACTTCAGTATTGTGTCTGTACCTTACTCATTCAAGTTGCTTTTACAAGAATTACAAACAATAAACATACAGATGCGTTTAATTACGGAAGATAATATTCAACAGTTTGAAAACATGTCATATTCTAAAAATATAGAGAAATTATTAGTAGATAAGTTTGATCCAAAGGCATTAGTTAATGATCTTAAACGGCAATTATTAAATGAAAAGAATAAAAACGATGTATTTAAAACTCCGGAAAGCTTGAAATCTCCATCCCCTGGGTTTCCAACAGATGTTTCACCAGCTTATGTGCCAACAGAAGAGGAATATGAGAAATTGCGTGAGATGTATAAAAAAACGCAGGACGAGTTAGATAAATCTCCGGAATATGATCCAATGTATAGTCCAGCATTTAGTGTGTGGAAACCGGGAAGCGGTTCAGACGTTGACGGAAATAGTTCACCATTTAATGGAAGTGTATCAGATTCCCCATCTACAAATTTGGATATATTAAAAGAAAAAGCACAGCAATTTAGAGAGGGTGAGCTAGTCCATTACAGCGGCGACAACCAACCAAAACGAATATGGAAGATCGTAGAAGTCGGGCCAACTTTAATAACAATTAAAGCCCAAACGCATTTAGACGAATTATTTGATATGGATAATACGCTCTATGTTACTGCACTAGACATTTATAGACCAGAGGATTTCGTTAATGCATCACCAGTAGCAGAAACAATGCCATCAGTAGCTATACAACCAATAACGCAGTTAGGAGGAGGTATGGTTGAGCAACCACAACATCAATTGGGCGGTGCTCCTATTCATTTTGCCCCTGTAATTAAGATTATGAACGGAGGAAGCGATTTCTCTACAGGTAATCCTCAAGGTGATGAACAAGTTATTAATGGTGGCGATCCTACCGCTGCATTAAATATAAGTCCTACTTTATCAATGCCTGAAATAAAGATTAAGAAGAATATTGAGGAAAGTAAACCTGAGAAAGAAGAGAAGAAACAAGAAGGCGGTGGGGGAATATGGGATCTTGGCAAAATGTTAATTAAAAAAGTAGGGTTATAAAGGTATTTTTTATAGACAATAACTATATATGTCTACAAAAAAAACAGCTCCAATTCCAACTATTATTTTAGGAATTGAAGGTAGAGATTTTAAATCTACAACATTACCTAGAAAACATGAAGGAAAACACGTTTATAAGATAGAATACGAAATATCGTCGGATAATAAATGTGTAAACTACATAGACAGTGGAAGCAAACATGTTGTTTTTAAAAATAAACACGGAGAATACGTATTATTTCATCTAGAAGGTAACCCGATTACTGAGAAAATAATGGAATCTGTAACAAAGGCATTATCTAAAAAACGTAGAACAAATAGAAATGAAGATTTATTTAAAGATGCAGTATTGTTGCAGTATTGTAGTTTAGATGTTGATTTAACAGAATGTCAAAATGTCTTGAAATCTTTAAACGAAAAACTTAAAACAAAATGTCCCAATCTAATATTTAAATTTGCACACTTTTTTGACTATTCAGAACCTATGGCAAGATACAGTGAAGTATATCATGTATGTATAGCATGTAATTTTTATGATACTCTTGTTTTAGCTTTATGTAAAAATCCTGAAGAAAAATGTATTTCAACAATAGAAGTTAAGATATCTCCTACTGGCGAAGTCCTAATTAATTCTAAAACAGATGAAAAAGATGAAGGAAAAAAATATAATAAGTTACTTAGGGCAGTATTATTAATTATTGCAACTAAATTAAATGGCGCTACATACATCAAATCAATTGCATATAATCCTATTAGTGCATGGTTACTTATAAAATATTCAAATGCAACAATAGAAAGTGGTAATGATTTTGAAAAGCATTTAAAAGAGAAAAAATTAACATTAACTGGTATAACTCAGGAAATAATAAAGGAATACTATGGTGCGAAAAACCCTCCTATTCATTTAATAGTACCAATAAATGCAGAAACATCAGAAGAGTCACGCAAAGAATTTCAAAAGTTAGTAGCTGGAGAATCAATAGAAAATGAGATAAAATGTGATTAAATAATTAAGAAGAAAAAATTGAATATTTTCAAATAAAAAGTATAAAAGTATAGCCCTTAAGTATATAATGTCTACGTCGAATAATCGAATTTTGAGCATTTATAAATCTAGAACAACTATCATTGAGATTCTATCAGATAATCTAGGTTATGATACCAAAGAATATGAGGGATTTAGCATTAATGAGATAGACGCAATGTATTCGAATTCTCAATTAGATATGTTACTAGAGCACACCGATACCAAACGAAAGATTTACATTAAGTATTATTTGGCGGCGAAACAAATTCGTCCTCAGAATCTAGACGATATTATTGAGGATTTGTTTACAATTGAAAACGTTCTAACCAAAGAAGATACTCTTATTGTTATTACTGAAGATGAACCGAACGATACTATTGTTACAAAGCTTAAGTACCTTTATGATCACGATGGCATATTTGTAGTAATACATAATATTAAGCGCTTGCAGTATAATATACTGACGCATAAACTAGTTCCCGAATGCAAGATTTTAGGTAAACCAGAACTTGAAGAGTTAAATAAAAAGTATAACATTAGCAACCCTATGCAATTGCCAGAAATATCTAGGTTTGATCCTCATGCGCTAGCAATGTGTCTACGACCAGGAAATATATGTGAGTTTAAAAGAAATAGCGCTACAGCAATGTATTATAATTATTATCGTGTTTGTGTATGAAACAAAATATAACATGGAAATATATAATAATGGTAAATAACGTAACTGTTGGTTACAGTCCCAATGATTTTTTTTACGCAGATGCGATTGGTCAAGGCGTAATGCCAACTGATGAAGAATGTACTAATTTAGAACCATATAGTCATACATGGGATATTTCTTGTAATGCATGGTTTAGCGATAATAGTGGAAATTGTATTAAAAAAGAATTATGTGTTAATAAAGATAAAGCAGAATATTTGACAAGCATTGAAAATACTCATTCTAGTTCAAAAGAGAAACTTATGAATGAAAAAATGAGCTATGATAACGTTTTATTAAATACTATAAATTTAGGAATTGGAGTAATTTTTTTATTGGTTGTTATTTATAAAAACATTAAAGTTAAATAATAAATATAGTATAATTATATAAAAATGGCGCAGTTGGATCAAAGGCAACAAAACGTAGTAAATGAAAAACTATATACAAAAAACATTATGGATGCAAAAACAAAAGTAATGAATGATTTAAATACATTTAATCAAAAATATGCCGAATATATAAAATGCAACAACACTTGTGCCAACAGCTTAACTGTATCAAATGAATATAATACGTCAGTATCCAATTTAAAGCGAGACCTTGATACTTACAGTGCTCTTATTAATCCAAGTAGTGCTAGTCAACAAAAATTAAAAACGTATTCTGAATTCAATTCAATCCATGGCAATGTTATAATTACGGAATCTGAAAATAAGAGATTAAGGAGTGAATTAGATGCAAAATTAAAAGAAGTTTATAATATAAACGGTACAATAACTACTGACGGATTAGCCCAATACAATTCTGTTATTTACACAGAAATACTATTTACTATTTTAGCAACAACTTTATTATATTTTACATTTACCAAATTGTAATTTATTATATGATGATTATATAAACTATAACCATCACATAATGTCTAGTAAAATTAAACAGAAACCGTTCCAGATACTGCCATTTCCAGATGGCCGCACAAAATTTACTTCAAACACATTAGTAATTGATAATCCTATGTTTGACGAGAATGATATTCATGAGATTTACGATCATACAGGGGAATATGTAGTAACTGCATCATCTTATTCTGATAATACACATATGCCATATAATGTATTTAATGGAGGGAGAGTTAGTTCCTGGAAAACTAACTTTGCGGATAACAAATATGTATTCAAGACAGAAGCTCCAATTCCTGGCTATTGTAAAGATCCGTATAATTCGTCAAACAATGGTCCTTCTAGCTACCAAGGAGGTGGTTCTTCAAAAACTAAATACGTTACTAAGGTAGATAATATAGATTATAAAGGGGAATGGATTCAAATACAGCTTCCTACTACAAGTCCTATATATTTATTTAGGTATAGTATTACAACGCCTAGACAAAATGATGACATATGTAGATTTCCAAGATCTTTTTTATTAGCAGGTTCTAAAGATGGCAGTAATTGGACTTACATAGATTTACAAACATTACAATTAAATAATCCTCCGTCTACTTCGGATAAAACGTATAACGTAAATGTTGCAGAACATTACAGGTACCTTAGGTTTATATTTCTCGATATGTTTCCAAAAAACAAGTTCCTGGAGATAAATAAAATAGATTTGTATGGTTTCATAACAATTACACCTAACCGAAACGCAATAGAAGAAGGATTTGATAATATAGACAGTAAATTTTCTTATTCAGGATTCGAAATTTCCAAAGATATAAACAAACCAACACAACATATGAAAGATGACCATACACCTGAAACAAATTCTATTCTTTATATTCCATTGGGTTTAACAGCCATAATTGGTGGGTTATTATTATTTAGAGCATTAAGAAAATAAAAAATATAATATATAGATACTATATTATGTCAACAACAGTTAACGATTCTTCAGGAAATACATTTAATAAAGATGTTAACAATATAGCTGCTAATTTAGATAACTACTATGCTGATCTTAAAAAAAACGCTGCATATTTGTTTTTTCAACCCGATGTTTCGCAGATAAAAACTAAAGACACAGGTAAATGTTTTACAAAACCAGAATATAACACAAATCAAGCCAATCCAATGGTTCAGATACCTGGTCTACATACAGAAGAAACTTGTAAAATGAATGTTGGAAAAAGAATTTCCAATATGAAATGGTCTAATAATTTTACTCCTGGAAACGGAGAAACTGCTAGTAGCAAACAGGTTTTTAAAGAAAAAATAGACGTAAAAGTGCCGGGTCTTACTTTTAAAGTAATAAACAAGTATTTTAATGATGACGTCGCAATGTTTAACGACGAGAAGTTAGTAAAAGAGAAAGGACAAAGCACATTGTTTTCTAATTTAACAGGAGCGACGCGTGATGTAAACACAAATACTTCGAAATGGTAGAATGAGATTATTAGATTAAAATTTTAATCTAATAATATTATAAACGATTATAGAGAATGGGAGTAAGATGGTCATTTCCGAAGCCAAGCCCACCGCCACCACCACCACCGCAACCACCGCCACCACCGCCACCGCCAAAACCTTTAGAAAAATCAGTAGAATGGACGGGATTTATAATACCAGATTTTACAGGCACTTGGAAGTTTAGCATAACAAGCACATATGCTTCTTATTTATGGATAGGTAATACTGCATCAAACGGATACACTAAGAGCAACGCATTAGTAAACAATGGAGGCAGACACACGGACCAGGTAACAAAGGCATCTTCAATTAGTTTAATTGAAGGTAAAAAATATCCAATAAGAATGATGTTTGGAGGTAGCAATAATTTTTCATTAACCATAACAGATCCTAATAATAGAACACGAAGTGACACAGATAAATTATTCTTTACGATAATAACTGGGACTAAAGATGGAGAAGACATAACTGACAGCTTTAACTTTAATTCAACAGTTTTTTATTCTTTAACTAAGGACAACAATAGCCAATTGTATAACTGTTATATTAGTGACCTTAGCGCTAATTCGAAAACAAGTAAATATGGTTTTGAAACTATATGGGCGATTAAACCAAGAACTAGTGCAATTAACATTGGGATTGGTAATTATAACGCATCAATAAGTTACGATAATGGCACTATTATTATGTCCTCTAATGGACAAGTATTTAAATATGCAGGAGGTTCCTCTGATGGAACTCTATATTTAGGTGATAATGGAATATTGTATTCTCAAACCAAAGACGGAAATTCAATTGCTCTTACCAATAAAAATGTATCTTCAAAGAGTTCTGCTGCTAATATGGAGTGGAATTACTATAAGTATAACAACAATATAACTGAATCATTAGATTTAACTCAAACAGGGACCATAAATAAACTAAACACTACAGTTTTAGTATCTAACAATAACGTTTATAAGTTTGAAATAGATGAAGTCGGAAATTTTAATATTAAACGCACGATTGTAGGTTGCGAAAAACAAGTTGGAAATACGAATGGTAACAATTTTATGTATACTGTAAACAATAATAATGATTATTACTTATACAGTGCAGACGCTGATAAAAAAATGGATAGGTTATTCTTTTCACAAGTAGATGGTAACAAAAAAACGTTACAATATATAGAAAAAGAAAATTCTGCGTTAATATTAGGAAACACATATTTAAAACAAGCCGGGTTGGCACCTATACCTACTGCAATGGTAAATGAAAAACAAATTGGAAGTAAAATGGAGGATTGTAAAGCAAACTGTGACGCTGACCCAAATTGCAAATATTTTTATAACTATAATAAATCTGATGGGAAAAATTATTGTTTAAACATGGGTGATTCTTATTCCCCAGATAATTATACTCCTATTCAACCCAATTCTGGAATAAAAAATTCTGACTTATATATAAGAGAATTAAAAGTGCAATTAGATCCGAAAGATTTTAGAAGTATTCCCAACAAACAAAATATAACAAATTATAAACCATATTCAGAGAATGAAGTTAACCCTTATGTTTTAGTTAGTAATCCATTTGTTAAAACTGATTTAAATGCAGATGTAAATTGTTCTTCTGTTTCGCCAATGGTTTTACAGAGTATTTATTATACTGGATTAGATAATGCTGATCCATATTCGAAAAAACTATACGAAAGATGCAAGGGAAATTTTAAAGAAGGATTTGATGATCACGGATACCAGAACAAAGATACAGTATATAAAAAATACGGAACTGGTATTCCGCAAGGCAATGGATTACCGGAATCCATATCTTTATATCAAGTTGATCCTCTTAAACAAATCGCTTCTGATTATACTAATAAAATAAAAAAAGTTGACGCAAATTTTCACGATTTAATAGGAAATATAAATAATGTAACTAACATTCGTGGAACTGGTATACGCGACGATATGTCGGGAAATTATCTTTACGACTACAACACACCTTTTACATTAAATAAACCCAAAACAACATTGGATGGATTAGTTAGTGATAATCGCCGATTAGAAGCGCAAGAAAATGCTGTCTATGTTTTAGGAACAATTACTGCAGCAACATTGGTTGTTTTCGCTATAGTTTTAGCGAAAGAGTAATAATATTTAGAACAAGAACGAATTTCTATTTATAATAAACTAAAATGTTACTTTATTATATATTATATAAATGTCGGATATAGATTTGACAGGATTATTGGAAATACAAAAAGGATATTTAGCTAATCTAGGAACCTCTGCTTCGTCGCAAAATCCCAATACTGCCACAGATATTAGGGACGTTCAAACAAAATTAGATAACACATACAATAGTTATAAAACAGCTGATTCTACAACATCTGGCCTTTTAACCCAACAAAACCAAGTAATGGATATAGTAAATACTGAAAATCAGAGATTACAGGATAAGAAAAATAGTGTAGACGGTATACTTGTTGCGAAAAAGAGATCTGCTGAATTAAATAATAGTAATAGATTAAGACAAAATGGTTATACCAATATATTAATTGTCTTCATAATAACTTTAGTAGTATTTATTTTAATAAGCATTGCTAGTTCACGATTAACTTTTGTGCCTCAGTTTGTATTTGAGTTATTAATCGTTATTGATATATGCGTCGGAGGTTACTTTGCATTTATTATGTTTTTAGATATACAATCAAGAAGAAATATGAATTTTAATGAATTAGATCTTCCACCTCTTAAAAATAATGCAGTTGTTGGAAACGCTCGAGCTGAAGGCACTGGCAATTTGTTAGATTCAATTGATCTTAATGGATGTGTTGGATCTGACTGTTGTGATCCAACATCTACAACATGGGATAAAGGTAACATGGTATGTGTAAAATCTCCTTTTACAACTATGAGTTTTGCTTACAATGTAGGAGATTTGCCACAAAAAAATGTCTCTGCTAATGAGCCATATGAGTTTTCAAATTATATGCATGTAAATTAAATCTAATAATATTATAAATAAATAATGGGAGGACGACCTTCAAGACCGCCGCCACCACCGAGATACTGTGATCCAGATAGAACAGGTGATATAAATAATTTAAAAAACCAGATTTATAATAGATCTATGGTCATAACAAATAATAAAGATTATATAGTTAGTGTAGCAGGGCAGGTAGCAAATAATGTGAATTATTATTTAGCAAAGATTAATGAATGCAGAGATAGAATAAATAAATATACAAATGATAGAAAGGGCCTCCTAGAAGAAAGGACAGGAACTATTAATGTATTAAATAATAAAATTAAAGAATACAATAATAAATTAACGACGTTATTACAGAATTTAAATTATGAAAATGCAGCAAATTTTTCTATTAATGAACTGTTAAAAGAAATTAGCGATACTTCTTATCAAAATAGTGTTTTTCATAAATCTATTATTGCAACTACAGACCAGTACCATGATGCTGTGCACTCAGAAAATATTAGATTAAACAATAATATAAATCCAACGAATGAGGAATATTCTACTGACGACAGTAAGCTGTTTTATATGACAGGAACGAAAGAATCATTAAAATTGATTAATGGTGTTATATTTACGATTTACTATGCATTAATAATCATTTTAGTATATTTTATATATGATAAAGATATTCATATTACAGTAAAAATTTCTCTAATTACGGTGCTTGCTTTATTCCCTTTTTATATAACAGAATTGCAAGATAATTTAAGGTTTCTGTATAATACCGCATTTCCAAGGAAATGAACTTTATGATTTATGAATAATTAGCAAGTAATAAAATTAAATCTAATACTACTATAACTAATATTAAATTTAATGGGTCCGCGACATTCAAGACCGTCACCACCACCGCCACCGCCACCGCCACCGCCACAACCAGGAAGAATACCAGATAGCTATAATTTTTCTAGTATATTGTCAAGAGGATTAGACCCTGTTCCATCATACCCTCCTGTTGTGATAGATAAATACAGTAGCGAATCTGTCGAGGAATTAAGGAAAAAGAAATTCAATGAAAAAATAAAAATTATGAAAAAACCAGCAAGTACTAGTAGTCAACCAGCAGAAAGTTGCGATAAAGTTGACTCAGTTCCGTATCCACCGCCGCCTGCTAAAGTAGCAGCTCCTGTTCCGGCGGCAGCCCCTGCTCCAATATATGATTTGCCACCTATTCCTCAAGGACCCAAATTCAGCGCATATGATAAATTGTTTAGGGTATACAAGTACTACAATGATAATTGGGGACCTTATAACGATAATATTAATAATACAATTAATGAGGCAAAGGGATTTGCGGACGGAGCTTACCATGTTTGCACTGATCAGAATCCAGATTTTTATAAGAGGTATTTAAGACAGGTAATAGGAGATGAAAAAACTGTAAACGATTTATCATATCGTAGGGATGTACTGAGTAATATAAATAATAGGTTTGAAAATATTGATTCTGATCAAAATATAAGTGCTGACCTACAAACAAGCATAGAAATGATAGCAACAGTTACTAATTATTATGATAATACTCTTCCTACTTACCAGACAAATAAGGTTGTTATTCCTCTTAATGCAGAAATAGATAAAATACGAAATGATATACAGCTCTACGATAAAGCTATTGATGCTATCAATAAAGAACTTGAAAATATGAAAATTACAGATTCATTAACTAGTACTCTTATATCAAATTTAACAGATCTACAAGATCTTAGAGGGGAAATTTACGACACAATGTTGAGTGACGATATAAGTAACAAGAAACGTTTATATGATGGTGTTAAATTAGAAAATGATATATTTGATGAGAAAGTAGATAATGATAAAAGTAATTCTATAAAATACGACAGAGAATCTAATCACGTAACAAATAGCTCTACAAGTGCTAGCATTGTATATAATTTTCTTTTTTACAGTTATTTTATTATATTATTAGAGGTTATATACGTTTTATTCATATCCGACGATTATAATGTTAATTTTACCATTAAAGTATGTCTAGTTTTAGCGTTAATAATTTACCCATTTACAATAAATTACCTAGAAGAATATGTTACATATGTTTTAAAACTATTATATTCGTTTATTACTAGTAAAGTGTATAAAGATCCTAAACTGGAGTATGACACTAGCAGTAACAGTAAAAAATAAAAATATTTTTTTTATTAATAAATATTTTTATTATAGTTCCTCCGTATTTATTTCATCTAAGAACTCTGGTTCATTGGTTGCATCATACTTATCTCTATCATACAGAATCTTAACCCCGTGCCATGCTTGTGCGCGTTGCTTACCAAACTCCTTGTCCATGTACTCGTGGATATCCTTCGGCCCTGGGCATCTGCCACCATAATTCGATCCGTACCAGATAGTAAACTCACTGTTAAGCTCCATCTTCTTGATACGGCCGTTGGGGTCGCGAATAACACGGTCGTTGATAAACTCGGAAATGTAGTCCTGGCTCTGGCGGTACTCGTTGCTCTTAGCGAGAACAATTCCACAATCCTTAACCATACCATTTGTCTCGAATGCGCGCTTCACCAACATCGCTGCAAACACCTCCTTCCAAGAGTCGAACTTCTCGTCGATATACTCATCGAGCAAGAACTGAAATGGCTTCTCTTTATCATCCTGTACGGGATTGTTTGTGAACAACGACTTGAATGGAACAGCGCGAATGCGTCTCCAAGTACCATGGTCATTGCTCTTAACCTCCATAAAGACGTTGCAAGTAACCACTAGTTTGAACTGAGGAAGGAACGAAATCGTCTTAGGCATGTATGGAGCACGACCTTGGAGGCGATCCTTGCCACTAGTAAGTGTCTTCATCATACCCTCATTAATCTTATCACCTTTTTGGGGTTCTGCCATAACAGCATAACGAATGCCCTTAAGCTCGACAATCTCTGGAGTAAGACCTCCTACTTTACCACGCTTCTCAGTAACTAGAGTCAAAGGGACATCACCCTTGTAATCACCTAGGACCATTTCCATTAGGTTCACAAGAACCGACTTACCGTTCTGACCAATACCAATATACATGTTAAATGTCTGGTTAGCAGCAGTTCCAATCAATGTCGACGATAAGTGATCCCACATATAATTACATAATTCCTTTTCAGGGAACAGTTTATTCATGAAGTCATTAATCTCATCCATAATCTTTTGATGAACTGACGGATTTAATGGGATGTAATCAATATTGGTGCACATGGTAATGTTGTCTTCTGGGTGACCCTTCCTAAAGCACTTCTCTTTAAAATCAATAACTCCATTCTTGAAGCAAAGAAGATACGGATTATTATCAATGTTCTCAAGGAATGTTTCGTCGTAGAACAACTCCTTGGCTTCCTTCATAATCTTATCCTTACCATTACTATCCGATAGACGAGTGCAGATATTTAGAATACGAATAGACCTTCTCTTTGCAGGATCTTCTTCGGATACTTGATTTTGAGGATCGCCATTCACAATCATGCTATTCATAGCGCTGAACGTCTTTTGGTTATATAAGTCGCGCAATTGTTCGGAAATAGCTTTACGAAGAGTAGTTCCCGAGTCGTCTTGGTGCCAACGGTTATTCACATACTGGTACCAAATATTGTTCTTGATGCTAACGCAGACAAAGTTATTCTTAAACAGCTGGTATAGTACCTTTGCTATGTCTGTGTCTCCACAACCAGAACGATCATCGTGTTTGCTAGTAGAAGAACCACGCGTACGAATAGTTTCTTCTAGGAAATAATCAATTGTTTCGCGACGAACTCTCTCATAATCATCCTTCGCGTCTGCTTTTGCCCAATGTGACAACGACCTTTTAGAAAGACAGTTTACCTTACGTTTCTCGAAATCTTTCCATCGCTCTACTCTATCAGGTACTTCGCTAAAATGAAAGGTGGGCGATTTAGCACAGAACGCAATCCACGTAATAAGTAGACGAGCATCTGAGTTTTTTAAAGCCCATCCAACACGAATCCATTTCTCATAAGACCCATCACCATAATAACTTGCAGGAAGAATCATAGTAACATTATGTGTTTCACGTAGATGGTAATCTGATACTTGAATACTATCTAAGAAATTATTAACTGCCTTATCCAGTTCTTCACGACTCTTTATTTTCGCAATGTTTGAAGGATGCAAGAAATCATCATTATATATATCTAAACTTGTTTTGCTAGATACTCTTGAAGTGTCACCACCTCCAGCAGCTCGGCCTAGACGATTTACCTGCATAAATTCCTCATATTCCTGAATAAACTGGCTTGTCATAAACAAAGAAGGATGATCCTTGTAACGAACAGATAGTTTATAAATGTTCTTTACAACATCAAAGCTAGAGACGGGAATTTCGGGGAACATGAACTGTTCATCGGATGGATCAAACGACACGTCAAACACCCTAGTCAATTGGTAACGATCGTTTCCTGGTTTCCTAGACCCAAAAAGCTGCCATGGTGTCTTCCCTGCACTAATTCCTTTGTCGAACACATCATCCCATGAGTTCTTTAATGGTAGATTCTTCCAGATTTCAGCAGCTTTTACAATCATTTTTTCCCGTAAAATTTGTTGAACAACATGGTCGGCTTGGAGACCAATTATCATGTGGATCCCATCCTTCGTTATCTTTTTGTTTTTTGTTTTATCATCAATGCGATTTACCGTAGGTTTCTCAAAGACATAGATCGAGAACCGAGTCGATTCGTCTACCTGAAATATTTTTCTGATTTCTCCTAAATACTCCCCGATAAGTTCTACTATGTCATCGGCAGAATGTTGTTTTTCATCTACTTCATAATCATAGCGGAAATCAAGATCGACTAATATTGGACCATCCTTGTCTCGTTGCATCTCGGTTAAATATTCCTTCTTTTTTCCAGTAATCACCTCCCATGCATACAATTCTAAAAACTTAGGATACTCTGAATCAGGAATATGATAAGAACCACCATGAATATTCAGTTTTGAGTCCCCAATCCTAGTATTTGTTACTGGTTTGGGATTCGTGGTAGGAAGGTCCTTTTGATGGACGTGTTTAGATAGAAAATCGAAAACATCGCGATATTTAATAATTGTTAATTTCTTTGCTTCTGTTATAACGCTGGAATTCTGAGATTCCATTAGCATTTAGGATATATACTGGTTATATTTTTATTCCCTTTTCTAGAATCAATTTTTTAAGACAACTATTAAGGTGTCAATTTCGATACGCGCTCACACTTTGTTACTGGATATGCTAATAAACATAAAAAAATCAATTTTTCATGTTTATTGTTACTGATTAACAAGCGAACTCTTATTCGTTAGTTTTCCACGTAGTATCACATTCGGTGCACATATATAAATATTTCAAATTATCGTCATCATAACGGATATAAATGACCTCAGCATTTTTGTTCTCCTTGTTTGTCTTGCACTCTACATTCGGGCATTTCATATTATATATTCTCGGGAGTGTAGGATCCTGCTTTGTGTATTCGTTAATAATATGATTAAACTTTTGCTCACCCTTTTTCAACTGAGAATTTAAAACACATAGTCCCTCCTCAGTAATAGTTTCGTCTTTGTGGCAACAATTCCTGCAATAATAAGTGAGCTTGTTTGGGTTATCTACACTTACGCCAATGTAATACATGTTATCGCATTTTACGCAAAACTTCATTGTGACTATATAATTAAGCGGATATTTATTTATGTTTTTTAACTAGTATATATTCAATTTTTTATAAGGTTCTTAGGTTCCCTAAAAAATTGATTTTAATAGTTTCCTATTTTATAATTTAGAAATATCATCCTATATATTATCAAAGATGGCTGAAAACGAATCAATGGCTTCTGACTTAGAGAAATTAAAGAAACTAATACCTAAGGAAACCTATCTAGCGAATAAAGAAAAATATGAGGCAACGTTAAAACAGCTGGAAGAGAACGAGGGAGAGAAAGACGAAGAAGAGGAAGATGAAGAAGAGGAAGAGGAAGAAGAAGAGGAAGATGATAAATCAGAGGAAGAGGAAGAAGAAGATGAGGACGGTAATGTAGGGGAGACATTAAGACCAGCATTTTCTGAACTCCATGACGAAGATGATGAAGAAGAAGATGATGACGAATTCTATTTACAAAAATTCGACGAGACAACTCAAAAGAAAATCATTTCCGACTTTCACCCTGAATTACAGTCGCACAACTATGATGAGATTGATATAATGTCTAGAGTAGTTCGTGATGAAAATGGTAATATAATCGATCCATTGCACAAAACTCTTCCATTTATTACTAGATATGAAAAGGCGCGTATTTTAGGAGAACGTGCCAAACAAATAAACTCTGGAGCTAAGCCATTTGTAGAACTAGAACCAAATGTAATTGATGGCTATGTTATTGCACTAAAAGAATTTGAGGCAAAAAAGATACCATTTATTGTAAAAAGACCATTACCAAACGGGGGAGTAGAATATTGGAAATTCGAAGACCTTGAAGTGCTTGTATAAAAACATTTAGAATAGTTTATTATATTTTTTTATCAATATTATATATATATTATTATGGCAACACCTGTAGAAAAAACACATGCTATTTATTGGAAAACTACACAAGATGGTGAAAAACCCGCGACTATTTCAAGTATGGCTATTCAAACAGACATTGTCGATGGGACAACCCCCCCTGCTTTGCCATCTGACTTTAAACAATACAATAAAGCCGCAAGGACTGGCATAATATCAGAGTTTAAAACAGCAGTAAAACCAGCCACTCCTTCTACTGGTGGCGCCAAAAGAAACACAAAACGAAGAGGGTCTAATAAAAGAAATACCCGTAGGAGAAGAAGATTTTAGCCAAAACCAATTATCTCATTATATATAAAAGATATATAATGACAGATTATGTTATTTGTGTTCCGTCTTATAAAAGAGCAGAATTATGCAATGAAAAAACCCTTCAAATGTTAAAGGATAATCATATTCCTGCAAAAAAAGTATTCGTTTACGTTGCAGATAAAGAAGAGTATGAAGAGTACGTTAAAGTTCTCGATAAATCTAAATACAATAAGCTCGTTGTAGGAATTAAAGGTTTAGTTCCACAGCGCCAATTTATAATGGAACAATTCCCCGCAGGAAAACATATTGTGTTTTTTGACGATGACGTGTCTAAGATTGATTTAACGATGTCCTCTATTACAAAAGGTAAATCGCTAGATTCCTTTTTCAAACATGCATTTAAGGAATGCCATAAAAATAAATCCTATATCTGGGGAGTTTATCCAGTATTTAATCCCTTTTTCCGAAAAGGTCGCCCTGAAATGACAACTGCTTTAACATATATTGTCGGTGCGTTCTATGGAATTATTAACCGTCCCAAATTAAAGGCAATTGAACTTACAATTACAAAAGAGAATGGCCAAAAAGAAGACGTAGAACGAACACTTAAATATTTCGTTGAAGATGGTATTGTTCTTAGGTTTAATCGCGTTGGTTTTATGACAAAGTATTATGGGAAGAGTGGAGGTTTAGGAACATTCGAAGCTCGTTTAAAACCAATGTTGGAAGCATCCAAAAAGTTAAAGGCGCAATATGGAGAGTATGGTGAGATTTCAACTAAGAAACACGGAATGACCGAGTTTCGTTTAAAGAAAATACCGGCCAGAACTGAGGCCGAAGTAGCAAAACAAACTAAAAAGTTACCAAAAACTCCAAAGAACAAAACCAGAAAGGGAACATAGGTTCCATTCAAAAAAATTGAAAAGTTTTTTATAGTTACTTAATTTAAAGTAACTATAAATCATGAAGAAGGCAACTAGCATCGACAACTTGTCCGTCCAATCGGCTGTATTTATCACTCCAAAACCGGAACATATCCATCATTTATGGAAGCAAAAGGAATTTTGTTACGAAGGTATTGTGAGAAATATTAGATACAGTTACATAAATAAAGGAGCAAAACATTGGGGAAAGGAGAAAAACGTTTACGTTAGTTTACTTAGCACAACTGCTTATAATAACCTACTTATGAAAGGATCTATGATATTCTGCAACATAAACAATGTTCCGTTCAACTGTTACATTAGCGAAATTGAAAAGGACGCAAACAACAGTATTACTAAGTTAGAGGTCTGTATGTACGACGATGAGAACTTGCATGATCTAAATGCTAGAAAATACACAATAACAGTGGATCATATTGAATCTATTCTAATTACAGACACTGCTTTTACATTTAGCAAACTATAATTATTTAGGCACCTTGCGCATCGCTTTTACAGTTTTATTATGTTGTTCAACCATTTTTCTTGTTTTATTTTTACTATTCAACCATACATTTTTACGTAGGTAACAAACTATGGAAAGTCGTATAGTATCCTTCGTCTTTTTATGTATAGGCAAATTCGCATGAGGTTGATGAACATCCATAAATAATATATCCCCACTACGAACATCGACTCCTATACCATACTGAGGAAAACATGTTTCAGCTCCGCTATATTCACCCCTCTCAATAACAGCTAAATTACCAAACCCCTCGTCGTCATCTCCTTTATCAGTATGAAGTCCTGTTTGAAAATTTACATTAGTAGTAACTGTGGTAAATGATGTATTAGCTATCTTAAAATAAGTTTGTCGTGCTTTCTTAATCTGCTTATCATAATGATCTGGTGTTAATTTAGAATACCATTTATCTATATCTTCAATTAGAGGAATAGTTTTTTTATATAGCTCAGGGTAATCCATATTAAAGCGACATTCACGAACATTGATGGTCGGTTTTTTACCTAATCGTTTGAAGATAACTTTTTGACTGGGTGTCCATCTATCAAAATAACCAAAAATGTTTGACATTACTTTATTTACTTGCCCTAAAGTTTTTTTCTTACTACCAGAAGCACTTCCACGAAGTCCAGAAACATTCTTAGCAAATTTGATAATGTTATCATAGAACGCGTCTTGATGTTCTTTGTTTAATTTACTTTTTCTAAATCTTAATAGCAATCTTCCGTCGGCAGTAAAAACATCAGCGTCGGTTCTTATTATATCTTTAATATCTCCAGGTTTTAAAAACTTATCCAATTTTTTAGCTAATGTTTTGTCATCATAATCTTTCTCGACAGTGTATACTGTTATACCATCTTTTTTCTCGGTTTTAATAATCATTTCCTTTATAGAATAGTGATATTTTATTTATTTAGTTCATCTATTTATTTTGTCTTAATAATGTAGAATGGCAAAAAAAAACATATTCTATATTTACATAATAGTTGGATTACTAATTTTTTTGGGTTTATCTCTAATTATTCAATATTTTAACATAAGATTAGTAGAGGGATTAGATGGAAACAAAGACGATTTTGCTATTGCCCTAAATGTAAAATTAAACGACGGTAACGGCAAAATAGTTCCCCAACCAATAGGTTCTTATAATGTGAAAACTACTTCTGGCGGAACAGTTTTCACACGCGATTTTTTAATGAATGAAGTTTTAAATGTAAAAACAACATTAGAGAAAGATAGCAACAATAGCGTACTTGATAGAACTATAGAAATTACGGCTATACATACTAATACCAGTGATCTTAAAGATATTGTTAAGGATATTATACCAAATAAATTCGCATTAGATATATCGTTTAATCAGGTAGGATACGTATTAAATACAGTAGCAGATTTGAAAGCTGCAGTTGAATTGCGATCAATAGGTGACAAGGAAGATAGAAAAAAATCTAATGATATGTCGATACCTCAATTAAATATACTGACAGATAATGGAATTCTATTAATAAAGGGAATAGGACCCATTTATAAAGTCAGTGACTCTAGCTCGCCTATAGGTGGTGTTCAAGTAGATATGAATAACGAAAAGGCGTTCAAAATATCTATAAATATTCCAATCGATACTAAAAACGTAACAAAAGATTATGTTAAAGCTATTCTAATAACATTTAAATATCCTGTTCCGACGTCATCGAAAACAAATATGCCTATTCCTCCTGCTCCTCTTTCTCAATCTACCGTTGATAAAATACCGCGACCATAAACATTTTTTCATACAGATATTATGAAAAAATCTACAAAGCACTACGGTAATCAACTACATATGGATTTGATTTTAACATGCTCGTTATATCAGGAGTATTTCTATCAATATTAATATTAGAATAAAGATTGTTTGAAGTTCCTACAGCGCGTCCCAAACTTGTTACGTCCGGTGATTGATAAGGCATAGTGCCTATGACACCTCTCTCGTTTTTCAACATATTATCTCTTGATACCTGACGCATATTAATATCTCCATTCATTAACGACATATTTCCTTGCACCATATATCCATCTATAGTACTTGATTTAATGTCATTATTACGTTGGTTATAACCTGCAACATAAGAAGTAGGTTGTCTTCCTCTCTCGCCAGCACTAGATCCTCCAGTATAGAAGAAATCATCAGTATCTGTGCGGTTTGTGTATGTAGGGTTATGACCAGTTACGTGATAAGCACCATCAGGATGCATTGAGCTTACATTTAAATGATTAATCGATTTCTCAGTTGTCTCACGAATAGTCGCAGCAGGACGGTCAGCTGGATTGAAGATATAAGATTGAGGCACAGTTGTTCCAGGATTCTGGTAAGGACGAAGCGTTCCTATCACATTCTCTTTACGGCTGGGTCGTAACATATCTAGCAAAGGAGCTATAGCTGCTCCTATGCTACCACCAACAACACCTAAATAATTACCTTCTTTATTCATTGTACGATTATTAGGGTAAGCTTTCTTTGCTTTTATTTCATAATCAGCATCTGTGGCATATTGACGTCCATTAGCATTAGCAACCGCTAAAGGGACTGCGCCCAATTGTTGGTTGGTTGACGGCATATATTCACCAGGAACATAAGTCGCTGGATTCTGGACGCTTGCACCGCCAGTATATGAAACCGCTGTTTCGGGACGGGTTACATAGCGATCTATAGGAATAGCTCGCATAGTTTGCCCTTTTTCAGCACCACCAGTTGTAAACAAACGTCCTATGTCTCGAGGATCATTAACTGAACGCGTGTCTAAAGCAAAACTTTGATCTGGTAAGTGTTTCTCCATAATACCCATTTGTTCATATGTAGCGTTATTTTTAATCATGCTATTGGCAGGTCCTTCGTGACCATACAACATTAGCCCGGTTGCCTTGGGTTTATTAGCGACACGTAAATCATCAGCAGTTTTATCTAACCAGCTATCGCGCATCATCATACCAGAGTTGAATCCTCCGGAACCGCCTGTTGTATAACCTAATCCTAAACCAGGGGCAACTTGTTCTTCCTGAAAAGGTTTAACGTTCGCCATTCTTGCACTCGGGTTTACGCGTGATTGGTAAAAATCGCTCATATTGGGTGCTCCGTTCGCCCATTGTTGACTTGAACTAGGAGAAAATAGAGGAGCTTGTTCTCGTTTAGTAATGGTCTGAGAACCAGAGCCAGTATAACTATCTAAAAGCCCTTCTGTTTTATTTTCATCTTCAACGCGAGTTCTTAAATTACTTCCAAAGAAAGGCACCATGTTATTGTGCTCAAAATAACCAGCGTTCACTTTTTCTCCAGTTAAAGAATAAAATTGCTTTCCGGTTTGAGCTGCATCATCCATTTTTGATAATTTCTGTTGTTGGTTCATATTAGGATTAAAAAATTTATCAGTGTAAACTCCCCCGCCATTATCATATCGATTTGTTGTAGATAATAGCGATGTTTGATCACTTTCAGATAATGCAATAGGTGCTCCATTTTGAAAATTGCGATCAGGGATATCTATATTTGGTAATAAATTACGATCTCTAAATGTTTCTTTTTTCGACTTTTGGTTAGATACGATATATAATAGTCCTAATGCTACGCCAGGAATTGCGAGTTCCATGTTATTATATAATTAATATATTGTTATATAATAATATTTATCGTATTGGGTTTTTATATAATGTTCCTGGACATCCCATTTCATTTCCCTCAATACATATTGATCTACCGGTTAAATAGTATTGTGTATCTTCAGAACCTTGAACAACAGGAATAGTTGGCACAAAATAATCTTTCTCTAAAATACGTGTTTGAACATTTTCTGTGAATGCTTTCTCTAAACCATTTAATGGATTTAAAAATGGAAACTCCCATCTAGGATGTTCTAAATCTTTATACATCCATGCAGGATGTGTTGCCCTACTTTCCTCAACAAAACTTTCTTCGTTTCTATAACTATTAGGTGATGTATAGACAGCATGTTGTTTATAATCATTAACGTCAATATAATCTCTGTTTGTTTTTCGGGTTAACCCTAATAAATCGCTTTCTAAGTTTGTTGTATTATTTCTTAAATTTGCACCCCAACCTTGCATACGAATATTAGGGTCTTCCATAAAAGGCAAGTCAATTCCTTGCCCGGGTCTATCTAAAAAATATCTATCTGAATAACTACTTATTTGTGCCTGTTTTTTAATTCGTGAAGGATCATCGTAAAATCTAGTAAATGCCATAACTATAATATGTATCGAAAAAATACTTTGAATAAAATAATATATAAAATATACCCATCAATATAAACTATTGAAGATGACTAAAATATGTCTAAATATGATTGTTAAGAACGAAAGCAAAATTATCGAGCGACTCATGCTATCTGTCTTACCATTAATCGATAGTTACTGTATATGCGATACAGGTAGCACAGACAATACAATCGAATTAATCGAGACATTTTTTGGCAAGAACAATATACCAGGAAGAATCGTAAAAGAACCATTCCAAGATTTCGGATATAATCGCACATTTGCACTAAATGCGTGTATTGGGTTATCTAATGCAGATTATTTGCTATTATTGGATGCGGATATGAAGTTACGTATAGACACAAAGCTATCCATAGAAGAATTTAAAAAAACTCTAACCAAGGATGCTTACTATATATTCCAAGGTTCCGATTTATTTTTTTATAAGAACGTTCGTATTCTAAGAAATGATCCTGAGTTTTCATATTGGGGGGTTACACACGAATTCGTTAAAACCACACCTGGTTCAGTATATGTGCAAATAGAAAAATCTCAATTATTCATTGATGATATTGGCGATGGCGGTGCTAAAGCAGATAAATTCGAAAGAGATGTTCGATTACTTTTAAAGGGATTAGAAGAGAATCCTGGTAATGACCGTTATACTTTCTACTTAGCAAATAGCTATCGAGATGCTGGACAATATGAAAATGCTATTCAAAGGTATAAAGAACGAATCAAAGTCGGCGGATGGCATGAGGAAGTGTGGCATTCATATTATTCTATCGGTAAATGTTACGAAAATATGGGCGATTTACCCAACGCCATAAGCGCATGGTTAGACGCATATCAGTGTTATCCAAATAGAGTTGAAAATCTATATAAATTAGTTAATTATTATCGCTGTAAAAGTCAATATGTTCTTGCGTATTGTTTTTACGAAATAGCTAGAGATGAACTTATGAAGAGCAATTCTAATGACCATCTTTTTTTAGAGAAAGAAATTTATGACTTTAAATTAGATTATGAATTTACAGTTATTGCTTATTACCGTAATCCTAAAAATTTAGATGTAGTATCTTCTAGTATGAAAGTACTAGGGCATCCCAGTGCACCAGAACCTATAACTAATAATGTACTTTATAATTATAAATTTTATGCTCCAAGATTAAAAGATATTATGGGGCAATCAACCGATAACATTTCGCAGATTCTCCATCAGGTTGGTAATTCAATGCAAATAGATAGCCAATTTATACATAGCACGCCCTCTTTATGTATTGACCCACTTGTTAAATCAAGATTAATTGTTAATAAACGATATGTAAATTATAGAATTGGAGATAAAGGCGAGTACGTTAACCAAGCTAATATTGCTACAAAGAATATTATTGCATACATAGATATTAGTAAACCACAATGGAAGATAGAAAGTCAGACGGAATTGAAATATAACGAATGTTATGACAATTTATACGTTGGACTAGAAGATGTTCGTATTATGGGACATAATGGGAAGCTCTATTTTAATGCGAATCGTGGAATAGAACAAGGAAACATGGCAGTAGAACATGGAACAATTAATTTGAAATCTAGATCGACGATGTCGAATTTATTAGATATAGATAATCAACATAAGATAGAGAAAAATTGGGTGATGTTTGAAAACGCAGATCGCGAATTAAAAATGATCTATGGATGGTCTCCTCTTCGAATTGGAAACGTAATTGATCACCCAGATAGTAAAATAGATGATAAAAACAATCCTATTAAAAAAATGCTGGTAACACATGAATATAAAACACCGAATTTTTTTAGGTGGTTAAGGGGGTCGACGAATGGTCAACGAGTCGGAAATGAAATCTGGTTTATTTGTCATATTGTTAGTTACGAAGATCGCCGGTTTTACTATCATATGTTTGTTGCTCTGGATTATAAAACAATGGAAATGAAAAGATACAGTAGAATATTTACGTTTGAGAAAGAAAAGGTGGAGTATACTCTAGGATTTGTATATTTAGAAGATAAAAAAGAATTATTAATAGGGTATAGTTTAATGGATAGAGAAACAAAATATATGACTGTTCCTATCAATAAGGTAGAGGATTTATTTTCTCTTTAATATATATAATGAAAAGAGCCGCTAGAAGATTTGGGTCTGAGTTAACTGAAGCAGAGGTAGAATTAAAAGTAACTGAAGGAAAAAATACACCATTAGAAATGGCGAGTTATATTTGGATGGGACATGGGTCTGAAGATTTTGAGCATGGAAAGCCAGTAATATTTCAAAGAAAAAATATTCCAGACAACAGTGTGTATGTAACAACTAGACCCATGGGAGCAGAAAATGATTTTGAAGCAGGACTTCATACGATGGTAATGAAAAAACTTCAAGAAGGAACACTTGATGCGCCTTCAATCTTAAATTTAGAAAATTTAGAAGAATTAAATAATAAAGTAAGCACGTGCACGCAAAGTGATATCGAGATTTGGGATTTGTTATCTGAAAAAAGTTCTAGAGTGCATGTTCATTCTAGAAATTCTTCAATAGAAAGTAGAAAAACCTATGTTGATGGAGAATTAATACCAGAACAATTCCAACAAAATGGATTACCTCTATGTGGCATCGTTGATTTATCATCATTAAGACAATCTACTGATTCTATTATTTCCAATTTAAATGGAGTAACATTTTTAAATGACGATGGTTCATTAAATTGCAGAGAGTTATCTGGATTTTGGCCACAATTAACATTCTTCACATTAGACACAGATAGAGGTCACAACACTGAATGGGTTCTTACTGAAGCATATAAATATTCAGTTTGGCCAACTCGTTCTGATATTGACATTGTAAAAAATATTGCTAAACAGATGAGAATAGACAATCCTAGTATTGAAGAATTAGATATACTTAAAACATGTTGTAGATTTATTGGTACAAATTACAAAATTAAATATAGCAACATATTTGAAAAATTTCCCGGTATTCATTATAGTTACGTTTGTAGAGTACCTAAAGAATCAGATCCAGATAATCCGAATCTAACCGGAGATCTACTTGCAGCTAACGATTTACAAAGAACTGGTTTAATGAGAGCGCTTTCTAATAGTACACAACCATCTGACTCTGATTTATCAGATATTTTTAGGCAAACTCCTTCTCTGACAGAGAATAAAAAAATAAAAGAACTTATGACTCTCGGTAAAATGCTTTCCGATATAAAAGCTCCCACAGAAATAAGAAAATCAGTTTTTTCGGTGGGATCAGTAAGATCAACACCTAAAGCAAAAACTACAAAAGCAAAACGAAAAGGCGGAAGCAAAACAAGAAAAACTCGTAAACATCGTAGAACTAGAAAGCATCGTTAAATTTCATTCATTGTAGCACTCTTACAATTTTCACCAAAAGTTTTACGGTGCCATTGACAAATGCCATGCTCCCTTATTCCATCCAAATGTCTTTTTGTGCCATACCCAACATTTGAATCTAATCCATATCTATCCACCAAATCAGGATGTTCTTTACACAATTCCTCTATGTACGTATCACGCCCAGTTTTCGCCAATATACTTGCAGCAGCAATACCCATATATTTTGCGTCTCCTTTTTCAATCATAACATGAGACAATTCAGCAATGCACTCACGATTCGGATCAAACGCACGATATGGCGTGAAATAATTACCATCAACGACCGCCATACATTTATCCATCTCTACATCATCCAATTTATTTATAGTTTCTCGAATACATTCATGCATTCCGTTCATAGTTGCCTTTAAAATATTTATGTCATCAATAACGTTTTCTGGAACCCAAGCAACATGCCATGCTAGAGCATTGTTCTTTATATACTCAGCGACTTCATTTATCTTTTTCTTTGAGGTGAATTTTTTGCTATCCTTAATATTTTTTCCATCAAATTTCGTAGGGTCTTTAGGTAAAACGACACACGCTATATACACTCGGCCAAATAGACATCCTCTCCCTGCTTCATCTAATGAGAATTCATAGTGGTTTTTCTCATTATAAAAGCGATCTAATATTGCGGGAGGCGATCTAGGTTTTCTCTTCTTTTCAGGTTCCATGCTACTATTTTAAAATAACTATACTTTAAAATAGTAATTCAATTTTTCATTTATCGCATATCTTTTTTCGTCCTATACTTTATATCAAATGTTATCTATAAAAATTACACCGTTAGTTTTATTTTTAGTATTATTAGTAGTTTTAGTAATATCTGTGATTTTCAGTAATACATTTTTGTCTAAGGAAGGATTTATATCTTTTAAACAAAGTGTAAATACATTAGATACAGTACTTATACCAACATATTCGAGTACAGCAACTCCTTATAAATTACATGACAATTTATTTTTAGACAAAAATAACGGAAATTTAATTGAAGTAGATTCAACAGGAACTGCTAACGATTCTACAGGAATTAATATTGTTAAAACGTACGTTGTTACTAGAAGCACTAGTCAAACGGTTTTAGCATTCGATACAAAAAAAAATACAGCAGGCACAGCTGTGGTAGCACAAGACACTGCTCCTAGTTTAATAGCTTCTATACCTGAATCATACAACTCACATATATATGAAACTAGGTCACCCAACACAGACAAATATACTGTTTTTTACATCCCATGGAACCAGGATACTTATGTTCATGTTATAAATAAAACACCAAACCCGGACGTACATGTTGCTAGTTATTTATTAGGTAGTGATAAAACAATAAAAAAAAACCCATACGAAGCAACAAAAAATAGTGTTACATTAACTGAATATAAACCTTTTATTAAACCAAGCGATTCTACTTCTACTGAAGCTCTATACAGTTCTACTAAACCTGTTTATAGTATAGGACAATATGTTAAATATGATGTTACTAATGGTAACCTAATAATACAAACAACTCCAGACGGAAATACAAAAACAATTACCGTATTCGATAGAAACGGTGCTAGCAAACCAGTTGCCACAGCAGCTTCACTAGGGGCTATCTCAAGTACAGACAAATCTTTCCGCTCATTTTTATCAACCGACGTTCTTGGACAAAACATAGTATTGTACTTAGCAAATGGAGTAAATGCTATTATTGCGATAATAGGTTATAATAATACAAACAAAACTAGTTATACTTTAAATAATGTTCGCAGATTTACATCTACCGGAGTTAGCACGACTACTACACCCACTACGCCAGCAACTAATGCAGCAAACAAACCCAATAATACTGATAGTGCCATGTCAGAATACTTCAAATGGTACTGGTATTGGAAAAACAATAGTGGTGGTTCGTCAGGTCCAGATTCAGACAAGTATTTATTAAAGACACAAATTGTTCCTCCTGTATGCCCTTCGTGTCCTATGTGTCCTTCGTGTAATGGAGGCGCGTGCAGTAATTGTGGTGGAAATGGTGGATCTGGCACATTAGCCGTTGGAGGAAATAGTGTAGTAAGAGGAGATGGTATAAGCTACAGAGGAGATGGTATAAGCTATAATGGAAGACCAAATTCGGTTGGAGGGGTAATTAATAATACTGTAGACACAGCTGGTGGGGTTGTTGGCGCAGGATTGTTGGGAGCTGGATTAGTGGGTGCAGCTGCAATAAATACCGCAGGAAAAGCCATAGGCGCGGCAGGACAGCTAGCTGAAAATGTAGTCGACGATGTTACCGGATTAGCAAAAGGTGCCGGTTCCGGTGTAAAAGATATATTAACCATGCGGCCAACAGATGTCAGAAAACCCGTCGTAATAAATAGAACCGAAGGATCTTTTAAATCTCCTTATGGTACAACAACTGGAACACAATCCGGAGACCAATATTCCTATTATGGCGCATTACCAAGCAAAGGAGACAGTAATTATATGCCAATAACAGCTGACTTTAGCGCTTTTGGGAGATAGATAAAATTATTTATAGTTATAATATATAATTAATATATAACTATAAATGTCAAAGAATCCTATAGTTTTATGCTTTGATACAGAGACAACAGGGAAACCGCCAAATAACGAACGTTTCTTTAATGAGAATAAAGGAGCGAAAGCAGAAGAATGGCCAAGAGTAATACAATTAGCGTTTATATTATACGATACTGAAAAAAAGAAACAGTTGGGATTTTATGATAAATTAGTTAGGTTACCAGGAGGACAACAAGTGCCGCCAGATTCCACGGCCGTTCATGGAATTACCGACTCAGATTTAGAAGAAAAAGGTATACCCATTCAAACTGCTGTTAAAATGTTTATAAAATTTTTTAATAAAGCAGATTTCGTAGTAGGACATAATGTTCAGTACGACATAAATGTTATGTGTGCTGAAATAACTTTATTAATACGTAACCCTGAAACAACTGCACAAGATAAAGCTGAAATGAGAAATGTGATACAGAAATTAATGTGGGATAAAAGCAAGAGGTATTGTACACTACATAATTCAAGATCTGTATGCCAATTACCAAAATATGTTTATGAATTGGACAAGCTTTTGCTAGACGAAACTGGCCATGAAGTAATAGATTATTCTTTAGACCTATACGGGAAACGTAAAATGCGTAATCCGAGATTAGAAACTGCTCATCAAGTTATGTTTCATCAAAAATCGAATGGACAACTCCATAATGCATTAGTTGACGTGGCAGTTTGTTTAAGAATATTTATGAAGTTATTTAAGGGAGTAGATTTATGTGATAGTGATAATAAAAACAACAATAAATTTATCTGTGATACTATTAATCCAAGTAATTTAAAACCTAGCGAGGTTCCTAGACGTATCGGTGAGCCACCCATTCATCCAGATTTGATTAAAGAAATGAATGAAATACCATTAAGATTGAGTAAATCTACTATTCGGAGTCGAAAGACCCGATCTTTATCATTCAAAAAAAAATCTACTAGAAGAAATAGTAGGAAAACCAAATCATTATAATTTTTATTAGAAATCATTATAACCTCCCTCGAAGTGACAGTCCATGACGCTTAAATCTCCGGCCGTTTCAGTGTCTTCGTAAGGATCTGCGTTCAAATAATCATTCTCATTGTACTCGATGATATTGTTTTGGTTGGATATGATATGCTCAATATTCTCATTCTCAATAATGTTGTTTACCTCATATTCAATTAGTTGGATAGTAGTTATGTCTACTCCTTCCAAGTATGTATCAAATGCACTAGGATAATCATTTGTACTCTCTTCGCCGTCGCCTATGAAGCCACGACCTCGAGATCCCATATAATCATATAATGCACAATTGGCACAGTAGCCAATAAAGACACCGTTTATTGATCCATAATAGTCGCAATTACCACACTGTCCAGGACCAGTTCCTGGAAGATGGTATACTGCCCAATCTTCAGGGAACTTCTCGTGGTACCACTGGTAATCATAGAGATACCTATCTCCATAATGGAAAGGTTCCTCATTAGGATAAATATCCTCCTCGTCGTCCCTAGACCTGATGGACCAAATAGAATCGTCACGAAACGGCATTTTCTTGTGATTTAAACATTGTTAAATTGTCGATGTTTAAATCAATTTTTTAGATTCGGTTATTCTTCTTCAATTCCCTCCTCGATAATATCCTCTTTCTTAACATTCTTATCTAGATATCTATAAATTCGTTTAATGTCTAACTTAGTAATATCATAGTTTTCAAACATCTTTTCAACTTCGTTCAATTGGTCGTTTTGATTACAGAAGTCGCCACCTTTAAATAATCGCAGTTCATGAAAAAATGAAATTAAATCCTTCTTATCTAAATCTAATTGTTGACATAAATTATAAATAAATAAAATATTATTATATTCAGTGGAATATTTTGTTAGTACCTTTGTAAACCTCACTTCAGTGGGTTTAAATTTATTTCTATTTTCTGGGAAATAATCATGATACAGTTTATTATTATAGAATGTTTTCATAAGAGAACTCATCTCATTAAATTGCCATATTTGGCTTTGAAAAGTAATTCGATCAATATAATCCGCATAACACATATTATCCAATATTTTCAGGTAAAACGGAAATGCCTTTTGTATTTCTTTATTTTGAAGAACATCAACAATATTTTCATGCCATAATAACGCAACAATAGTTCTATCGGTCTCGTTCATAAACAAGTTATGATCTTCCATCTTAACATTATTATTTATAAGCATTTCGGTTATTTTCTTTGAATCTTCATTGTATGATTTCGCATGAAAGATATTTTCTATTATACTCTCTGTTATTAATTCAGGTTTCTTAGTTAATACCTCATTAACAAATAGTAGTTTTCGCATATCGCCTTGTATATATCGCAATATACTATCTACATAACTCTTCTTAGAAGATAGAAGTGACGGAACCGTAATGTTTAATATGCTCTTCATTTGATTTGAAGTAGGGGTTTTTAATTCAAAAGTATTACATACTTTAATTAGCTCCTTTATTTTTTTATCTATATAATAATTGCCTATGCATATAATAGGGTTTGTCGTAACATTTTCAAGGCGCTGTTTTTTTGTCTTCTTTTGTCTTATTATTTTGATTAATGCAGTAATACCTCCTTTATCCCCATTATTCATACCATCTATTTCATCCATAACAATAGCTATTTTTTTAACTTTCTTCGTCATCATCTGTAACACATTTCTATTAGAAACGTTATTGCTGGTAATTGTATCAATAAGACCCTTATTTCGAACATCCCCTGCATCATATTTTACTACGTCATAATCTAATTCTTTCAAAATATTCATAGCAAAATGTGTTTTACCACAACCAGGCGACCCATAAATATAAATACCTTTCTTATAATTTACATTTTTATAATTTTCATCGAATGATAACAATATCTGTTTTATTTCGTTGGCAATAGCTTCTCTTTCAAATATCTCATTTATATTTATAGAGTTCATATTAATAACAATATACTAATATGGACGCATTTATTTATATTGAATTTTAAACGAATATATTCGCACATTGTAATTAACATTATATAACGTTAACATCTATTATAATTTCGGGATCACTTTTATTTCTATAATAAATTGGTACAGTATTTTCTTCCATTTGAATAGGTATTCTTGTCATTTTTTCTGGTGCGTTTTTATATTCTTTTAACTCAATTGTTTTCTCTACCAATTGATTCTGTAACATACCTACCATTTTCTGAAGTTCACCATTTTGTTTAATTAAATCGATTGGAACAGATTTTGTGTTATTTAATTCTCTTATAGTTTTTGTTTTTTCAATTAATTGTTTTTGTAACATTGTTATCATATTTTCTAACTCTTCAGTTTTCTTATTTGAAGGAGGAGGTACCTCAGAAACAGTTATCCCCTTATTTTTAGATAATTCTTGAACGGTTTTTGTTTTCTCAATTAACTGCTTTTGCAAAATCATAATCATATTCTCATACTCTCCACATTTCTGTGCAATTTGAGATAGCTGTTTTTGCTGTTCTTGAATCATATTTACTACCTCTTGATTTGATAACTGAACCGGTTCTTGGCCCGGTCGTTGCAGCATAATTGGTGAATTGTTTTTCATTTTCTCCATTTCTTCTTTCATCATCTGTTCGCGCTCAGCTTCAATCTCCTTAATTTGTTTTAATACATCGGGTTTCATTTTTGGAAGACCGGCGTCATAGTTTTCTAATAGTCCATCGATGTCTCTTAAAAAGAAATCTTTAATGGGTTGTTCTAATGGTTTACGAATAAACATATCGACTGTTAGTTCGCATTCCCTAAAATAATTAGGATGCTGGTTATCCAACATTTTACGCTTATCGTAAGTATTATGTTCATGAGAAAATACTAGAATAGCTTTCATTGGATCTAATTGCACAAAAGGAATGGTATATTCTTTTAAAAACGCCCGTTCTTCTGCGAGGGCAGCATGTTCTTCATATTTAGTTTGTAAAAGTAATTCTTTTCGAAAGGCAAACGTCCCCGCTGTAGCATGGTTTGGACCATATGGTCCACATTTATACATCTTTTGAATGTGTTTAAAAAAGATATAAATCTCGCTTGATCCTGCGCATAATGCTTGAGGGTTTGCTTCTAATTTTTCTACGGCGTCTTCGATTCTTTCTGGGGGGTAATAGTCATCGTCGTCCATATACACAATTATTGATCCACGCGCGAAACTATGCATATAATTTCGCTTTGCGCCTAAAGTCATCTTTTTATCAACTTCAAAATATCGAATCTGATGAATATTTGACGATTCTATTAAATCCTTGATTTTATCAGTACCATCATCAACAATAATCCATTCTATGCGATGTTTCGGATACGTTTGATTACGAAAACAGTTAAACATATTTTGTATGAAAGGACGGCGATTAAATGTTGGTGTGCATACACTAACAAATGGCAATTCTTTAGATTTACCAGTATTTTTCTTACTAGTCATTATATTAGAATAACAATGTTAATATTCTAATATAACGCTAAAACTTCTAAATATATTTATAGAGTAATTATATTTATAGCATTCGTAGAAACTGAACAGTTCCATAACTTAGAACACCTAAAGAAACAGCATAAATCATTAAATTTATAGCAAAATATAGGTTTGTAGAAGAATCGTAATCCTTTTCAATAGGCACAGACGTTCTCATCTTATTTAAAATCTCCGATGCGGCAGAAAAAGAAGTAATATTAAATTTTGATTTTATAATATAAATTAAGAACATTACAACAATAAATATAACAGAAACAAATAAATATAACAACACTGATCGTAAATTACTGTTCTTTACATTATTAACCACATCTGATGTTCCATAAATAAATGTAATTAAAAGAGTTATAATTAAAAAATTATCTGAAATATACTCAACATATTCATTAAATTTTAATATCAATGTTTCAAAAAAGCTTGGATCAGGTTTTCCAGTTATAGGTATTTTCTTATTATCTATAAACATTAACATATCTTTATAAGTAGCTGCCAATTTCCAAAGATCCCAGTTACTATAATACAGCATAGCAAAAAGAGAATAAAACGTAAAGTAGAATAAACAGAAAAACCCACCTAATGGCACACTTATTGACATTATTATTATGAATCTAACAACATTCCATATAAGTTTAAATACAGACATAGATGTTTGTTGTGTTGTACTGTCTTTATTATTTGGGTCGGGATTCGGTGAAACGGTTTTATCTGGAATAAAATATAAAACAAAGACGAGTGCGTACATTATTGATACAACAACATTCTTATAGTTGACTCTAATTACATCGATTAAAAAGTTTTTAAACCCCGATGCAAAATTATAGCTTAGATTTAATATAATTAAAAACAGAATGAGATAACACAACGTGTGATTCATAAATTTTGATATAAACCCCGGAAATAGATTAATAAGAAAATATTCCAGCTTTTCAGGAAAGAATAATGCATACTCTATAAAATAAAGTAAAATATACTTCAAAAATTTATTGGCAGTATAGTCATCACTTAAGCTTTTTATCTTATCCGCTGAAAATTTAAATAATTCAACTTTTTCCCCTTCTTTAAAATTATTATAAAACATTAAATAATACCAATTATTAACAACAAAGCTACTAAACACAATAGCTTCAATAAAACATATATATTTGTAAACTATATTTTCATCATTTTTTGGATCCACTTTATCAAGTGGATTCTTAACATCCTTGTCATTGGCCTTTTTCTTATTATCAATACCTGTTTCTACAATACCATCCACGTTTTTTTCTATTTCTTTAATACGATTATCAGTATTAGATATTTTTTTAGTTATTGTAGAAGCTAATTTTCTATTGTATGCCACAGTTGCATTATAAACAAAATTAATAAACCTAATAAGTATATCTCTTGGATCACTAATAGTAGCATCCTCTTTATCGTCTTTAACGTTATCGTAACCTTCCCATTCATCATCATTAAATCCTTCAACTATTTTCGCAGGAATCTTTTCATCGACATTGTTAACGTTCTGCAGTATTTCAGGGAATTCCACTTTTTTCATATTTTCTTTGTTCCTTCTTTTCTTAATTTTTTTAATTTTATAGATCATGTTCATTGTTTCGAAATTACCGTTTTTTTCACTAAATACTCTTTCTTCTGGAACATTGTTTATATCTAACATTATATATTATATAGGTATTGAATATAATATATAAACCTATCTTTTTTCACACATTATGTGTAAAATAAATTTTATAACTTTACCTTGCGTATAACATTCCACAGTTTCCGGCTATAAATGATAAAATATTGTATCGTTCTTCATAAAGAGTAAGATTAAAATTATAATCATAAAGCTTCCAATTTGATTTTCTAACACCTATTGGGTTACCGCAAGAATCACATATTACATCATAATTAGAATTTGCTAAATCAATTGGTGGAGTAATAGTTGTTACTTCTAACTCTATTGTCTTGAAATTGCTTAGATTCAATGCACCCGATGGTTGAATATCACGATGACTTGTGCTTAAACAGAAATTATAACAATAGAGCCCCTCTTTCGCGAACCCAGGCGTACGTGTATACTTTTCAACGTAATTATATATCCCATTGGTTAATATATTTTCTCTATACTCTCCATTAAGCAATATTCCCATGTTACTTAATATTTCCTTCTGATTTTCAGGGTGATAAATTCCAGTCGTATTAATACCGGTTGTTATTTCTCCATTTGGATGAACATCTATCCCATAAGATACATTAATAGATACTCCGTTCTGTTGTTTTGCAAAAACAACAACTTCTTTAGATGATGATCCTTGTTCTCCTAAACTGATATTAGATGGTAAAGAGTCATATGGCCAATTAGTATAATTTGACCATTCATTTCTTAAATAAATATCATTTCTCTGGAAGAACCACATCCAGTTAGCAACCATTCCACTGGAGTATAGCTGAATACGTTTACTTCCAGTAATATTTTCAAAATTATATCTCATAACGTCTTTAACTAAATATATTTGATCTTCTGATGCAAAATGTGTTGCTTCTTCTTTTGATAAAAAACAATAAGTTGATAACAAATGCACATCAGCGTTCCATGTACCCGAATAATTTTGAGAATTATAATTAGGATTATTAGTCGGATCTAAAAAAACACTCGGTGGCGTTTGCAGAAACCTAAACATTTGAAAACGGTTCTGTGTAAAATCTGGTTGGACATATGGATATTGATTTTTATTATCAAAAATATCTCTAATTACGAATAGTTCTTGTATTGGTCTTAATGTTACTGTAATACTTAATTCGTTATATTGAAGAGCTATCAGTGGAAAAGCACACCCCGAATTTAATGTAAACCAAGTATTTATAGGAATAAATAACTGGCGTCCTCGGATAGATGGTTCAGCCCCACCAGCTTTCGGTGTATAAAAAGCGTTTGGGTATGTTTGTATTCTTCCATAAGCATTGGCCGGATCATTAAATTCTGGCACATTTCCAGTCATAACATTAAACAACCGCTTTTTTTCGGTATTAAAATCTCGTTCAACCATAGCAGCCAAATATTCTCCAGTATATGATTGTAATACTAATGACCCGCATGTTATATCTATTTGTTGTATCATCTGTGTTCCAAGATCTTTAATCCATTTAAAATCATAAGGAACCCACTGCAAATTAGTATCGTATATTGGATTATAGACGGGGCTCCATATATCGGGTATATTTATTACCAAGTATGTGTCCATTAATAAATCAGCGTATCTAGGTATTTTAAACGTAAACGTAGAAGAGTCAGTTAAGCGAAGATCTCTTAAACCATCATAATCTATGCGGAATTTCTGAAGTCCAAAATTTGTATATTTCGCATAAGATGCTTTAAAAAAAGTTTTGCTAGGATTTCCAGTTAAGAATATATTGTTGTTTCCTACAGAAATTATATTTAGTAATCCACCGGCCATTATTTATTTATATATATTATATATTTTTTTATTATATTAGTTTGTATATAGAATATATAGATTGATGAAATTAATTAAAAAGGTATTAATATCTATCGTCATTGTGATATTTATCTATGTTATATGGCGATTATTAAAGAATAGAGTAGAGATTAAAAATGTAAACGAAAATTTTTCGATGTTTTCTAGTAGCTCCACTAATGAACTAGATAATGTGAAAGGCAATGGAACAATAAAAATAGAATCATGTAAAGAAAATTTTGCTATGTTGCCTCTAAGAGAGTACTGTATAAAAGCATCATATAACTCTGCTTTATCAGGAAACTATGTAAACTTAGACATGATTACATATGTATTAAATAGAGGATGTAGATTTTTAGATTTTGAAATATTTTATATTGCAGAAACAAAATCAGATAAGACAATCAGATATACTCCCAGAGTTGCGTATTCTACAGACAATACATTTACAACAATTAATTCTGAGAATAGCATTTTATTAGATAATGTATTAACAACTGTTATAAATTCAGCTTTCTCTTCTCCTACTCCAAATCTTAAAGATCCCCTTTTTATAAATCTCCGAGTAAAATCTAACAATAAAGAAGTTTATAAAGCAGTAGCTGCTTCTATTGACAACACTATTCGCCAAAAACTTTATGTAGACACAAACAGTTCACAAACCCCCTACCCTGCCATCCCTATAACTCATGACACTTTGCTTTCGGATGTTATGGGTAAAATAATAATATGCTTTGATAAAACAATTGACCGTTATTATAAAGATTCTACAAACTGCGAACCTTCCGATAGTACCTGCTATGATTTAACGGATTATATTAATATAGAAACCGGGAGCGAAGAGTTGAATTTACTGCGTTATTCTGAAGTTATGGATCAATGCACTGTCCCATTTAATATTAAAAATAACAATCTTCATACTGACGTTAAAACAATGAAATATGTTATTCCGAATATTAAAAATGATAATTCTAAAAACCCTAATATTAGTGATTTTGTATTAAAACACTCTGCGCAGATACCAGCGTATCGGTTTTATAAAAAAGACAAAGGTTTACAAGAATATGAAGAATTCTTTAACGAAAACCACGCTGCCTTTGTTCCTTTAGCTATTGCCATACCTTATTTTAAAAAAAATACTCAATAACCATTCACAATATTTATTCCATAGTAAATATTGTATACGTCAATACCAATAGATTAGAAATATTTAGGGTCTAAACAACATTCTTTAGAAAATATCTCTGTTTTATATAAGTAAACATAACGATGGTAAAAACTAAATATAGAAAAATAAATTCGCAGTTACCAATAAATAAAGTATATAAAAAATTTAACTCGGAACTATGCGAAAATACTATGACTTTTCATGATTGCGAACTAGAAATATTACGTAATTCTATTTACGAAAGCGAAAAAGTACGCGGAGAAAAGATTGTTAATAGCGAAGAAGTTAAAAACCTGCTAATAATAGTAGAAAACTTTATTACTCGAAAAAAATTGGTTTGTTATGGCGGAACAGCAATTAATAACATTTTACCTAAGTTCGCGCAATTTTATAATCGAGATATAGAAGTACCTGATTACGATTTCTTCTCATCAAATGCTTTAGAAGACGCCAAAGAATTAGCCGATATTTATCACAAAGCGGGATATAATGATGTTGAAGCCAAAGCTGGGGTTCATATGGGAACATTCAAAGTATTTGTAAATTTCATTCCAATCGCTGATATTACACAGCTAAATATTAATGTGTTTAAATCTATACTTAAAGAATCTATTATTGTTTCTGGAATACATTATGCTCCTCCTAATTATCTAAGAATGGCTGTTTATTTAGAGCTATCTAGACCATTAGGAGATGTATCTAGATGGGAAAAGGTATTCAAACGTCTACAATTATTAAATAAATATTTTCCTATGGAAAGCAAAAACTGCGATAAGATTGATTTTCAAAGGAAAATGCATTCAAATTCTGATATGTTAGAGAAGCTATATATAACCACCCGCAATTCATTCATAGATCAAGGAGTTGTGTTTTTTGGGGGGTATGCCACTAGTTTATATTCAAAATATATGCCCGACAACGAAAAGCATATAATTAATAAAATACCCGACTTTGATGTTTTATCTGAAGACCCATCTAAGAGTGCATACATAATAAAAGAACTATTGGATAGAGAAGGTTTTAAAAAAGTAAAACTTGTAAAACATGACCCTATAGGTGAGCTTATTCCTGAACATTTTGAAGTAAAAGTGGGCATAGAAACTATTGCCTATATTTATAAACCAATAGCATGCCATAGTTTTAATAAAATTACAGTAGACGATAGAGAAATTAATATAGCAACCATAGATACTATTTTAACATTCTATTTAAGTTTTCTCTATATCGACAATAAATATTATAATAAAGACCGACTTTTATGCATGGCAAACTTTCTGTTTGATGTTCAAAGCAGAAACAGGTTAGCACAAAAAGGATTGCTAAAACGTTTTACTATTAATTGTTATGGAAAACAACTTACATTAGAAGATATGAGATCTGAAAAAGCAGAAAAACATAAAGAATTATCTAATAAACATGGTAGTAAAGAGTACGATATGTGGTTTTTAAAATACGAACCAGGTCAAAAAAATAAAAACAGTAAAAAAACAGAGAAAAAAAGCCATAAACAACATCATAATAAAACAAATAAAAAAAAGGTCAGCACACATCCGCTATTACGAATTCTACAGAAAAATACCCTTAAAAACAACTAGAATAAAAGCTTTTATATTTCTGATAAAAAATCCGTTGTTTTTAAAATGCTATAATAGAATAAGCCAAATGCAATACTTTTAAATATTAGTCCTGTAACATTAAAATTGCCGTCAGCGTTATATATCGATAAGAACGCGAACCTCTTAAATATCAACGTGTTTACTAACGGTAACTGGAAAAAGAAAAATAACACAGCAACGAAAATAGGCGTCTGAAATTCGGTTAATAATATATCTAACTTGCGCTCTTTTCTCTTTTTTTCCTCATATTCCTTTAAATTTCTTTCTGTCATGTCCTCATGTTCTCTTACATAATCATTCATCTGTTTTACAGGGGGTATGTAATTTGGTGTGACTTGTTCATCTTGAATATGACCTGCAGAATCCATCGGTATATCTCTTGATGGTAATCGTTGCTGTTGCATATTCTGTAATTGCATTTTATGGTTCTCTGGTATAAACTGTTGAGGCATTTGCTGTTGTTGTGGCGGCGGCATCGGATTCTGTGCAGATATTCCATAAGGATTCGCATGAACATTAATAGGAATATATGTTGTAGCTGGCCCGCCCTGTTGTATATTAGGATTGAATGAATTTGTCATACCATTAGAATTATCTGGTAAATCAGAAATGCGCGTAATATTTTCCATTGAAAACTATACAATATAAAGTAACTAAAGATTGCATAGTTTAACGAATAAAGGAAACCTAGGTTTCCTTTTAAACCTTCCTATATTTGTATTATTAAATAGAACTTTAACAATCGAAATGCCTATATTATTAAAACTATCTTAATAATATACTCAGAATAAATCTTTGTTTATTGAAGTCGGTAATCCATGACCAAATAAAATCATATACACTAATATCAGAGCAGCCAACAGAATGCTTCGATTCTCAGCAACAGTTTGTTTTTGACCAAGTATGAAAACCATTAATAGGTATAATAAAACACCTATTATTGCGGAATGCAACAACATCATTCGTCCGTTTTCCATCTTATATATATTCCAATATAGAAAAAAATTACATTTGAATTGTCTAAAGAAAGGATTAAAAGGGAACCGGGGTTTCGTTCGGGTCAGAAACATCAATAATGCGTTTTGTTTTATTACATTTACTAGGAGTTAAAGAATACTTGTAGCATTTCTCTCCATGTTTATAAATTTTGCCTTCAAATTCGCTCAATATCGGACCATTAAATACAATACAGTTTTTATCTTTACATACCTTATTAAACAAACTCGCTAAACCTAATCCTAATATTGCGGATATACAATATCGTCCAAGTTCTGTATCCAATAGACGTTTGATATTCATTCTATATTATACATTATCATAATATAAAATCTATGTTTGCATCGGTATTTTAGATATTTTGCTTTCATCACGCGGACATGCTGTTTCTGTCTGATTAAATGAAAAACAGCTATCTGTTTTATCCTTATATTGAAGAGCATCTACATTTTCCGGTGTAGGGTATACATATATTTTACGAGTATCGGGAGCAGTCATATAAACTGCAAATAAACCAAATGCTAAACTAATTAAAAATACATTAAAGTTAACGTATTTAAACAACCCCATTTGTATAATAAATAGAAATTATTTACGCTTTAGCAGTTTTATTCTTCTTCTTCATCTTAGAAGCATCTTTTAATGCTTGTTTAAAACTATACTTTGCGTTTTTGGATCTTCCTTGCTTAAATACTTGTGATACAAGTGAATTCCACGACTTAGCGCCAGCACTCAATTTGCGGCTCTTTTTTGATTTTCCACCCATTTTCTTACCCTTTTGCTTACCACCTTTCTGTGCAACGGATGGGTTAGCTGTTTGGGCCGGAGCTGGTTCTGACGCAGTTACAGGGGCAGGAGTTGAATTAGTTGTAGTAGAAGGGGCAGGAACAGGTTCGGACATTCTATATATTACTAAACTATTTTGTTTTGTTATCAATTATAAAAACAATTCATTTCATGCCCTAAATATACTTTATGATCTTTTGTATTTGTTTGATATAATTTATATTTATCCGCACAATTACTATCTTCACAATTTGAATCACTACATATTTTTAATTGGCCATCTTCTTCTTCAAAAATCTCAACACATGAATGATAATACTCTAAATCTTTTCTAGGAGGTGTATGAACAACCATATCCCTATTATGTGTAAATCTCCAAAACTCCCGAATCTTTTTATTAACGAACATAGAGTAGTTAATATCTCCTACGCGTGGCTGACCAAAGTTATATACAATAGAACGAATTTCATCCCTGTTTAACTCCATAGAAATAACTTGAGCAATGGCTGCTCCTAAAGAATGTCCTGTGCATATAACCGAGTAAGATGGATAAAGTTTATTTAGATTACCTACTGCATCTATGGTTTCATTTTTTATACTTAACGCACTATTATAAAAACCATAATGTATTTTACATTCTAAGCACTCTGGTAAATACGTAGTATATTTCACTTTCTTAATTTCAAAGTCATCGACCCAGTTCATTATCGAAGAAGAACCACGAAAAACTACATATATTGTTTTTGAACTATGCAATATTCCGACAAAACCTAATATATCTGTTTTCTTATCATAAATAGTATTGGTTAATATAAAATCATTTGCGGGACCGCCTATTTTCATAGTTGGATATATTTCTTTATCACAATATGCAGCAGAACTTAGCCATACAGTAATCTGTGATTGTTCTACATTATAACATATTACTAAAAATGGCAAAAGCAGAAAATAAAAAAAACAATTCATTATAAATTTACATGATACCTTTTTCTATTTAGATTTATGTTGAGAACTACTCATATTTTACAGCTCTAATTTCCACAGTCGCCGCAGAAACATCGTCGCATTGCTCGGGTGTATAGCTAAACGATGTTTCTTGTCCTGACGGATATATCGCGTCCCACTTTTGTAGCCATCTGGCTACAATCCAATCACAAATATCACTACTTGACTTTGAACGCAACATATTAATGTCATTCTCATTATTCCACATAATCATGTCGAATACGCCATCGCTAGCGAGAACTACCTTGTATGAAGACCCATCTTCGAAAGGAAAGTCGTATACCAATGGATTGTATCCAGTAAGCCCATTGTGGCCAAGCGCTTGTGTTGTGGCTAACCTGGTTCCATCACCCATGTCCATATATTCAGCATCCGTTTGTACCATCCTTGTCTCAGAAACAACCTTGATACCCGAGGATTTAATGAACCTATACCCTAATGCTTGAACTCTAGCTCTCTCAGATTCGTTGGAACAGTTATGTTCAGCAGTGACATGCAGAATGTTCCCGTCTTTGAAGATTAAGGCCTGCGAATCACCAACTGTAATGCAACGCACCCTATCAGCATAGCACTTCACAATGACAGCAGTTGCACCAGAAGATTCTCTGGTCTTAAACACCGACGCTGATCTAACGCATCCAGAACCCTCGATGTGTCCGACAATCGCTGCCACAGGATCGCTCTTGCCCATATAGGTGGACATTTTCTCGTTGGATATTCCGCGAATCTCTGTTATACATGCATTTGAACCATGCCCGTCGTTGAGCATTACCCAGTCAAAGATTTCTCCACTGTCTTCGTCGATACCTTTCCCCGCACAGACATGGTCTTGTTTAGCAGACATCTGCCTGATTGCAGAGGCAATCTCAATTGAATGCTTTGATGACATGTTGGTTGAATTTTACCAATCCTGGTTATCGGAAAAAAGATTTCAATTTTTTCCTATAAAACACATAATTATTTATTTCTTTTTCTTATTCTTCTTTTTCTTCTCGCCTGTTGCTGGTGCTTCCATTTCTTTCAATAAATCAGGGTGAATAAATGAGTTTGCTGAGGATTTCTCCTGTGCTTCCTCGCCATCTAAACGAAACACAAAATTATTAGGAACGTTAGTTGGGGTTACTGAATATTTAGCAGCCAACTGCTGTTGCTCAATAAGACGATTTCGCAATTCCTCTTTTTGCTTTTCAAGTTCTTCTGCTTGTTGCTTCTTCTTTTGTTCCATTTTACTCTTCATTCTATCTCTAGTAGACGCTTGTTGTGTCATTCTATTTAAAGCATTGGTGTCGAACTTCATATTCTTTCCTAAACCACCCATGCTTTTGGCCATATTTTTAAACATTTCATTAAATTGATCTTGTCCACCCATCTCTTTCATTTTTCCTAACAAATCTCCCGCCTCCTTCATTAATTCTTCGCGTGATATTTCTCCGCTCTTCATCTTAGAATCTAGCTTTCCACCCACTTTCTTAACTAAGTCCATAATCTTTTTAGGATTCTTCATTAATTTCTTAATAACATCTTGAGTGTTACGAGCATCTTTAATATCTTCACCTACTAAATCAGTAAATTCACCTGTTAATTCTTCGGCCATTTCCTGGGCTAATTTACCAATTTTGCCATCAAACAATTTTCTAAGATGATCATGAATATTTTCCATATTTGGCAATCCACTTTCTGACATATTTTCAAACATATTCCTAAACTTCTCTTTTGTGGAATCCTCTTCTGAGTTCTCTTCATTATTCTCGCTGCTTTCTGAATTCATATTTTTTTCCATATTGCTAAAAAAATCTGTTATTCCGCTCATAGTATCTTTTAATTTATTTTGCAATTCATTCTCATCTATTCCTTGAAACATATCCATTGTATCACCAAAAGTTGCCTTATCTTTAACTCCTCCAACAATAGTAAATAACACTAGTTGAAGATATTTCCACATGGTCTTCTTAGTATTTTCTGTAATACCTTCGCAGTTAAATAAAAAACGAAAACTTACTTTGGGTAGGAAATATGTGTCAGTATCGCTTTCTTGTTTAAACATGTCATCATTTTGATAAAGAATATCGAAAAATCTTTCTGGGTAAACCTTTAAACAATAATCAAACAAATTCTTTAACTCTAAATCTGTAAGGTCGGGCTCAGAGAACCTTGACCATAAGTAAGAATAATCTGAGAATGTAATAGACAAATCATTTGCGAAATCTGCTATAACTGTACGAAAATTAGAAGGCACTGGTTGTTCCATTGAAATATAATATTGACAGTTATTTTTTTATTTCATTTAAAACTTAATATATAAAGGGAAAAACTAACTTCTCTGTTTTTATAGAATAGAGCAAAAAATTGATTTGTTGTTTCGATTACTATTCGTTGATAAATTTACTCATCGAATTTGAAAATGTCTAATAACATCGATCAAGCAACTATCCAGTTCCACAATGGCAATGACGACCTCGTCACTTTGCTCAATTTCCCCGAACAGTATAGGTTCGGTTTACTCAACATCAAGGTTTCTACTATTCCAATCCGAAAAGAAAAACAGCTTATTTCGTTTACGGTTGATATTTCTGGTTCTATGAACGAGACATGCAGTGACGGGAATAGCAAGGTTCATCATTGTCGCGAAACTCTGAAGAACATGATTCAGTACTTTGGAACAATCGAGGAGCAAAATATCTACATTCAAGTAGATGTGTTTGACGACAAGGGAGAAACTATAATACCTGCTGTATGTGTATTACCTGAAAACATCTCTGAATTGATAGAAACTATAAACAAGATCAAGGACAGAGGCCAAACAGACATTGAATTTGCCCTCAATAGAGCAAAGGAGACAATTGGTAAGTATCGTGTTGAGAATCCTGGCGTGAAAGTTACACATATCTTTATGACGGACGGCGATGCAACAGTTGGAATGAAAATAAACTCTGCTCTGGCGAACTTGATTGACTATCAATACGCAAACATCTTTGTTGGCATGGGTTCGAATCACAATGCTACGATGCTCCAGCTTTTTGGTGAGAAATTAAAAGCAGAGTATCGGTTTATTGACTCTGGTGAGAAGACAGGTCTAGTTTATGGAGAAATTCTACACCGTCTTCTTTATAACGCGATTGATGAAGTCGCTGTGTCAGCAAACGGCGGAGAGATATATGATTGGAAGACAGATTCTTGGAAAACATCTATTGTAGAAGATGTATTCGACAGTGGAATTGAAAAAATTTACCACGTTCGATCGATACAACCGTCCTCAATGACGGTTGATATCAGAGGAAAGCTAACCCTAGATGGTTCTGTTGAATTGCTCGAAAATGTAGAATCTCTACCTGATTTAGAAGATGTTGAAACAGGTGAAATCCTCCCAGTTGATCTTAAGAGATATTTATTTCGTCAACGAACACAGTCGCTTCTCTACTCTTGCCGAAAGCTGTCAGTAAACTATGGATCTGAGTATGATAATTTAAAGACCAAAATGAAGGATCTTTTCCGAGAGATGCGGGTTTACATTAGAAATAATAATCTCAACACCGATAGTTTCATGCTGGTTCTGTGCGAAGATATCTCTACGTCATACCGTAACTTGGGAACAGAAAGTGGGCGGATGTACAGTGGCGCTAGACAGACATCTCAAGGTCGACAGGATACATTTACTCCTAGATATGAAGCACCTCCCGCTCCACGAAGATATCCTAGAATGCAACGTCAGAACGCAATTACTAGACAAATTGAGTTCGATGATTTACCTACTCCCCCATCTATCGGAAGAATTCCATCCAGATCCTTGTTTTCGCAAGAAACAGATGTTGATAATTGGAATGAGCCAGTGGACGAGCATAAAGATGAAGTTGTTTCGGAAGATCCAGATGACCTCGACTATTACTTGTATGGGAATCAACAAACAAATAGACAAGTAGACATCGAACCAGCTTACGCTACGCCGGGAAGATTGAATCTAATGCGAACCGCAACAGGTCCGATGAGGTCAACTGGTTCCCCTCCCATTCCCGAAACTGATGAACTATAAAAATTTAATAACAAGTATTTAATCGCCTTATATTTTTATTGTCTCATCGAATAGCTTATAAACCTCTTTATCGTGAGTAATAATAATAATACATTGCTTATATTTACGGAAATCGCGTATCATTTGAAGAAGTTCTAGTTTTAAATCTATATCTAATGCATTTGTAGGTTCATCTAAAATTAGTATTTTGGAAGGGCTCACTAGACCACTTATAATATTAACAATTTGCCGCTGTCCTCCCGATAGATTTTCGCCCAACGCTCCTGAATCTTTATTATGTATATCGATGTTTCGATACAGCTCTTTTATTTTATCATATTTCATCACTTCTCTAAGATACTCTTTGCATACATCAGGGTCATCGCAACCGTACAACATATTCTCAACAACCTTTCTATCAAATAATTTGGAAGATTGGTTTACATAAACCATGTTTTTACGGATATAACTAGGATCTATATCGTCTATTTTTTTATCATCAATGTAAATAGTTCCACTACTGCAACTATAAAGTTTCAACATAAGTTTTACGAAGGTAGATTTTCCGTTTCCTGATAGACCGGTTATGCCGATAATTTTGTTTTCGGTATGCAATGTTATATTTACATTATCAAAAACCGGTACATCGCTATTTTTATATTTAAACGTTACATTTTCAAAACGTATTTGTCTAAAATCTAATTCTGTGTTATCATATTTTTTATCTTTAATATCATAATATTGTTCCATATCTTTAAAATGTTTTAATACAGAATCTGAACGTCCTAGAAATTCAACAAAGTCGGGAATTTGAGTAATGATTGCCATCATTTTATCTCTATAAAGGAGCATAATTGTGAAAAACGTTACAAAAATAGTAGAGTCGATTTGTTTATTTGAATGAAGAAATATTAAATATCCAATCGTTAAGAATATTATTGAATACACAATGCATAACATAACAATTCCATGTGAACTAGAATTATAATAAAACTTAAACGAATGATCTGTGCTTTTATTAGTTTTATCTTCAAAAATATTTATCTCGCTATTAACTTCTCCTCTATAGATAATCTTATCTATATTGTTTAATATTTCCTGCAAATAGGACTCTGTTTCGTTAACATATTTCTCATAATTGTCATTATGATGCAACATATCATTAATCGAAGACATAAAATACAATACGATCGCAATGTTTCCGATAACAAATCCTGTCCCCAACATTTTATTCTTATAAAAGAAATATAGTGTTATCATTAACAAAAACGTTAGATTGGGTATAACAAATGTAATAATATCATTAAATACCATAAAGGATATTGAAGAGATACGATTAATTGGGGAATTTAACTTAGTAAAATTAATCTCAGAAAAATTTTCATTATTTACTTTTAACATTATATTTACTAACTGTTGCCTAATCCATTGCCTTAACTTAGTCATTAATTTATTTTGAAAATACTTATAAATGGAATACAATATCAGAAATATGATAGAAACCCCTATAAAATATTGAAAATATAGAAATGCACTTGTTTTATTATTCTGGTGTATGTAATTAATAATGTTGGCTGTTATATATGATATTCCGTTAGTTTGTAAGAGATTTATTGCAAAACTAGTAGATATCATTACTATTGCGTTAAACTTCTCATTATAAAAAAAATCACTTAATAGATATTCAACAATATTCATACGATATATATAATTAATGTATTTTTTATTATGCTAAAAAATACATTACATTCAATTTACAATCTACGAGACAGTATACACAAATATATAAGTGTTAGAACCATAGGTTTTATAGTTGCGCTAGTCGCATGTTTTATGGATTCTTTTGAGTAATAATTATCAGTAACCAGCATTAAATTTTTAATAAGAGGAAAACATATGTAAAATAATACAATCCCGTAGCCAAAGTTAAACATACACGACATATTAACTGCGCACCAAAAAATATTTAAAATAGTTACATTGCCTATCATAGTTACCGCTTCTTTTTCGCCAAGTAAAACTGGAACTGTGTATATTCTATTCTTTCTATCTCCTTCTACATCACTTATATCAGAAAGAACTTCGCAGTAAAATGAACCGGTGAATATTATTTGTGCAACTAAAGCCAATAGAATAAAATTTTTATTAACTAGAAAAAAATTATTATTCATAGCAGCTAATCCAGTAAATAAGACAGACATAGAAATTAACAAGGAGCATGATAAATTTTTTATTAATAAAATTCGTTTTAATACTGGTGTATAAAACAAAGTAACCACATTTGCGATTCGTGGGATATTTTGTAAATATTTTGGTATGTACTTGTAATTCAGAGCTTCACTTATTATTAAAAGTGCAGCACTCAAAAAAACTGCTTCCCTTTTCGTAACCTCTCCATTAATTAATGGGCGGCCTGGATTATTAACCCTATCTATTTTTAGATCAAACAAATCGTTTATTATCATACTATTTGACATGATAGACAGCACTATAAAATTTGATGCTATAAATTGGCGAGAGCTGAATAAGTTTAATACATTAGAATTCATAATCCATCCACTAGCGGTAGTTAATGCAATCGTGGGTAATATATTATTAGGTCGGATTAATCTCGTAACTCCTGTAGTTTTCTTTTGAATATTATTTATTGTAGAATCAAATTGTATGTTCTTGGATAAACTTAATCCTGCTACAGATAATAGATTTATAAATAAAAACACATAACGAAGAAAATTCATTTTGATGAATATAAATATCTAATTATGTTTAAGCTTTTTACACCAATTTATATCAATAACGTTATCAACACTCTCTAATGCGCCTTCAACCCATCCTTGATTCATGCTAATAAGCTCCCCCACAACACGAATGTTTTCTTCTGGGCACTGTGCGATATCACAATATTCTTTTCTATTTTGGAAGTTCCCTTTTAATGGAGTATAATAATGAGTGCCTATTTCCCAATAGAAATCTACAATATCTTCTAGTTCTAGGGTTTTTGGTGTTATTTCCAAAGCAATTTCTAACAATCTACATAAAACATCCCTGTTCTTTTTAGTATTCTTTTTATACTTTTCCAAATCTCTAGCACCTTCATTGTCCGTATAAGCTACCATGTAAATCCCTTTTTCAGCATTCATTGGTATTATTTTATGTAAAGGTCCCGAAACAATCGTCGTCTTAGGACATGATTCTTTCATAACCTGCATAGATTCTTTTGAGAACTTACCATAAACCCTTAAAAACTCTTGCCCCTTAATTTGTTTATATATCCCATTGTTAGGTAATAAATCTAATACACTATCAATAGTTGTGGCTACTATAATATTCTTACAGGAAAAATTTTCTTTATTGCATAACACAGTATAATTACCATCCGCACTCTTAATAAGTTTTTTAACACAACAAGATTTTTTAATATTTCGATGACCTATGTTAGAAGCTAATAATTCTACGAGTTCGTTCCAAGAGAATGCCATAGCAGGCCAATCAGAATAATTGTCATCAAAACCGTAATCATAAATAGTATCATATGCGGATTCTTTCTCATAATCTGTATAACCAGAACAAATAGTGAAATACTTATACGAATCTACACCATATTTTTCTTCTAATTTCGGTTTTGCATACTGTTTAAAAGTTTTTTTTTTATCTTTATCATTACTATAATCATTTTTTAAGTATAAAAACATTTCTTTTAAATTGCAAATCGGATTTATTGAATTTGCGTATTGGGAAGACGCCATAAAATCTCGATATTTTATTTTAAGTTTGTCTAATAATTTTATTAGTAACTTATCTTTTTTTTTACGACCAACTCCAGCGCCTATAGGAACTGATTGTCCATGAAAATTATAATTTCCTGCTCTACCACCCAAATGATCTTCTGCCTCGATTAATAGTAAATTTACACTTGGATATAACTCTTTCATTTTATAAGCTGAATATAAACCAGCTATTCCTCCGCCAATAATAATAACGTCAAACATCTTTCTAATATATAACAATAAATTAATTCTATATAAATAATTTCTTTTTATTTTTATAATGGAACCTATAGTTAATAACAATCATATTTTAGAATTAAATAATAATGAAATAGAAACGTTTATTAATATGTCAAATATTATTAATATTAGTCCATCAGAAAATCCAGAGATCTTCTGTAAACAATCTAAAATGTTAGCAAGGTGTCTTCCTAGCCGCATTATATCCAAATTGAAACGTTTTGCTCAATATGGTTCTGAAACAGGATTTCTCTTAATAAAAACGTTACCTATTTGCGAATCTACTTTACCAACCACTCCTCCAGGAAATAACTATAAAATAGGAGAGACCACATCTATGGCTAGAATACAAAGCATAATAATGCATGTATTTGGTGAAATAGTAGCATATGAAGCAGAAGGTTACGGAAGAATATTTCAAGATGTTGTTCCTATGCAAAGCATGGCAATGAATCAAACTAGTTTAGGAAGCAACACTGAACTAGAAATACACACAGAACAAGCATTTTCTAAATTACGCCCCGATATAATTAGCTTAGCGTGTTTACGCGGAGATAAAAATGCACTAACTCATATACTTCCTGTAAAAAGAATAATAAGCAATATTACATCAGAAGAATTAGAATTGTTAAAAAGACCATTATGGAATACTGGAGTGGACCTATCTTTTAAATTGAACGGGCATGAATTTATCGAAGGGGATATACGAGGACCAATGCCCATCATTAACGGCAATTCTGAAGATCCATTATTAATATTCGATCAAGATCTAATGAAAGGAACTACTGCAGAATCAGAAGAAATGGTAAAAAAAATAGTTGATATCTACTATAAAAATAGAATTTCACATAATCTAAAACCAGGAGAAATAATACTGATCGATAACCTTAGAGCAGTACATGGACGATCTCCTTTTTTCCCTAAGTTTGATGGTTATGACCGTTTTCTGATAAGGTGTTTTTCTACATTTGATTATTCTAAGAGTGAATATGCTAGGTCAGGACGCGTCATCTCCGCCATTTACAGCTAAAATTACAAATAATCCCCCAGAAAAAATATAAATTATTAATAGAATCGCAACTAAACAAACACAAGAACAAGCTAAATCAAAACAATATTTACAACAAGATTTCTTTTTGACTATATTTTCTGGTATAACTTCTTCTGCTATTAGTATTTCCTCTCCTACAATAAATTCTTCTGTTGAATTTTCTAATACATCTTCTAATTGGTTTTCTACAGGTGCATCTCCCCTTATAAATTCTTCTATTGAATCTCCTTCTATAGATTCTGCATCGTAAATATAAATGGCATTATTATTATGAATCGGATTAGCTATAACTTCATGTTCTAACATTAATATGTATCATTGAAATATAAACATACATTAATTCTATTTTATTTATAATTATTTATAATATAATTATTTCTGTCTATATAGTAAGAAATATGTCACATAATTTTGCGTTTGATATTGATAAACTTAAAACTGATTTTGATAATATTGTTACATTAAAAAAGGAGATAGCAAAAGTTAAATCTGTTGTAGTTGATAAACTAGGGCAATTAAAACTACAATATAATGAATTAATTAAATCCAATGGAAAAAAACTTTTTCTATTCTGTCTCGATTCTTTTTATTTTCAATATAAAACATTCGCCATTGAAATGGAACATATTGATCGATTTAGGTCCCTTGTAAACAATAGGATGTACTGCGACTATTATAAATTATACAACATTATTATTGCTTATATTAAAGATAACCGTTCTGATTTAGATATTGAAGAATTAGAATTAAAATCATATCCCGTATACAAAGATTTAGAACCGTTTAATGAATACAGATTAGAAGACATTCGAGATATACATTCTAATATTTTACTATTGATAAACAAGTTATATTTGCAATCAACTGGAAAAACTGACGTTATAGATCATTACAATGAGAATCATAAAATTGGATTTTCAATATCTAATTTTTTAAATACTTTAGGATACGAAAACCGTCTATTAATGGAACAAATAAATTTATACATAAACTATGTATCGTTTTTTCATATTTCGCAAAAAAGACAACTTAATCGATTGTTTATAAGAATGCAGGATTTTTATAGAGAAATAGATGAGAATATAAACATAAATAGAACATTTTCAATAGAAGACATTGGCGAGCAAGACAAATTAACCAAGTTTTTTATTATTGGCGAAGACGTTGAAATAGGGAATCTTCTTGAAGATATAGAACTTATTCCACAACCTACTTTGCAAGTTAGGGTTGAAGCTAATGAGGAAACAACGATAGAAGAAAATGTTTTTGTTGCTGATTCACAAGCACAAGAAATCGTCTTTGTTGTGGAATCAAAAGAAGAAGAAAAAATTGAATCAGAAAGTAATGAAAATACCGATAATTAAAAAATGAGCGAGGCACTCCAAGAGCCAAGAAATGTCGTAGTAGTTGCTTTGCAACTAATTATGTTACTTCCAGATGAAGTAACAGAGTTTAAGAAAGATTTAAAGAAATTCATCGACGACTGTGCGTACAGATCACCAGAAATGCTAAACCATGTTTACGTATGGAATGAGTTAGGTATTATATTTAACAAACACATAGGTCAAAATGACAGAGAATGGAAAAACAAGGCAATTGATTTGTACACAGGAAGGACAAGTGTAAGCATTTAAGAATATTAAATAATAAAAATAAAGGAAAAATACGTAAAATAGTGCGTTTATAAAAATACAAAGTAAATTTTTATTTTGTATTTTGATTTTTCTAACTATAATGTAGAATGTCTAAATCAGTAAGTGATAATAATTCTGTGGTGAGCCACCTTAAAGATAAAAGCGCGCGTTCTAATGAAGCACCTAGTAATAGTGGAAGCGCCCCTGACGCTAACCTATCAAAAGTACATTGGTCTGACGAGAATGAAAAGATTTTAGTAGAATGGTGTGATGTAGCGCAATGTTATAAATGGTTAAATGCGCGCGCACATGCCAGATTAGCTTATATGAATGCATGGTTTACTATACCGGCTATCGTGCTATCCACAATAAGTGGAACTGCATCTTTTGCTCAAACAAATCTCCCAACAGCTTATCAAGTATATTCTCCAATGGTAATTGGAGGAATCAATATTTTTATTGGTATACTTACAACAGTACAACAGTATTTAAAAATATCCGAATTAAATGAAGCACACAGAGTATCTTCTATTGCATGGGATAAATTTGCTAGAAATATTCGCATTGAATTAGCAAAGATACCGAATGAACGCATGGAAGCTGGCCCATTTATAAAACTATGCCGTCAAGAATTTGACCGTTTAATGGAAACTAGCCCAATGATACCTGAGAAAATAACTAAAGAATTTAACAATAAGTTTAAAGGTATAGATGATGCCAGTATCCGTAACTTTAAGAAATTAAAGAAGCCAGATATTTGCGACACAATAGTGAGCGTTAGCGCAGTTCGTAATAAATGGTATTTACAAGGAAAAGAAGAATCGGACGATGATGATGATGACGATAGCATTGATTTAGAAGAGAATCTTAATGCCAAAAATACATTACTCGAGATGCAACAACAAATTATAAAAGATAAAGATGAAGAATTAAAGCGTAAACATAAAGAAGATATTGAAAAATCAAAAAAATTATTTGATGAGTTAGAATCTATTAGGAAACAAGCAGAGGAACAACGATTAAAGTATGAATCTGATATAAACCAGATTAAGAACTATATTTCGTCTTTCGAAGAGATGTATGATAGAAAACCATTGAAGGAAGATATTTTAACTAACCTTAATGACCAGATAGATGCTGACGTATTAGAAAAATTTTTAGAGAATTACAATACAGACGAATCTGTATAGTTGAAATAATGATTTTGTTTTACTTATCTTCAAATTCATAAACAGCTTTCATCATTTCGACTAATTCTTTTATAGTAGTTTTTAATTCTTTAATTTCGTTATTCATTGTTTTTACTGAATCTTTTAACTCTACATAATCGTTTTTGTTAATACTAATAAATACATTATCCATCTGCGCAATTTTATTCTTTTTAGGTTTATCTGCTACTTCGGTTTTCTTTTTCTCTTTATTTTTAGAGACAATTTCTTTATACATGTCGCTATCTTTATATTTCATATACCCTCTAGCTAATGTACGATTCGCAATATGATTGTGTTTGCTTAATCTGCTAATTATTCCACCAGGCGCTCTATTATGTATCTTAGATATTTCCATAACATCAAGCATATCATCGTTATACAATTTACTTAATTGTAAATCTTCTTCTATAGACCATGGTTCTCCTGCATTTTTAAATACTGTTTTTGTTTCCATTGTTAAATTAGTTTATTGAAAATAACTTTAAATTATTTTCAATTTTATTTGGATCCTTATAGAATTTCGGTAAAAAGCGTCTTTTGCTTAACTACCCAAAATTGATTACCGTATTCATTGAAAGATATGCAATCATATCCGTCATAAGTTAATGCATTTTCCTGTTTCTCTTGCATATAATCAATAATTCGATTGTTTCCGTTGTCTATTGTAACTTCATTTTCTAAAAATAGAGCATAACGCTTAGTAGCTTTAGCTCCTGTAAAAAAACTAAAAAAAACTCCCACCGCAGAGATAGGTTCCTTTGAAAATAAATATACATCCCCAAAAACTTCATGTGATACTTTTGCGTCAATATCATCTGTATTTGTATCTGTCATTACGTTCTCATAAGTATTCCCATTCTTTTTACAGAGATATACTACTATAGGATTATCTAAATTATTGCCTTGTTCGTCCCGCATATTTAATAGCTCAGAATTAGTTTGAAATAATTTCGTTACTGATTCGTTTACAGGAACGTTCAGTATTTTTTTGGTGCTTGTAATTTCATCTATTAGAGTTACAGCTGATCCAGAACTTGACTTTATATGCTCACCTATATTTTCGTAAAACGCGTATATTTTATTGTTTTCTTCTACAAATCCTTTATAATCTGTTGGTAAATCATTAAATGTTAATTTCAGTAAATCATCACATTGTTTTAAAAACAGCTCTTCAATATCTGTAGATTCTCCTCCAAAATTTATACCTGGTTGTTGAACTAGTTGTTGAACTGGTTGTTGTGCAGGTTGTTGTGCAGGTTGTTGAACTGGTTGTTGTGCAGGTTGTTGAACTGGTTGTTGTGCAGGTTGTTGAACTGGTTGTTGTGCAGGTTGTTGAACTGGTTGTTGTGCAGGTTGTTGTGCAGGTTGTTGAACTGGTTGTTCTGCTGGTTGTTCTGCTGGTTGTTCTGCTGGTTGTTCTGCTGGTTGTTCTGCTGGTTGTTGTGCTGGTTGTTCTGCTGGTTGTTGAACTGGTTCAGGTTCTTGCAGAGGTTCAGGTTCCTGTGCTACTGCTTGTACTGGTTCTGGTTCTGGTTCCTGCGCCACTGCTTGTTCAGGTTCTTGAACAGGTTCTGGTTCAGATTCTTGCACAGGTTCAGGTTCAGGTTCAGGTTCAGGTTCAGGTTCAGGTTCAGGTTCAGGTTCAGGTTCTGGCTCTGGCTCTGGCTCTGGCTCTGGCTCTGGTTCTGGTTCAGGTTCCTGCGCCGCTGCTTTTACAGGTTCAGGTTCAGGTTCAGGTTCAGGTTCAGGTTCAGGTTCAGGTTCTGGCTCTGGCTCTGGTTCTGGTTCTGGTTCTGGTTCTGGCTCTGGCTCTGGCTCTGGCTCTGGCTCTGGTTCTGGCTCTGGCTCTGGTTCTGGTTCTGGCTCTGGCTCTGGAACTACTATAAAATCTTTAAAAATTCCCGAATCTATATCTTTCTGTATAAAGTCATACGCCCCGTTTCTGTTCTCTAGGTAAAATTCCAGAAATGGCTTTTCAAGCTGTTTATTAATTTGATAGACGCAAATGTTTAAATTATAAGTTTTAGTTAAATCTCTATCAAAACCAAACTGCATTGTAAGATCTTCTTTATCTAAATAGTTATAATTCTTAATAACGGATGGGATAGGTTCTTCTTCTAATGGAATTTCTACATACTCTTCTGCATTATCGATTTCTTCAACAAATACCGGCGGAGAACTATTGCTTAAGTATTCACTAACTGATTTTTTTAATTCGCTATTTAGAAATGACATATATAGATTCAATCTAAAATAAAAAATTGATTTCTATTTATTGTTATCCTAAAAAATAACACGGTGTGAAAATGACTACCACAATTCGGAAGCAGAATATGAATATTATTCTATTACAAGTCCATTCTAGTATTAAACCAACTTTCTGCGTATCCATTCCAAAATTTAGCAACCTAAACGACTTATATAGAAAAGTAGAATCTCTAATGATTCCTGCAAACTATTTGCCGTTAAATAATAAAGTTATACATAAAATTATGGTGATAAATTATAAGGATAACACAACACTTGGTATTCCTGAATCTTCTAGATACAATTTTGTTGACTTCATAGAATCTAATTCTCAATACTTCAGAGACCATTCTCAAATTCCTCAGATGCATAATCTTTACAAGATATATATAATTGATGAGGCGTCATATCAAGAATTCAATTACAATAACTCATTTTCAAATAACATATTTAAAGGAATATCTAAATATGTAAAGTGTTTTGGCTAATATTGTTTTAAAAAAATAATATAAAGATTATACTGCATATTAACGTATAACAGAAAACATTTTTATTGTTTTAGGTGGCGACAAATGTCTTACAAGGAAGAGTATAGCTATGCTGAAAATATGGATGACGACCTTCTAGATGAAGGCATCATGGTGTACAATCCAAAGGGTGACCATGTTGATGATGATTCCAGTTTTTCTACAGTAAGCACAAATAGGAAGAAGAGGAGGAAGATTTTCGAGGACATAAAGAAGATCGACAAGGGCTATTATAAGCTAGAACGTCGCGACGGTTTCAAGAAGTTCTCTATCGAAGTTTATTCTGGTAGCACGAATCCTGGCGCAATGATAAGAGACGCAGTAACGGGATATAAACACAGCGAACATAGGGTGGGAACACTTAATGAACACCTATACTTTAAAGTAAAAATTGCTACTGGAGAAATGCCCGATGCTGGATCGTTGTTTTTTGATAGTCCCGAACAATTTGAAAGGCAATTTAAAACTGAGGTTAACCAACAAATTAAAGAAAAGTGGACGAATAAGTGCGCGGAAATTAGAGCAAGAAACAGACAATCTACATAAATATTAATAAAAGATATACAAACATTTTTTATTATTATAGTATAATGTTATGGAGAATAATTTTTTTAAGTTTTGTATTAAAGAATAACATGATACGTAAACAAATTTTATTAAATTCTTTTACATCAAATTTACCGTTAAAGAGAGAACGAAGCTATTCCGACGAATTTAATTTCAACCTGAATGATGGTTACGACGGCCGTTATAATGGTACAGATAACGACCATGAATTGTTGGTTAACATAACGAATTTTAACAGAAAAATGAATCTATTAAAAACATTAGAAAATAAAAATATATCGCAACATATTAAAGTAAAATTGATTGAAGAGTATAATATAAATGAAATTCCTTCGCCAATTTTACCAAACATTCATTCCGGCGGCCTTTTTAAAGATTGGGAATGGGACTGGAATGTTAAATAGCCCCAAAAACAAAAAAAAATGATTTAGGAGGGTTAATTACTAGTTCGTGTTATATAAAATATTTATCTATAATATAATAGTATTATAGATAATGGGTTTCTATCCTCATTCACAATTACCTAATAATAATGATATCGATTCAATTCCTTTTGTTGCATACGGCATGATTGGAATTACTACATTGGTTTTAGCTTATGCAACTCTTATGGATGTAGATAAAGATGATGTTATTAGCACAGCCGAATCAGCAACATCACTACTCCCTCCTATATTGGACCCTACATCACCAGAAGGTACTAATAATTTTGAAGAAGCTATTCCGCTTGCTCAAGCAGAACCTGTTGGAAATGTACCAATGGCTCCGGTGGCTCCTATAATACCAACTGCGCCCATGGATGAAGTAGAAAAAATTAAAGAGGAAGAGGAGGATGAGCAAAATAAAGTGATGGGAGGAAAAAATAAAAACATTAAAAAATACACAAGAAGAAGACGACCTAAACACTAGGTTAATTGATCAACGCATCGAATAAAGAAGTCATTTATTTGTTTTTTATCTGCTCCTATAACTATATCGTCGGGTATATGAGTAATATTATCCTTTTTATAACATAGTATAACTGGAACACCGTTTACAACTCTCCTAGATTTTAAAAACGAATATATTTTTGCACACTTATCTATATCAATTATGGCGCACTGCATAGTATCAGGTAACCTTTCAAAATATGATTTTACACCCTCATTAATCATTTTGCATGGACCGCACCATTCAGCACCAAACTTAATGAAGAATAGTCCTGGATTTGCTTTTAGCAACTCTAAAAAATGATCACGATCAGTAATCTCTGTTATTATTTGTAATGTCATATAAATAATAACAACGTCATTTTTTATTTACTTTTTGTTTGATAATAAAAAATAATTACTATAGTAAAAATATAAGAATGTCAAATACTCATAATTTAGATATTAATAAATATACACTTTCTGAAATATTTGAGCTATTTAACCTATCATATAAACTATCTATCGATGATTTAAAACGGGCTAAGAAAGTTGTTCTTATGACTCATCCTGATAAATCTGGTCTTTCTTCCGAGTATTTTTTATTCTATAAGAAAGCATTCGATATTGTTATCAAATTCTATGAAAATCAACAAAAACAAAACCAGGTTGTCCCAAAAGAAGAGAAAAAGTATGAACCCATAAACATAAACGACGTTAATAAATCCACTACTAAAAAAATTACTTCAGTAATAAACGAAATGTCCGCTACAGAATTTAATGACAAATTTAATAAATTGTTTAATGATAATATGTCGGTAAAACAAGATTCAACTCGAAATGAATGGTTTACAAAGGAAGATTCTATTTACGATATGAATAAAAATGTAAACAAACAAAATATGGGACAAATGTTTGAAGAAATAAAGGATAAGCAGAATACCAATGTTTTATCTAGGTATCGCGGCGTTGAAAACATGAATAGCACATCTGGTTCTAACTTATATGATGAAGAAAACAATGATGATTATGTACATTGTGATCCTTTTAGTAAATTAAAATATGATGATTTACGAAAAGTTCATAAAGACCAAACAGTGCTAACTGTTAGTGAAAAGGATTATCAAACCATGCCTCGTTACACCTCAACCGATCAGTACGCCAGAGTTCGTGGAACGCAGAATTTAACTCCATTAGAAAAACATGAAGCAGAAAAATTGTTATCGATGCAAGAAAATTCGTTTAAGCAACACATCATGCAAAAAGAATATCAATCTACTCTAAAAACTATGGAATATGAGCAAAAAAACAAGGTGGTTCTGTCCAGTTTTCTGCAATTAAGAAATTAATCATCGCAACTATCACTGTCTGATCCCGAACTACTACTGCTGCTACTTGAAGATGAACTTGAACTACTACATGTGTCAGATCCACTACAACCACCATCGTTTGATCCACAGCAGCTATCGTTGTCTGATTCACAACAATTACAAATATGACACCCCCCGCAATTATCTTGACAAACTGGCTCTGTTGGTGGAGGACAAACTATTTCAGGTTCATCCCCACTGTCTGATCCTGATGATTCACCACTGTCCGAACACGTTGATTCACCACTATGTGATTCCTCACTATCCGACCCACATGATTCTTCGTTATCAGATTCAGAATAGCTTACAGTACCTGAACAAGATTCATTATGTTCCGAAGCAGATGATTCGCAATCCTTTTCTAAATAAGAATCATTTTCAGAATCAGAAGAATATTTTTTATAGACGTTTATATCAATCTTTATACGTTTACTCATTTTATATAATAATTAGACATAAAATTTATTACATAAATTTTATTTACATTGATTCGTATAACATTAAGAAAGTAAAAAATTGACTTTAAATTCCAAAATTCGACAAACATTAACCCATTAACCAAAGTACAAATGAATTTATTCATATTATCGTTATCTTTTGAAGAATGCGCAGAGTTTATGTTTGATAAACACGTAAGTAAAATCATATTGGAAGCTGTGCAAATGTTATGTACAACCATGCATATTATCGATCCCGATAATGAAATAAATAATAAAATTAAACTATACAAGATTGCACATAAAAATCATCCTGTTACAATATGGATGCGCGAATCATTGGATAACTATTTATGGACTCTAGATTTAGTAGAGGCAATGCATAATGAATGGAAATTTCGCTATGACCATCCTCCTGAAAAGATGCATAAATCATACATAGTTGCGAAATATTTGAGAGAATATTGTCCATCATCTGACAAATTTCCTTCAAAAGGACTAACAAAATTTGCTCTTGCTATGCCGGTTGAATGTAAGCAAAACGATCCTGTGGAATCTTATCGCATATACTATCAAACCCCAGATAAACAAAAAATTGCTTCATGGAAAAAAAGAGGGAAACCTCATTGGTACAAGCAACTAACTGTTTAGATTGCTCGTTTATTTTCTAAACTGAGCAAAATACCACTCTTTATCCATATCTAACATCAAGTGTTTATAATTTGTTTCGCGTTCCTCTATATCGCTGTAATTCTCATATTGTGTAACTGTAGGAGGGGTAATCATAAACCAAAAATCTTGAATCTGTAAACGCTTCCAAAAGATATCTAATGCAAATTTCTTTTTACCTTCTTCTGTCGGATTTTTCATTAATAAACCAGCGCTTTCTTTAAAATTCTTTAAAAGAGTATCATAATAAGTATTTTTTACTATATAACCTGTAGTGGTCTGACAGTAAAAAACACGAACACAATAATCATTTATTTTTTGATATGGCGGAACATTATTTCCTCCTATGATAATCATATCCCATACTAATTTATCATCTTCTTGAAATTTCTTTAACTGTGTTAATAACAGTTTCGGATTCGTAAACGTAATATCATCTTCGCAAATGAAAACATATTCGTAGTTTCGCTGTTTCGCTAATTCTATGCAGCGAATATGGCTTAATGTGCATCCTATTGCGCCAAGTTTAGATTTTACAGCATTCACTCTTTCACCTTGAATTCCTAAATTAGATAATTCACTCTTTACGTGCTCTAACCTGTCCGTACGATGCTCTAGATTAATATACAGTGTGTTTTTTAATAATTCCATTACTATGATATAAATTTTTTATTTATATCATTTATTTTAGTTACGTTTATTCTTACGTGTTCTTTTACCGCCTTTCTTTTTGCCAAATAATCCAGAAAATGATTCTCTAAGTGATTGCACTATTCCTTTTTTTCTTTCAGCACTTCTTGATTCAGTGGTCCTTGGAGTTTCTAGCTTAGGAATTCCGTTTTTAGTTCTCAATGCAGATATTACATCTGAAGAAGTTTTTGCACTAGGTCTAGGAGATCGTGGTGATCCTGTTTTAAATCTACCACGAGCAATAGTAGCAGCTAGAACAGGTGCTGATTTGCGCGCTTTCATAAATTTATGCTCTTTTTCTATACTTTTTTTAATTCTTTCCTTTTCTTCGCGCCTCTCTTTTTTTACTTCGGGATCTTTATGGTTATGTTCGTATAAAGCAGGATCTTCCCAATGCTCGCTTTTGGTTCTAGGGCTTCTAGCATCATAATCTGGAACAAAATCAGATACAGTATTTTTATTAGTGTCTATTTTTACTCTCTTTTTAGTGCCACTTTTAGTATTTTTTTTTAACGCGAGTATTTTAGCGCTCATTTATATAATATACAAATATTATTTCTTCCTAAAGTTTTTGCGTGTTTTTCTACCTCCTTTTTTACCAAATAACCTAAATACCGAATCAACCGCGTAAGGTATTAGACCCTGTTTTTTAGTTTCTCCTTCAACATCCCTCCATGTTAAATCTTCTTCTCTATCACGTGAAAATAATGCTGATCTACTAAGTCGAGCACTTCGGTCTTCTACAAAACGACTAGTTTTGTCTAGCTTTCGTTTCTTATTACGGGCTGCTGTTGCTGCCATATTAGGCACACTTCTACGCGCCATTAAAAATCTAGTTTGTTTATTCCTCTCTTGTTCTCTGTTATAATTTGCGTCGTCGTTTGTAGTCCAACGAGCTGACTTACTTCTTGGTGTAATCGGATGTGGATTATCATTGAATCCTTCGTTATTTTCTAAATTTATTGTTACTTTCTTCGTTCCCTTGGGTTTAGTGCCTTTTTTTAATATTGATTTTTTAGTACTCATATAAAGTATTACTATACTTTAATTTTACCCTCTAATTCACTAATTTTTTCGAATAATTCAAGAACTTTTGCTTTCAAAATATCTATTTCTATTTGCTGTGCCTCTATTTTCTCTTTATTTGAATCATCTGACCAAGACACTGATTTCTTTAACTTTACCGAATCTTGATCAGATAATTCCTCTATCTGTATATTAATATTATCTGGAACATTATCTATTTTTAATTTTCTTTGAGCAGGACTATTCTGAGTTGAAATTAATGGTTGAGGAGCATACTTACGCAATTCTTCTTCCCTTTCTTTCATATGTTGTTTAATTAATTCGTCCATATTTGAAAGGGGCGCATCCTGCTTTTCACCAAAATCAATATTTTCAGGTGTCTTTTTCTCAAATAACGAATTATATTCTGTTTGTTTATCGGCATATTGATTTCCTATTTTTTCTACTCTATTCTCTGTTATTGAGTATGGTTTCAAAAAATTATGTGGATTATTTGCTTTATTATAATCTCGAATAGTTTGTACCATATATGATATTGTTTCTTTATTCAATAACAATAAAGATTGTGTATCAATAGCTCTATTCATATTCTTTTCATAAAATAACTGTATAATTGACCTAAACCACTCATGTTTTCGGGTCGGATGACTATTGAAATGATCACTAACTATAGTGTTTTTACTAATAATGTTCCATAATAGTGTTTGATTTTCTTGAGTTACGTAGAGAGACATATTAATAATATAAATGCTATATTTTTATATTATTTACAATAGGCGATTTTTTCTAGTACGATTTTTTCTGCTTTTCCTTATCTTTCTTTTTTTTAATCTACGCCTAGATTTTTTACCGCCTTCTACATATCTAATCGGCGTAATTTTATGAGCTTCATATGGGTAACGTTGATAAAATTGCTTAATAAAATCAGAAGATGGTACATAGTTATACTTGCCGTCTCCATCTAGATCTTTATTAGGAACTTTTTTTACATATTCAAATAGCTCATGGAGGTAAGCATCAACTTGATCTCTATCCGAAAATGGCAATTTATCTTTATCTACTCTTATTAAGTAATTTCCTACTCTATAACCCTTATTGTTAATATACGGTATTCCGTAAGCTTCTGCATTTATAATAAGGTCTGTACCGTTTTCTTGCCTAACCATACTATAATATCATTATAAATTATTTTTCATTAAAATATATTTTTCGAAACCTAAATACATATTTGTCAGGAATACGTTTATCTTTAAAAAATTTAATTTTGTCCATATAATTATTAAATAATTTCTCGTCAGTTTCGTTCGATAACATTGTTATTATAAAAAAAAGCGCAAACATCCCACATTCTGTATTTGTCATCTGATGTTCTAATGGATAATTTTCATAATATTCTAATTCAATAGGACTGGTTAATTTTCTACTTTGCCCTTTCACTGTTTCAATAAACCTTTTTATTTCTCTCGGTGTTTTATTCCCTGCGCTATCCATATAAAATATGAATTTATCATCAATATCTATGTATACAGAAACCCAATGGCTTCCCCCACTCGTATGTGGAGAAACATTGAATACTATTCCAAATTTTGTTTTTCCGTTTTGAATATGTTTCTCTAAATCAAATGTACATAATTCATTGGATACACATCCGCCGTTCATGCTTTTAGGTTTGTTATCAAAATCAATAGGTGATGGTGGTGGAGCATAAAAATTAGGATATTTTTCCATATATTGTTTAAGAACATCCATGATATCAAAGTTCGATAACCACTCATCAGGATTCTTCTTCCATTCTTCTGGATGGTCTGGTGCGAATATTTGTTGGTCTATCTTTTTACGAATGCTATCGTCTTCTATTTCCTTTAACCAACAATCTTCTTTACTGCATGTTTTCAACTTTTCCTTTAATTCTTTCCATATATTAACAGGATTACTCGAAGTAATAGCATTGTCTGTGTGGTGTTTATTATAGCTTTTTTTTAATAGTTGTAATGCATCCGCGGTAAAACAACTACCTTTGACTGGTGTCTTTTTTTTAACAATTGGGCTGCAGTTCATATGTTTAAATGTTGTTCCTCCTTTCTTTTTTCTATATTTTACTGTGTTTCTCTTAGTATTGTTCCTTTTTCGCATATATATTATGATGCGAAAATATTCAGTGAAATTTACAAATAATACAATCCTGTTTTTTTATTTACACTTAAATACGTTTCTAAACGATAACTATAATATTACAGCTTTAGAAAGTAGTTTCTTAATATATAATGCCTAATAATAGATGCTATTCTAGCGACTATAGTTCAGATGATGATTCGTCATGCTGCGAACGCAAGCATTCTTGCAATAAATGTTCAAGATGTGCAGAGAAACGAAAAACAAAACAATGTCATAGAAAAAAGGAAAAATGTTGTAATAGATGTGAAAGACATTCTAGTAAAAAAATCACCACGTCTTGCGAAGATATTGAATATTTAAAGAAAATGGGGCAAGAAGGAAAAGTTATATTAATATCAATCAATTAAAAAATAACTATATATTATATACTTTAACGCATATAATATGGAAAGTAAAATATCCACAGTAATTGGAGAAGGAACATATGGGTGTGTACATGATCCTAGTTTAAAATGTAAAAATGCTCCAGGAATATCCTATGAAAATAAAATATCTAAAGTTCTTAAATCAAAAGATGCTGAAAAAGAACTAGGTGAATATAATAAAGTTAGTGATGTTGATAAAAATCTCGATTTCTATTTAGGGGTACCTGAACCTTGTTCGATTGATAATAAAAATATATTTAATCTTAAATCTATTCAAAAGTGCAAAATAGGCACCAACGTAATAAAAAAGTTAAGCACCGATGAATATAAAATGCTTGTTATGAAAAATGGTGGAATAGATTTAGAAAAATATTGCAAAGTTATGGAAAAATGGTCTAACTCTGAAATGAGCACAGAGCTATGCGAAAAATTCTTATTAGAAACGTTGCGACTCTTTAAAGGAATAATAGTATTTGAGAAACATGGTCTAATACATCATGATTTAAAACCACAAAACATAGTTTATAATGAAAAAACAAATCGCGTTAATTTTATTGATTTTGGCTTAATGGTGTCTAAAGATAAGGTTAGAACTGCAGCTGAACAATCTGAGTATGATTTGGGTATCTATCATTGGTCATATCCTTGGGAAATGGAAATACTAAATAAAGAGGACTACGATAAAGTATATAATTCTATTATTGAACAGGATAAAATACTAAACGAGATAAATGATCAAATAAAAGAAAAGAAGGGAAAATATTACGAAAACTGTCGTTCATTTTTTTATTATGTAATCGATCCAACTATTTCATTAGACGAATATCAAGAAGAATGTCTGCAATATATAAATGGTTATGCACGAACATTGAAAGAGAATCTAAAAAGCATGCAATATAAAGATTTTTTAAATTCTTCTTTAAAAACAATTGATGTATACGGACTAGGAATAGCTCTTATGCACTGGCTTAACAGTGCCAAAAGATTCATTGATAAGAATCTATTCGATGATTTGAATAGTTTATACAGCAAAATGATCGAACCCGAATTGAAATTAAGAATTACTATCGATCCTGCTTTAAACGAAATGGAATCAATTCTTAAGAAGAACAGTATTCTCGAAAAATATAATAAAAAAATAGTAGATCATTTATCAGTAGACAGACCAATAACTCCTAGACAACCTGTTTTAAAAATAGAAAAAAATATCTTTAAAAAAGCTACTTCTCCTATTAGAGAAGTCGTTGATAGAGATCCTGGCGCATGTCCTGAAGGAAAAGAACGTAATCCAAAAACGCGTCGTTGCGTTAAAAAATGCAAACCTGGATACAATAGAGACGAAAATTTTAAATGCGTAAAAGTTAAGGTTGCCAAAGTAGTAGTAGTAGATAAATCTAAAGTGCCTTGCCCTGAAGGAAAAGAGCGTAACCCTAAAACTCGACGCTGCGTTAAAAAATGCAATCCTGGATATGCTAGAGATGAAAACTTTAAATGCGTTCGAAATAAAACTTCTAAAATACATCAGTGAATTTATAAATGGGGTTTGTGATTACATCGCTGCGTTTGAGCAGCGAGAATATTTTATTTGTAATATATTTAGTATTAATTATACTATATATATAATATTAATTATATATGCCCAAAAACGATTGCTATCACTCGGATGATGATTCATGTTCTCGGAAGAGTTCACGAAACTGTGAAAATAAACGCGAATCTAAATGTAAAAAAACTAAATGCAATAGATCCAGCAGCGAAAAATACCGTGATGGTAAAGATGGAAAACATGGGAGAGATGGCGTTGATGGAAAAAACGGTGAAAACGGAAAGGATGGTAAATGTGGCCGGGATGGAAAAGATGGTCGCGATGGCGAAGATGGTAAAGACGGAAAGGATGGAGAGGATGGACGCGATGGGCGTGATGGTAAAGACGGAAAGGATGGAAAGGATGGAGAAGATGGGAAGGACGGGGAAGATGGCCGTGATGGCAGGAATGGAAAAGACGGTAAAGATGGCTGTGATGGGGAAGATGGAAAAGATGGTGAAGACGGTAAAAATGGTTGCGATGGTGAGGACGGAGAGGATGGTAGAGATGGGTGTGTTGGTCCGACCGGACCTAGAGGACATCATGGTGAAAAAGGTTGTCACGGTGAAAAAGGAGACAAAGGTTACCGTGGAGAAAAAGGTGAACAAGGTGAAAAGGGTTATCGTGGCGAAAAAGGTGAGCAGGGAGAGAGAGGCGAAAAAGGTGAGAAAGGGGATAAAGGTGAGGAGGGATGTCAAGGAGAAGAAGGTGTACAAGGTCCTCCTGGTGAACAGGGAGAACAAGGTCCTACTGGGGAACAAGGTCCTTCTGGATCTACTGGTTCTCATGGTTCAACAGGTCCTACTGGTCAACAAGGAGTTAGTGGTTCTCAAGGATCTACAGGTCCTACTGGACAACAAGGAGTTAGTGGTTCTCAAGGATTTACAGGTCCTACTGGTCAACAAGGAGTTAGTGGTTCTCAAGGATCTACAGGTCCTACTGGTCAGCAAGGCCTTACTGGTTCTCATGGATCTACAGGTGAACAAGGCATTATAGGTTATACTGGCCCTCAGGGCCCAGTAGGTCAAAATGCAGGCATATCATCCATTTTTGTATGGAGTGATCTATCACAAAATCATACTAGCATAACGAACTTCCAATATGTGTTTTTTGAAAACAGTCCGATAGGCCCTGCTGGCTCTGGTTGGACAACGGTTACTGACCCTAGTTTTACTTATCCAACTGCTTTTGTAGTGCCATCGTCAGGGTTTTATTTATTAACTTATAAAATCGACGTACGTTCTGGTGGAAATCTACTTCCCGGAAGCAATACAGATTGCGCCACAGTATTAACTAGAAACGGAAACGAAATTAATGGCTCATCAACATTGGTTGAAGCGCCAGAAACAAATCATATTTACACAATATCGAATACTATATTGGTGGATCTTTCTTTAAACGATCATATTTCCTTACTGTTTTGGTCAGGAGATATAGGTTCTCGTATTGGAGATCCCTCGTTTTTAACAGGTAAATTGCCTAATGGAAGTAAACCATCAGAATCTACTGCATCAATTGTTTTCACAAAAATATCATCTTAGAATAATCGTTAGAATATAATAAAAAATTGAACATAACAACTATGGGTTTTTTGTAGACATCTTTACATCAAAATGAATTATAAGTTTTGCCGCCCTGGTTGTCGCGATGACATTCCAGAATACCTGAATGAACACTTTGAACTTCCAGAGAAGCCATCTTTGTCGTTTATAAACTCGGGTACTGGTTCTGGAAAAACTGCATGCATGGTCGAAATTGTTAATAAGTTTGATGACTGCTTCAAGATTGTCGTCTCTCCGAACAAAATTCTTCAAGGACAAACCATGGAAGTATTCGGAAACGATCGATGGGGTAATGAATCTGTTCTTATGGACATGACACAGCCCTCTACTACTGCAAACAATATTATTCAGCATTTCAGAAACGGAGAACACGTTACGGCTTTTATGCCTGGAGTGGGACATCGTGGTGGTAAGTTCAACATGTTGACTGCAAAGGTTATGAGTATCATTGGCTCTCTAAAGAAGACAGGTATTAAGACAGTTGTTCTATTTGATGAATTTGACCAACAGTTCACTTCTTTCGTCGGCGGAGCACAGCTGCGAGTAGAGCTCAACAGAACTAATATGGGCATATTTAATAAGTACCTGGCAAATCCAGAGGGTCTTCACGTTGGTGATAACTTGCGCAGATTGGGATGCCACGTTGTTGGTCTATCCGCTACATTAAACAATGTAATTTCTAGCAAGTTGTATATGTGTGGATTTCTCAGTAGAGATATTCGGATATTTAATATTTACCCAATTGAATCTCTCTACGAGAACCTAAGGATTGAATCCGTCGATACCTCTGAATACAACAATATTGTTCCATATTTGCGTCGCGCAGAACCTGATATCGGAAAGAAGGTCCTTCTTATCTTTACTGAGGTAAAGCATATTAAAAGATTCAAGAAATGGTACAGAGAAAAATTTGGAAGAGATATTTCCTGTGTCGAATTCACTTCTGCTAATACAGCTGAAAGGAATAAATCGGAATTCAATGACAAGCTTGTTGCTGCTAAATATGTGCTTAGTGTCAATATGCTATGTACTGGATTTGACATATCTAGTCACGTCGATGGATGTGAATTTAACTTGGGAGTGCTTTTTCGTCCTCTCTCTGACGTAACATCAAACCCTCTCAGTGGGAATCCATTTAGCAATCTGTATTCTGAGCAAAGCGCTAAGCTTATTCAGAGCATTTCTAGGTTGCGCAAAGGAGGAATATTTGTAATTCCTAGCTCATTCGGCAACGTTTCCTCACTTTATGATATTCAACACAAAGTGAGCGTAATTATTAAGAAAGGATATAAGGAGGTTAATAAGATTGGCTCGTTTAGAACTACGATGTTGGAGCGCTATTTTCAATCAATATTGCTAGCTATTGTGCAGAACTTTAGGTACACGACTCCTGATCGTAAGGCGATTCAAGATATTCTTGATGAACTTCGATTTAATCATGGTCGTAACTTAAGAGAAGAATATGAGGGTAGTAACTTTGATAGCTACTTCTGGGTAAATGCGCTACGTGATCATTGGAACAATAAATTAGTGGAACTTGTTTCTGTCAGTGAACGTAATACTATTCCTAGGTTTGCTTCTAGATCAGTTCCTGTTGCTGTTCCTGCTCTTGCTCCTGGTCCTGTTGCTGCTCCTGTTGCTGTTCCTGCTCCTGTTCCGGTTGCTGTTCCTGTTCCTGTTGCTGATCCTGTTCCGGTTGCTGATCCTGTTCCGGTTGCTGTTCCTGTTCCTGCTCCTGTTCCTGCTCCTGTTCCTGCTCCTGTTCCTGTTCCTGTTCCTGTTGCTGATCCTGTTCCTGTTCCTGTTGCTGTTCCTGTTCCTGTTGCTGTTCCTGTTCCGGTTGCTGTTGCTGCTCATGTTCCTGAGGTAGAAGTTGTTCCCGAAATTGCAGTTGCTTCTGTTCCTGTTCCCGATGTTCAAGACGCTTCTGTTCAAAACCATAATTTTCCGGATATACATATGGCAGGAGGTGGTGAAAGAACTTCTTACGAAATGGATGAAGAAGTTAAGAGGAACGTTCACGAAAGAGGTAATGGTACATGTGGTCATTGCGGTCTTCCTATCTTATGTGGTTATGTTAAACAGATAGCTCACATGAAACGGAAAGATGACAATGGTGATTACACTGAAGATAATCTGATGAGCACGCATCAATTCTGCGATTCTAACTTTGATGCAGGTCAACTAATCTATGATATTATTCCAGACATGATTTGGAAGAATGCATATACCCAAGCGTATAAAGTAGATTATAATCAATATCGTAATATTTTAAAACAAAATATTTTGGCTAGATGGGAATGGGAGAAAAATCAACCGGAAAAGTGGGGCAATAACCTTACAAATGATACATTTAGAGAAACACTACACAATCGTGGATACACACTCCATTCTATTAACAGTCCGTCTCCTTAATTCGAGGAATAAAATTCATAGGAAATCCCATATCTATACCTTTCTTTACCACTTTATTTTTCCCCCAGAATGATCTTGATGGAGAAACATCTTCTGTTATGGTACCAAACAACATGTCCTCATCTTTTTCCGAATTAAATTCTTCAGGTGCCTCCATTTCTTTACATTCGAAATGGCGTATCAATGCACGGACATAATAATCGAATGCTTCATTTACTTCTGTAGTTACTTGGTGATTTTCATTGTCTAAGAAATTTTTTGTTACACTTACAATTCTATCTCTGTATTTGTTTATTTTTTTTAAGTGTTCTAAATGTTCCTGATGTTTTTTAGGATCGTTTTGAGAAATATACCGATTATAATGATTTTTATTCATAAGCAATTCTAGCGTTACTTTGTCTACAAACTCATTTACTATTGGTTTTGGATCGTTATCCTCTTCTGACATACTATTTATTATTGTTATATAAATACTATATTATAAACGAAAAATAAAGGTTTTACAGATTTAGTAATCTACATAGATGTTCATAAATTAATTATTAATATAGCGATAAAAAATATATCGTTATGTTATACTTAAGATATGTCTAATAGTTTCGGAACGCCTATCGGTGGAGGATATACACCAAAGTTTAATACAAGCAATAATTTAGGTGGGCCATTTAATGGTTATTCACCTCAACAATCTAATACTAATTACAAAGATAGTGAAATAGTAATGACTCGTAGAGTTCTTACAAAATCTTGGAACGGCAGAGGTGCTGTTGGAACTGATGGCGTTGATAATCAGCATAAACGCGTTGTTACTCCTTTTCGCGCGATTAACAATTTAGGAGATTTTTTAGGGCGCCAAAATTATGTTTGTGGCGGTCCTAATCAAATCAACAAATCACGCCCTGGATTGCAAGGGAGATTCGGTAGTATAATATCCGGATGCGACGGAACTGGCGTTCCTGCTTCAGTATGCAATAATCGTTTTGTTCCTGATTCGTCTGACTATATCAGATTTAAGAAACAAAGTGCCATTAACAAAAACTACAATGATTTAGGATTTGGTGGGGATATCCATAATGCTTCGTTCGTTGCTAGAATGGCTGTTCACCGTGGTATCAGGGCCATTTAAAGGAAACCTACGGTTTCCTTTTAAACCTTCCCTTTAAATTAAATCAGTAGTAAAGGATGGGTTTAAGAGAAACCCCACTACCTCCTTCTTAAAAATTAACTCAGTAGTAGAGGAGGGGTTTAATGGGAACCTAGGTTCCCCTTTTTTGTATTTATATTATATAAAAGTAAAGTATATAATATGAGCAATCCAATTTTTATTAAGCAAATTATGAATAACAATCAACTAGCTTTTACAAAAGCTATGCCTTTAAAAGATAGAACATCCGATGTTACGAGTGATTTTGAGTTAGGGCGCAAAACATATATTAAAACATACCAACCGGCGTTAACAAATTCTGCCGCAGAACAGCTTTTAACCCCTCCTCGCTACGGACCTAGTGGAAAATCTCGAATCCTCCCTACTGTATTCGATAGCACACATACACCAAACCAAAAGAAATGGATGGGTTCCACTAACCGCGATTCTTCCCAAGTAATATCTAATCGCAAAAATAATGCTGTTGGCAAAGGTACTTTAAATCTACCCACGACACAACAATCAAACGCATCTGCTACATTAGTAGGTTGTAGTTTGATTAATGGATCAAATTATTGGTCAACAGATGGAGTAACATGGAACCAAGCTAATACAGAAACAGGTTCACTTGATACTATTTGGACAGGTTCAAATTGGTTGTCTACTGGCGTAAATTTTGGTCAAGGAGTTATATCAACTTCTACAGATGGTATAGATTGGACTTTTAATGAAAACAGTGGAGGATTCTTTGACGTTGGTCTAGCAGTAGCAACTAAAAATAATAATATAGTTGTTTTAGGAGAAAATCCTCCTGAAAGTCCCATAAGTCCTAGTCCTTCTGGATTAACTGATACGTTAATATACTCCGAAGATTCAGGTGCAACTTGGTCTTCTGTAGAAAATAGTAATAATGTATTTACAAACACGAGATCGTTTGCCGGAGTTAAGTTAAAGGGCGGACTGATATCTTTTGGTAATGTCTGGGTCGGTACTGGATCTGGACCAAACTCTATAGGTTATTCTTCAGAACTTAATGGAAGTATATGGCATGGAGCAGTTTCCACAGTACATACTGTACAAGATACTAGTTCTACTATCTTTCAAATAGGAACGGGAATAGCGAACAGTGAAACCCTTTGTGTTTCTGTTGGATTTTCTATTTCAGGCCTAGTACTTTTTGGTTCAGAAGGCGAGACAATTGAAATATTGCCATCTAAATTAATTGCATGGTCAGAAAATGGAATAAATTGGACACCCGCTACTCTAAAGAATCCAGACAATACTGTCATAAATACAGTTGATATTCCACATTATATGTCTACAGATGTTGCGTTTAACGGTTCCAAATGGGTAACAGTATGTGTTGATTTTCAGGTAGAAATTGCTAATGGATACGTGTTTGTATCTGATAATGGAAAAGATTGGATTTTGCATCCAATGTTTGAAAGTTTCTTTCCATTAAGTATAGTTTGGAATGGGGAATTATGGATATCAAGTGGGTTTTATAATAGTTTTGGTAATGCAACATTTCTTTATTCGACCGATGGAATAAATTGGGAACTAAATCCAGAAGTAACGCCGAACCTTTTCTTAAAGATGGAATGGAACGGAGAACCATCTTATAATTCCAATAACCCGACTAGCTCTACTAATACACTTCTTTCGTTCACTAACGGTAATGATAAAAATCTAATAAACCATACTCTTCGACGCGTTCGTGGTGGTGGGGCAGTTCCTCCTCCCAAAAAATCTGCTAGTCCTAGCCATACATTCGTTCCAAGTCCAGGAACACATCCATATATGCAACCAGGATTCAAAGGAAAAATAGGAGGATACTTCCCTAACTCGAGATATAATACAAATCTGTAAACTTTAGGAAATTTCTTGTATATATATATATATATATAGAAGGTAAAATGCCTACTAAAAAACACTCAACAAAATTTAGGAAAACCAAGAAAATTTCTGGTGGAAAAAAACAAGCAACCCTAAAATATACAGGGAGAATGGATAATGGCACGTATACAGGAAACGTTTTTAGAGAGGGAAAGGGAGAACAACAATTTAATGATGGTAGCGTTTTTAAAGGTCTGTGGAGGAGGGATGAACCATGGTGGGGAGAGATGACTTTTCCAGTAAAAGGAAGATTTAAAGGAGCTTTTAAAAATTTTTTGCCATATTATGGTCGAATGTACGATTTGGACAAATCAGTTAAGACACCATTATACTATTATTATTTCGGTAAAAAAACACTTGAAATGCCAGGGGGGTTTAATTCAGATGCAAGGGCGTGGGCGTGGGATGGAAAGGATATCTTGAAACGAATGCAAGAGAGTGGGTGGTGGGATGAGAATTATTCGTCTGAGGAGGAGTCGTCTGACACGGATTTGTCCGCCATACAGTGGCCCGGGTCGCAAGACACGGAGTCGGAGTAAGGCACGCAGCATTCCGACGTGCATGCGTGGCAGTTCTCGGCGGGGATTTCCCCCCTCGAGGACTTCCCCCTCCCCACACTTACTCAAAAGGAAGATAAGCTAACATTAAGAAGCGACCGATTCTGTATTCATATCCGGGGAAGACGCAAAAGAATGACCTTATTTAAAAACCATATAAATATATATATTCTAATAAATATATATTTATGGAATTCGAAGAGCCCTCTAAAACAGTATACACAATTTATAGCAAAAGCGGATGCACTTATTGTACAAAAGTAAAAAAGCTACTTCAAGAGAAAAATTATGCATTTGATCTCATCGATTGCGATGAATATTTGCTAGAAGATAAAGAAGGGTTTTTGAAATTCATTCAGGAAAGAGCCGGAAAAGAATACAGAACATTTCCTATGATTTTTCGTTGCGGAGAATTTGTAGGTGGGTTTAACGAAACAAAACTATTGATTGATAAAGAATGTGCTTTTGAATTTTAGACCATTGCACATTGAAAATGCGCAATCAGCATCACGTTACTCACTCATAACCGCCAACGAAGTGGGTGACCGTTCCTTGTAAATCTGTAATAATAAGATACATTAGCGCAAAAAATTGAAATTAATATTAATGTGTAATATTAATTTAACACGACCAAATGGCGTCTATTTCTAGAATATGTCATACAGTTAGCAATTTATATGATAGAGTAAGAGGTGATAAAGAAGATTTTATAGATGAGAATGAATTTGAAAATAAAGTTAATGATTTACACACTATTGGTTTTATGGAAGTCCATGTCATGGATGATATTAATATTTATTCGGCTAGACATAATTTAAGATGGGCTGATTTTGTTCATATCGACGATAGTATAAAGAAATCTATTCTACTTAATCTTATTGAAAATCCTACTACATTCTTTGTTTTACAGAATACCCAAAAAGGAAAAATGAGGATCGTTTCTCTAGAAGTAAAAAAATGGGCCGACGACACTAGAGTTAAACCTGTTTCTTTTATAATAGTCGATAATGACCAAACCCTTGCAGACCAATCATGCGATGGTATTACAAAAGTATTTGGCGATCAAAGATACAAAATGTTTCTACTATCAAGTTCTAGCAATACAAAATTTGAATTTATTAAAACTTATATTGATGCTTATTCCCATGACGAAACTGGTGAATATCATATGCCAATAATAGTTCTACTATCTAATGTAAAACAATACGAGAAAATGCTAAGATTATTATCACATATAAATAACAAGGTTGTAAATTATAATTCAAAACTTAGATATGGCGTTGTTTGGGACGAGGCAGATAAAACATACAAATCTTTGAGAAACAAAAGAATCACTATTAATGGCGATTCTGTGTCATGTTTAACTTATTTTACAGATAATACTAATGCTCTTTACCGTCTTGGGTTTGTTACGGCTACTGACGGTGACTTGCTAGACGAAGATTATCCGGAATGTGCAAATGCATATCTATATCCTGTTGAAATAAACGCGGATGATCATCAACATTATCGAGCTTTGCACCATCCTGAATCTGTAACACACAGAGTTCCTTTTAAATCAAGACATACTAATAATTCTTATGCAAAAGAAGTAATTGATAACCATCTTGACCACTTTACAAAGCCAACTGTTCTTCAATCTGGAGAAATCTATTACAGGAAGATTATAATTAATTCCAATTCTAGAACTGAAGAAATGAAAGAATTTGCTAAGTGGGCTAATACAAAGGGTATGTATTCATGTGTATTTAATGGTTACGGAGGCGCAAGTGTTAAAGTATTTAAAGATGGACATCTTATTGGAACTCATAAAACAAGGGGTAAAAAGTTTAATGAAACATTATTCTATATCTATAAGAAGTATAAGCTTTGCGATAAACCAATTGTTATTATAGGAAGACGTAAGGTAGATCGAGGATTGGGATTTCATTATTCTCCAAGAACTAATGAAGAGATTAAAATTGATGGGGAGTTAGGAGTGCTTATTACAAAAAACAAAGAGGGTCTTATTTGGACTGACATTATATTGGGAAAGATAGAAGATAAGAATACAGCTGCTCAAAAAGCCGGACGATTAGCTGGTATTATTGGAAATTCTCCTCAGTATAGTGGAATTAGTCACTATTGGACCGATGAAAGTACAGAAAACCTCATTCGAAGACACAATACGATCGTAGACGAAAGTAATAATAGCTTTGGTTGTTCTGTTTTGCAAGCAGTTAGACATGCCGAAGACACAACGCCGATTGTTAGAGTAAACCACCGTACTGATATTAATACATTTCTTGTTTATAATAACGAAGACGATGTTAAAAATGTATGTAGATATCTTGATTATTATTACAGAGCAACTTCGGTTTCAACTGAAGGACCAAATACAGGATTCCGTGAAACAACGCTTAACGGTCCTAAACTTAAAGCTTCTTTAATACAAGCTATTGATAAGGTACCAACAGCTTATGGTGGTGGAGCTGCAGCATACCGAACATATTATCCTTGTTATAAAGACATTAATGATCCAACGTCTCTATATTTCGTTGTGATTATTAGACCTGGTACTGATGTTGCAAAGCTTCAACACGTAAGGGCCACATGGCCTTCGATTCCAATCCCACAGGAAGGAAACTTTTAAACAACAATAAACAACAATAAAAAACAATATAAAAATATTTTTTTTTATATTGTATACTAGAATGTCTTCATCTAGAGTAGCTATTGGTATTGACTTAGGAACTACTTATTCTTGCGTTGGCGTCTGGCAAAATGACCACGTCGAGATTATTGCTAACGACCAAGGAAACCGCACTATGCCTTCTTATGTTTCTTTCACCCAAGAAGAGCGTTTGATCGGTGAGGCAGCTAAATCACTCGCTGCTAATAATGCTAAAAATACTGTATTTGATGCCAAGCGTCTTATCGGAAACAGTTTTAATGATGAAAAGGTCCAATCTGATATGAAGCATTTTTCTTATAATGTTATTAGTCGTGAAAATAAGCCGTTTATCGAGGTTGAGTTTAAGGGCGAAACTAAGGTATTTGCCCCCGAAGAGATTAGTTCTATGGTTCTTGGTAAGATGAAGGAGATCGCTGAAGCATATTTGGGTTTCGATGTTACTGATGCTGTTATTACTGTGCCTGCTTACTTTAATGATTCCCAGAGACAAGCTACCAAGGATGCTGGAACTATTGCCGGTCTTAACGTCATCCGCATTATCAATGAACCCACTGCAGCGGCAATCGCCTATGGCCTTGATAAGAAGAGTGAAGGAGAAAAAAATGTGCTAATCTTTGATTGCGGTGGTGGTACATTTGATGTATCTATTCTTACAATTGAAGAATCTATTTTCGAAGTTAAGGCCACTGCAGGTGATACTCACCTCGGTGGTGAGGATTTTGACACAGCAATGGTAGAGCATTTTATGCAGGAATTTAAGCGTAAGCATAAGCAGGATATTTCTTCTAGTGCACGCGCTGTTCGCCGCCTCCGCACTGCATGTGAGAGTGCTAAGCGAACTCTTTCCTCTTCCACAGTAGCTAATATTGAAATTGATAGTTTGTATGAAGGTATTGATTTCAATAGTAGCATTACTCGAGCTAAATTTGAGAACCTTTGCGACCATCTATTTAGGAAGACAATGGCTCCAGTTGAGCAAGTGCTCCGCGACTCTAAAATGTCTAAGGCCCAAATCAATGAAATTGTTCTCGTTGGTGGTAGTACTCGTATCCCTAAGATCCAACAGCTCTTGTCCGAATTTTTCAATGGAAAGGAACTCTGTAAGTCAATTAACCCCGATGAATGTGTAGCTTATGGCGCTGCTGTTCAAGCAGCTATTCTAACTGGTTCACGGGATTCTAAGATTTCGGATCTCTTGCTATTGGATGTTTGCCCTCTCAGTTTGGGTCTTGAGACCGCAGGAGGTGTTATGACTAAGATTATTAACCGCAATACTACAATTCCTTCTAAGAAGACCCAAACATTTTCTACTTATGCTGATAACCAACCCGGTGTATTAATTCAAGTATTTGAGGGTGAGCGTGGCATGACAAAGGATAACACGCTCCTTGGTAAGTTCCAATTGGACGGTATCCCTCCTATGCCCCGCGGTGCTCCCCAAATCGAAGTAGCGTTCGACTTAGATGCTAATGGTATTCTGAATGTCTCTGCATCTGAGAAATCTTCTGGAAAGTCAAATAAGATTACGATTACTAACGATAAGGGTAGGTTAAGTAAGGAAGAAATCGATAGAATGGTTGAAGAGGCCGAGCGGTATAAGAACGAGGATGAGGAATTACGTGGTAGAATTGAAGCTAAGAACCGTATGGAAGAGCAAATTTACCAACTAAAGAGTAGTAATTCGGATAGCAAGGCCGACCCAGATACTAAGAAGCAAATTGATGACGTTATCAAGGAATATGAGGATTGGCATACTGACAATCCTAGCGCTTCCAAGGAAGAATTTGAGACCAAATCAAAGGAAATGATGGACGCAGTTACTAAGTTGTCTGTAACAACTTCTTCTTCTTCTGTACCAAAAACCGTCGACGAAGATGATGGTCCTGAAATTCAAGAGATTGATTAATTTTTTCTATCAATACCATATAAATATGCATCCAGCTATAAAGTATTTAGGATATGCAATTATAGCATATGTGTTTCTATGGATTGTTTATATGATATTCGCGTATATATCGCTTTACTATGATATAATTGGAAACATAAAAAAAATGTTTACAAAAACATCAACAAGTTAAAATATTTTTTCGCATTATATCATATAATGTATAATTATTTAGTAGAATTTGTTGGCACTGCGTTCTTCTTATACGTATTCTTAGCCACTGGAAATCCTTTAGCGATTGGCGCGGCTTTAGCTTTAGTTATATTGCTCACCGTTAACATTTCTGGTGGATATCTTAATCCTGCGGTTACAATTGTAATGGCTTCTGCTGGAAAATTATCACCCAATGAAGTTATACCTTATTGCATTGCTCAAATTTTTGGCGGGTTGACTGCTCTTGAGCTTTACAAGAGATATAAACTCTAATTTTGAATATAAGCTATAGCTGATATTCAAATCTACTTAGTTTTTTTTATTAATCTATAAAAAATAAATAGTCCGATAACAGTAAGAGAACCTACATAGAATTGTGTTGTTATGTTCATTTTTGGTTCAGGTTTGTAAGAACCATCTTTCATAATATTTCCTTTTTTGGCTTCCTTAATATACTTTTCTGCGCTTTCATAAATACTATCTTCTAATACCATAAATTGATTATTTACTTCATTTTGTTTTATAGAAACAGGTATCATTTCTTTGTCTTTTTGCCTGTAACTTAGATATACTGGATCAAATTTGCTCTTATATAAATCATCTACTGCTGAAGAATTACCTTTCTTTTTATAACTACTAAAGTTTTCTTTAATTGGAGGCAATGGTCGATTAGCTAAAATAATGTTATTCATTTTATATTATAAATATAAATTTTTTTATACTTATAATTCTAACCAAAATTATTATAAATAGGTATAAAGATACAGCAATATATTAATTAGACATGTGTGGAATATTTGCGCTATTAAACAATGATGATGCAGTATTGAGCATGAACTTTTTAAAAGAACAGTTTGATAAGGGCAGGGGCAGAGGTCCTGAACATTCCATATTTAAAAGCGTAATGATAAAGGCATTGTTTGGGTTTCATCGCCTAGCTATTAACGGTATTGATGATGTATCGAATCAACCTATAATCATTAATGAAATTGGTGTAATATGCAATGGCGAAATTTATAATTATAAACAATTATACAAGGAAATGAATATTACTCCAACAACAAACTCGGATTGTGAAGTCATTATACACCTCTACAATAAATACGGTATAGATCATACTCTAAAAATGTTAGATGGTGTATTTGCTTTTGTATTGATTGATTATCGTTTAGCGAATAAAACATCTAAAATATATGTTGCTCGTGATCCTTACGGTGTTAGACCTCTATATTATTTAAGACCACAATACGGTACTGAAGTATATGGATTCGCTAGTGAATTAAAAATGGTTAATGAGATTAAAGATACATTAAGTTATAGAAAACCCAGATTTAGGCAGAATGATATATTTTATGATATAGAACAATTTGCCCCGGGGACATATTCTGTATTTGATTATAATTATAAAGTAAATTCATTATGGCGCCTTATCAAAGACCAATATCCTTATCATTCTACAGGATTTCATACTAATATTTATAACCCTAGTCAAAGATATATTACCGACAATATTCAATATTATTTGAAAAGCGCTGTTGAAAAACGTTGTTCTACTACAGATCGACCAATTGCGTGTCTGCTTTCTGGTGGATTAGATAGTAGTTTAATAGCTGCTCTAGTGAATGATTACCATATTAAAAATAATTTACCCACCATTGAAACATATAGCATAGGATTGGCCGGTTCAGAAGATTTAAAGTACGCAAAGGTAGTAGCAGATTACTTAGGAACGAAACATACAGAAATTCTATTAACAGAACAAGATTTTCTAAACGCTATTCCAGAAGTAATACATGCAATTGAAAGTTACGATACGACTACTATTCGTGCTAGCATTGGTAATTGGTTATTGGGTAAATATATATCCGAACATAGCGAAGCCAAAGTTATCTTTAATGGCGACGGATCTGACGAACTTGCAGGCGGATATCTATATATGAATTACGCACCTGATCAAATCGAGTTTGATAACGAAACATGCAGGTTACTAAAAGATATTCATGCATTCGATGTATTGCGTTCAGATAAATCTATTTCTAGTCATGGATTAGAACCTAGAACTCCTTTTCTAGATCGTTCATGGGTGCAGTTTTATTTAACAATCCCTAGTTCTATCCGTTTTCATAAGCTATCTGGAACGATTGAAAAATCTCTTATTAGAAATGCATTTTCAGAAAACGAATATAAAACATCAACTGGAAAAGCACTATTGCCAAACGAAGTATTAATGCGAAGAAAGGAAGCGTTTAGTGATGGTGTATCTAAAACAACACGCTCCCTTTATCAAATAATCCAAGAATATTGTGAAGAGAAATTTATAGAAGAACATTCTAATAATCCTCAGAAAATAAGTAAAGATGTAAATATTTATGAACAGATTGCTAGAATCGATGAATCGTTAAGTGAAATTGGCGATCATCTACTTCCTACTACTGCCGAACAGTACTATTATCGTAAAATTTTTGAAAGTGCGTATAAGGGAATGGGTCACATCCTACCGTATTTCTGGATGCCGAAATATGTTGAAGCAAAAGACGCGAGCGCTAGAACACTAGGTATTTACAACACATAAAAAATTGATCTGTTCTAGTTCTATGTTTATATAGAACAAATCAATTACCTACAATGAGCAACATTCTTCTTAAATTAACCAGTAAAACTGGAAAACGTCTAGTAAATAATGATGTTTTAACTATTATTAAACTATTTACTGGTGAACTCTATTATCGTAACGGGAAATATACCAAGGTTAACAGAATCCCGAGATTGGATTTTCGTTATGAAATGCTTTTGAATAGACCAATGATAAAACAGATACTGAATACAGATATAAATGATCATTTCCTTAAAGGAAGCGTTTGGTTTAAAGTAAACGGCAAATTCATGGTGTTTAATGTGGGATATCTACACGTTTGGTTAGGAACACATTATTACGATGGCTACGTTACAGAAGTATATTATAAAAATAATATTTATTTAAGTCATATATAAAAACGCGAACAAAAAATAATAAGGTAATATATAGAATGGATGATCATCAACTATTAGATCTTACTCAAAAATCTTTTTATGGTGTTTACTATTTTATGTTGGCTGCGCTAGCTATTACATTTTTATCGTGTTTTATTGTTAAAGACCCACAACTACGAAGAATTTTATTTATTGAGATACTGGTGACAGGAATATCCTCATTCATGTATTTTTTATTTACTAATAATATTTCACAATATTTTGATACGGTTCATAAAGATAATGAAGATATAGATTTGACTGTAGTAGATCGTTTGCGTTATAATGGATGGGTTTTTACTACACCCCTTATGCTTATTGCATTATGTTTAGCTCTTAGCAGCTCTACCAGAGTCATTATAAATCCAATTACTATGTTTGCTATTTTACTTCTTAATTACATCATGTTAATGTTTGGGTATTTAGGAGAAGTAAATGTTATAGACCGTTTAGCTGCTATGATATTAGGGTTTATACCATTTTTGCTTATTTTTTATTTAATATTCAGCACGTTTTTATTAAAATCATTTAACCCGTTTAATTATCTCCTCTTTGGTATCTATTTCGTTATATGGGCTGGTTATGGTATATCTTATATATTTGAAGAGAAAGAAAAAAACATTGCTACAAACATATTTGATGCTATATCGAAAGGTGTTGTTGCTATTATATTATCATTTAGCTATATAGCGTTCTAAATTCACACTTGTAAATCTGTAATTATTTTTGTAAAAATACAAAAATAATCATAATATAAAAAATGCACAAAGGAATTCATTATACAATAGAACCTCATAAAGATTCCTGTTTCGATTTTATGATTGGTATTTCTGGGTGGGTAATAGGTTGCATTGAAGGGGGTATTGTGGGTATACTTATGATGTGTGGTGAAAAAAAAGATGAAGGTGATCTAATAAACGAGATAGAGATTTTTGTTACTGAAATGGAGAGCGGTTATTCAACTGGTAAAAAAGACACTAAAATATTGGGTAAAGTTATACATAGATAATATTTGCATGTCTAGAAATCCGCACTAAAATCGAATACATCTCCTTCCACTGTCTTGTTAGCCAACGCATACTCCGAATTCGTACGCTCAAAGAAATTTACCTTGGACTCGATGCTAATCAACTCCATAAAATCAAATGGGTTTATTGAACCATAAATCTTATCATAACCTAGTTGCAATGCTAACCTATCTGCAACAAATTCGATATACTGCGTCATCAACTTAGCATTCATGCCAATCATACGGCAAGGAATCGCCTCTGTAATAAACTCCTTCTCTATCTCCACAGCTTCAGTGATAATCTCATAGATTCGCTTCTTTGGTAACTTTCTTACCATTTTTGAATACAATAAGATCGCAAATTCTGTATGCAGCGCCTCATCTCTAGAGATCAGTTCATTTGAAAACGTAAGTCCAGGCATAAGACCACGCTTCTTTAACCAATAGATCGAAGCAAATGATGAACTAAATAGAAGACCCTCTACGCAAGCAAACGCTACTAATCGCGATGCGAAACTACTACGCTTATCATTGAGCCATTTCTTCGCCCAATTAAATTTCTTCATAATACAAGGATAATGCTTCGTTGCCTCAAACAATTTTGTTTTCTCCTCTGAATCCTTAATATAAGTATCAATCAATAAACTATACATCTCTGAATGTATATTCTCCATAGCAATCTGAAATCCATAAAATGCCCGTGCCTCCGAAATCTGCACATCCGACATAAAACGCACAGCTAAATTTTCTGTTACAGCACCATCGCTAGCAGAAAAGAACGCCAACACCATCTTAATAAAATTACGCTCATCTTCGTTTAACGTATTCCAATCATTCAAATCCTGAGCAAGATTAACTTCATTTACGATCCAAAAACAATCTACTTGCTTTTTATACATTTTCCAAATATCGTCATGCTTGATAGGAAACATGACGTAGCGATTGTCGTCAGGTGCGAGAATGGGTTCAACGAAAGCTGGCTCGGACATTTTTTGCCTAAATAATATACTGGTTAGATTTTATCCCCTTTTCGGAATTTAATTAGCGAGTATGTGATTTTGCGTTCAAACTCACATAATTATTTAAATTTCAATTTTTCAATGTCTTCGGTGTTTCCTTGTTCTACGGTGTTTTCTACTATGTCTCGTTCTCCTTAATGTAGGGGTTACCTTCCCTACGAATCTGCCAACGCCTCTGGCAACGTTTCCTAATAAATTCTTGCCCTTGCTAACAACGCTACGAATACTAATGTTTTTCGCCATATATTATAATAAAATATATTATATTGAAACTATGATTGATTTATGCAAATATAAAAATATGTTTGGTGAACCAAACACAGGAGCCCATCAATATAGATTCCTAAATATAGCGGTAATCGATGTCGCATTTACCATAATTTTTGCATATGGAATATCGTATTTTCTTGATTATCCATTTATAATAACTTTAGGAATCTTGTTTCTGCTCGGTATTATATTTCATAGATTATTTTGTGTACGCACAACAGTCGATAAAATTTTATTTCCTTAATTGTTTTTTCCGCTGGTTTTATTTTCAATAGGTATTGTAATGAAAACAACGGATAATGATCTCTCTGACTCTCTCGGTGAACCTAAGGTTGAAACTAAGAAACCTAGAACTCGTAAACCTAGAAAGCAAAACCAAAAAGAAATTATGAACGAGTACTACACCGATGTAGAAAAAGAAAGAGAACAGTCCGCAGCAAAACAGCGCAAGTACTATGAAAACATGCAATATTTATCAGCGCACGAAAAATCATTATTCGACCAGAAATTTACTAACCCAAAAAACTTTAGCCAAGAGCGTTATGTAGGTCTATTAAAACAGAAATCTAAAAAAATCGTTGTAGCCACAGGGCCTGCAGGAACAGGCAAAACCCTTTTTGCAACCGAATTTGGCGTCCGTAATTTTCTTTTAGGAGTTTACGAGAAACTTATATTTACACGCCCTTCTGTGTCCGTGGATGAAGATTTAGGTTATTTACCAGGAACCCTTGAAGAAAAAATGGCTCCCTGGGTGCGTCCCATCTATGATATCCTTTATCAATTTATATCACCAAAAGAGGTTACTGCGCTTATGGAAGATAAAGTTATTGAAATCGCCCCCCTAGGTTACATGCGCGGTAGAACATTTAAAAACTGTTGGATCGTAGCAGATGAAATGCAGAACTCTACTATTTCCCAGATGAAAATGTTGCTAACGCGTTTAGGAGAAAATAGTCGGCTTGTTATTACTGGAGATTTAGAGCAATATGATCGTCAGAACGAGTTGAACGGTTTAGATGATTTTTTAAATAAATTTAGAGGAAAACGATCTACAAGCATTAGTAGTTTCGAATTCCAACGCAGCGATATCCAGCGTGAGGATGTCGTTAAAGAAGTTCTTGATATTTATGGTGGCGAAGAAATACCTTCCAATTACAATTTAGAAGAAGAAGATGCCTAATATTTTAGAACAATATTTTCCCAATATAAAGTATATATAAAATGAAAAGCTTCTTCAATAATTCTATGAAACTGAAGTATAATTTCGGTTCTCTCTTACATAATCGCTTTATACTTTATTTATTTTTCATTGTTGCACTGTTACAGCTTATATATTTTTTGAATATTAACGATATGTTTTCTTTTTCTGCTCTTATATTGGTTGGATTATTAACATCTTTCTTTAATAAAAACATGACAGTTATACTCTTTGTCGCTATAGTTTTTACACATGTTATTAAGTATGGTCGTAAATCATATAGCGAAGGGATGGATGATATGGAAAGCAAACCAGAAAGTCCTTCCGATTCTGCTGATAAAATCGTAGCCGATCTATCTAAGATTAAAGAGGTATCTGAAAAAATTACTGAAATGAAAAATAGCAAGGACGACAAGAAAAACGACCTTATTAACAACTTAGAAGATATTAAAGAAACACGTGATCAAATCGTACAAAAAGTAGAAAATATGCAACCCTTGTTAGAGAAATTTCAGGGATACATAGATCAATACAAGGACTATAAGAAATACGAATAGAGTTAATAAATAAAATTATATATATTATTTTCACTGATTCTAATATATATAATATATAAATTAATTTATAAATGGATATTATTGCTGAAATTGAAGGAGCTATCGCAGATTCTCTTGGTGCTACAAATATGATGGAATCAATTATTGGAGTTGTACAATCTTCTATGGCGGCTGCCCAAGCTACGCTAATGGAATCTCAATATTTAGCAGCTATTCCAATTATAGCTGCAGAATTTAGAGGACTAGTAAATATATTGCAAGGTTCTGGTGAAGTGTTCATTGGTGGTTTAGAAAGTTTAGAATTCTTTATACCTGATCTATTTGATGGAATATATACATTAATAACGTTTGCATTATCATGGATGATGTGCCTTTTTAAAAACATATCTAATATGCAAACATGTTTATTTTATTATTTGTTAGAAACTTTTGGTCAAATAATATATCTTCCTTTCCGGATTATTTTATGGATATGTTACGTAGCTAAACTTGATTTGTATCCTGGTGAGACGGCTTTCTGGGATAAGGTTGAACAATTAGATCGCGTTTTAATGAAATATATAGGATTTCATATTAGTCATTATCCAAAAAACATTAGAGAAAAATGTTATAATTGTAAACGATTGAAAATATCTACTCTTAGTCGTCATGCAGGACCATTAGTAAATGACGTTACAGATAAACTTCCATCGCTATTGATGCCTGGTTTTATGCATATTGCTAAGGGCGGTGAACAACTCATGCATCCTTTTGATTTCTAATATTAACGTATTTTATTTCTATAATTATTATATATGTCATTAACAGCTTCTGATTTAAAAATAAATGATGAATCTTATTCGACCAAAGATAAAAACGGAAATGTTTTTATTTTAGGGAAGTTATTAAAAATAGAAGAAAAACCGCAAGTTTGGGGTTTTGATATGATTAATCTTTATAAATTAACTTTCGAAAATATGCCACCGAAAGAAATACTTAGAGAAAATAATTACACATCGTTTAATCCCGATGGCGTAAATCCTATGGAAAAAATGTTTACTAAACTTGAAAAAGGCGGTAAGAGAAAATATAATAAAACCAAAAAAGGTGGAAAACGTAAATCAAGAAAAAGCAAAAGATCGAATAAATAATCCTAGCAATTTATGTATTGATAATATATAAAATGGGTAAAAAATGCATTCCAGGATTATTCTGTGTTGAAAACATGACACTATTTCTATTATTCGTTATTTTAGTCCTTGTAGTATACTTCTATCATATTCATATGTCTAATGCTAAAAACAGTGAACCATCGAAAGTGATTATTGTTAACCAACCTCCTTTAGGCGCAATTGCTACCCGACAAGACCCTATGAATAATCCTTATTCCCCTCCTATGAAATCAGATTCAATCTATTATCCTCCTAACTCTGGAGACATTAGAGGTATGGTTCCTGTAAATATTGAAACTAGAGGATTGACAACTAGTTATCAACAAGTCGGAATATTAACCAGAAATCGCGGCGGTGATATGATACTTCCTTTAATGGGAAGGAGAAATATGGCTGGGCGTGATAAATGGCAATATTACACAATATCAAATACAGGCAATTTAAATACTAAATTACCGATTTCTGTAAACGGAAAAAGCTGTACTAGTGAGTATGGATGCGATAGCATTAGTAATGGCGATACAGTATATGTTGAAGGTTACAACGATACCTTCCGCGCCACGGTTTATGAAACCAGTACCTTCCAATATCTCCCTCAACTTTAGAAAATAAAATGTATTACTAATAAACTATATCTACTTATAATATAGTTTATTATGTCCCAATTTAATGTAGATAATTCAATACCTTTAAATTCATCATTTTTATCGTTTAGTCATCCTAGAGTTACTATTTATAATGGTGACCATTTAGAAAAAAAACCTGCATCTCCTGTTAGTTCATTATACTATTATAAGATACCTTATCCAACTGATAATGATACCAGATTAACTTATTATGATCGCGGTACTCCTGTTCTTTATAAACCTAAAAATCTTTACTTATATGGACTATTGCATAATAATATCACTGGTCTCACAACGGAAAAATCTGACCCAAATAAAAACATAATAGGGGAAACTGTTATAGAATATGCATCTAGTTCAACTAATAGTAAATTGTTCCTCTGTGTTTTATTAAAAAAATCTTCTTCTTCTATGTATTCCACAACTGGTATCGATAAACTCATTACTATGGTTATTACTGAAAAATCTGATCAGGAAAAATATATTCGTAGCATTGACTTATCTTTTGATCGTGATTTACCAAAAGATCAAAAATGTTTATTATATAAAGATAATAACAACGTTGTTGTAGTTCTTTTAAATCCTATAGTGTTATCTTCTGGTGACGTTAGTACAATAATTTCGAAACTAAATCCTGGCACAGATCTATTCAATGTTAGTGCTCCAGCTGATTACATAACAACCACTGTTGATGCCGAACAGGAAGAGGATTATACTGCGGAAGAAAAACCTCAAGAAAGCAAAGAGGAAATTTATATCGATTGTAACCCAACTAATGATGATCTTAGAGATGCAACTACATATAATTTACCAATAGGAACAAAACTATCAAACGATATACAGAAAATGGATTTAATGAAAACATCTATGAACTTTTTTGTTTTTATAATTGGTATTACGTTTATGTATTTTACTATTCCTGTTACATATAAGATGTTGGTTATAGAAAAGCTTACAGGATTTGAAGATGTAAATAAAGCAAACCGTATTAGAAGCGCAGATATATTATTATCATTAGGATTTATTTTATTAATTTTATTATTTTTATATACAGGGTTTATTAAACCAGACGGAGATACTCAAACAGGAATAACTGGCATTTTTGTATTTATTGTGTTTATGTTATCTATTACTTTAATACAGTTTAATAAAAACTCATGGTTAAAGGGTCTGCCAGAAGCTAATAATAAAGATGTATTTACGAAAGATATATGGGCTTTAATAGGATCAGCTTTTTCTTTTGCTTATATTTTTAATGGTGATTTAATAACATTTTCTGGTGGATCAACCTTAACTATTCTAGTATTATTAATCATCGCTACAATTGTGTTAACAGTTTTATACTTTTCAGATAATAAAATTTTTGACAAATATTTCTGGATATATGGTGTAATCATGATAGGCATTCCATTGTTTATGTTCTTACTAACTTAGCAAATATAATTAATAATGTCAAATTAATAATTATAAAAATCTTACAAGGAGGATAAAATTTTACAAGGGAACCTCTGTTTCCTTTCTAATATAACGACGCATCCTTAATATTATCAGCTACTGGTTTATAACTGCTTGAAGTAAATACACTAGGATCACTATGTCCTATAGGAGCCATTTGTTGAATCACTTGCTCTTCTAATGATTCTGGTCTTGGAGGATTTAATGCCTTTAATTCAGCATCTTTATTGGCTTGAGTAGGAGTATATTTTACCATTTGAACACGTCCAGTTCTATTCGCGCTACGGCGTAATAATTCGTACGCAACAAATACGTAAACAACTGCAATTATAGGATTGACATTAAAAAATAAATATACAGTTATCACAAATATAGATAACATACCTAAAGATGAATCAACCATTCCTGCTAAGAAATTGGGTGTTTGGATAGGCAAAACTATGTAAAGTATAAAAATTACTAATAATGCGAATTCCAATTGCGAAAACGATTTAAATAAATTAGGAATGTTTGGGAAATTCATTATATTATACAATACCATTATATTTTTTCAAATATGCATTAATATCTCTTAGAAAAATTGAATCATCCTAAATAGATTTAAGAAACCAATATATACAATAGGTCATTAATATCTTAATGAATAGGAGAAAATTCTTTACTAGTAAAAAAAACAAGTCACCTAAAACAAATGAATTTACTCTAACCGAACAATATAAAACCACTATTTGTTCTAATTCGTATTTGGGGAAAAAAGGTTACACTATACCGAAAAATTTATTATCAAAAGAGGATGAACAGTTTCTACGTAAAGATTTATTTGTAAAACCTGTTATCTTTGGCACTAATTTTGGTGGGAAAGGCGCTGACGAAGGAAGCTCTTTCCCCGTATTCCGTGAAAATGCTAATAAAATGTATCTGCCCAGGTTTTACGGTATCCAGCGCTACGGACTCCCTCCACGTTCAGAAATAGGAGTCGGAGAAGATATTTCCATTGAATTTGCTAAACCTCTACGTGATTACCAAGATAAAATTATTGGGGTTTATATGGATTATGTAAATACAGATATATGCAGTGGTTCCGAAAATAAAGGCAGTGGAGGGATACTCGAAGTTCCTTGTGGACGAGGCAAAACTGTACTGTCTCTAAAAATTATATCACTATTAAAGAAAAAGACATTGATCCTTGTACATAAAGAATTTCTAATGAATCAATGGATTGAACGCATAAATGAATTCTTACCAGGCGCTACTGTCGGAAAAATTCAGGGTTCTGTATTTGACGTTGATGGAAAAGATATCGTTATTGGTATGATTCAAACCCTTTATGATAAAGAATACAGTCAAGACACATTCTCATGCTTTGGTCTAACCATTATTGATGAAGTACACCGAATAGGCAGTGAGCAGTTTTCCCGAACACTATTTAAGACAATTACACCTTATATGCTCGGTATTTCAGCTACAGTAGATAGAAAGGATAAACTAACGCGGGTTTTGTATATGTACATTGGTGAAAAAATTTATACAGAAAAACGCGAGGACGATGATCTTGTTTCTGTACGTGCTGTTCGATATAAAACAAACGATCCCGAATTTAATGAGGTTGATGTAGATTTTCGTGGTATGCCCAAATACAGTACTATGATTAGTAAGTTGTGCGATTATGGTCCCCGTAGTGATTTTATTATTCGTATTATTAAAGATTTGGTCGCAGAAGAACCAGAAAATCAAATTATGATATTGTGTCATAACCGATCACTATTATCCTATTTGTATGATGGAATTGTTCATCGGAATATAGCACCAGTTGGGTATTATGTAGGTGGAATGAAACAGGCCAATTTACAAGAAACAGAAGGTAAACAGATTGTATTAGCAACTTATGCTATGGCTGCCGAGGCCCTAGATATTAAATCTCTATCTACTCTTGTTATGGTTACTCCAAAAACAGATATTACACAATCTGTCGGGCGTATTTTGAGAGTAAAACATGAGAATCCGATTATTGTAGATATTGTAGATTCGCATGATTTATTTGAAAACCAGTGGAAACAGCGTCGCCGGTTTTATAAGAAATGTAATTATCGGATTCGTGAAATAGATTCTACGAAATATACGAATATGATGGTGGATTGGGAAAATGATAAAATGTGGACAAGGACATTTGAACCTAAGAATAAAACGGTAGGATGTGTAAATGAAAAGGATGAGGATTCTGATGATGTAAATGAGATAGGTGTTGCGAATTGTCTTATTAATATTAATGGTTTAGAAGGACTAGAAGATTAACACTATAAATAATTTTATAGATATTATATAAATGAAAGTGATAGCAGATGATGAAGAAGAATCCTCAATAATTTTAGGAGGTGGTAAAGTTACTCCCGAACAAAAAGCAGAATATATGGTATCTTATTATGGAATTATTGATGCAAGAAAGGCAGGAGATAAAGAAAAGGAGAAAGAATACGCAGATAAATTAATAAACTTTTTATATGCTTTTGTAATAAAAGAAATCGAAGATTTCTCTGATAATGAGAAAGAATCGGCAGTTCTTAAAGATCAAGGATATTCCGATGAAAAAATACCTTCTATGTTATTCACTCCTGAAGAAATTGACGCTATGAACCAAGATGTAGCAAAAATATGGGAAACTATTGATCCCGAGGAAACTGATCATATTTTTAAAGTTAATCTTGTTTCTTTACAATGCAGCTTTTTGTTTACTAAGCACGCAAAAAATAGAAAAGAACCAGGAGTAACAAAAAATTACTATCATGGAATCTTGCCCCCTATTCGAGATAATTTTTATACTGAATATAAAACATTAAGAGACAATCTTGAGACGGTTGTAAACAAAGAATTTATAACGGGTTATACAGCTAAACAAAACCAGCTTGAAATATATTATCTAATTAATGTCTTGCCTTACATATCTATTACAGACATGATAGAAGCATGGTTTATGAAAGGTATATGGATAGTAGGGTTTTCAACACGATTTCAATATACTGATGGTAATAATTGGATTTCTCCTTTTAATTTTTTAACTCATGATTACGGTCATGCAGATAACACATTTTATTGTTATGATATTGTTTTTGGAGAAATGAGGAGAGAAAGAACAACTGAAAATAGAATAAGAACTTATAACTTGATAAGGGAATTTTATGAATATATTAAAACTAAATATGATAGTGATAAACCCAAATTATATTCTATAAAATTATTATTTTTCACATCATTTCATGAGATAGGACATTCATGTCTTAGTTATTTTTCTAATGCATCTGATAAAGAACGATTTAAACTGTCTTTATGGCTTACGCAACAACATACTCTTACTAGTAGATTTTCAGATGAAAATGATTTATTTCTATCATTGCCTACAAGAATACAAGGTAAAGCCAAAGATTCTTCTACCAATATTATAAACAAAGAAGAAATAAAAAAATATTTTTTAGAAGAATGCATACCTAATTTTACTACTGCTTTGTATGATTTTCAAAAAATAAAAGGGATAATAACTGGTGGTAAAAAAACCAAAAAACGCAAAATAAAACGTAATAAAAAAAAGCGAAGAACACGAAAATAGATTTTATAAATACTATGAAAATATTTATAAAAATTAACATTTACGTTTTCTTGTTTTCCCACCTTTATTTCTTGGAACTAAATTGACAAAATCACCTGATGATCCAGTTGGAGTTACCTTAGACGAACCTCTAGGGCGACTATGCATCGGATTTAACTTAAGTGGAATAACGCTCGGACTAACACTACTATGAGCGCTTCTTCTACCTCGAGACGCTTTAAATTTAAATAAGCTTTTACGTGTAGATGATGGTTTACCTTTAATACGAAGTTTAGCTATTTTTAAAGAATCCTGAGGTTCAAATTTTACTTCTAAATCAGCCGAAGAATTTTTACTTGAACTATTAGAACTATTTGTTGTTTTTCTCTCTAGCACTATAGGAGCTATCTTATTGTTTTTTCTAGTAAATATATTACTAAACCATGTTCTTCTTCTTCTTTCGTGGCCTATTGGAACGTTCATATATAATAAACCAATATTTTGTTTGAATTATCATAAAAATTAAATACTTTTACATAAAATATTCAAACTGATGAAAAACAAGGAAAAGAAATCGGGGTCGATTTTCATTTTGGACATTTATTTTTGTCCATTTTCATTTTTATGATAAAGAATTTTATATAGAGTTTCTCATTTTTCTAATATTGCTCCATAATGCTTTAAATAGCAAAATAATCATAATTGAAGTCGCTGCATAATAAAAATTTAGTAATTTTACGAGAACTTGCACGGCGTTTTTTCGTTAGGCGTTTTTTCCTAATAGAAAAACGCCGAAAATAATAATTCTATATATGTTACTTAAAATGCTAAGGATTCAATCGATGAAAAAATCTGTTTGTTACGTTAGGAAAAAACGCCTAATAGCTAGTTCTACGGAAAATATGTATGGCGCTTTTTCTTTAGGCGTTTTTTCCTAATCGTAAAAACGCCTAAAAAAATAACTATTGATACGTTATATATAATCGTAATGAATAAAAATTTTTTAAACAAAGATTGTGACGTTAGTAAAAAACGCCTAATTGATACTAATGAAAAAACGCCGATGAAAGATTCTTTAATATTCGAATGTTTAAATTGTAATTTCTCATGTAAAAAAACCAGTGACTGGGCTAGACATATTTCAACGGATAAACATAACAGAATTAACAATTCTATGGAGAAAGAAAAAAAACATATATGTAGTTGTGGTAGAGAATATTCACATCTATCATCTCTTTGTAATCACCGTAAGAAATGTACTGGCCAAAAACAAGCAGAAACAACGGCGAATATCCCTATATCGAACGAACTAGTTATGGAAATTATAAAACAGAATAAAAATATTCAGGATCAAAACAAAGAACTACAAACTACGCTTCTAGAACAAAACCGAGAAATACAGAATAAAATGTTGGAAATATCACAGACACCGCATATTACGAATAATATACAAAACAATGTCCAAAACAACTTTAATTTAAATATGTTTTTAAACGAACAATGCAAGGATGCTATCAGTATTACTGATTTTATTGATTCACTCAGATTAGAGGTTTCGGATTTAGAAGCTACTGGGAAACTGGGTTATGTTCTTGGTATATCACGAATCTTTATTAATAAACTGAAAGAATTAGACATACACGAACGTCCGTTGCATTGCACTGATATAAAAAGGGAAACTGTTTATATCAAAGATAAGGACGTATGGGAAAAAGAATCCGCAGAGAAAAGTACGTTGAAACAGGTAGTTAAGAAAATCGCCCGGAAAAATTTACAACAATTACCTGCATGGCAGGAGCAACATCCTGAATTTAAGAATTTAGATACACCAGAGAATAATGAATATATGAAAATATCCTTGAATGCATTGGGGTCTTATTCAACAGAAGATGAAGAGAAAGATATTGATAAAATAATGAAAAATGTATTAAAAGAGGTAGTTATAGAAAAGAAGGGAACATGAAAAGAGAACATGAAAAGAGAACATGAAAAGAGAACATGAAAAGAGAACATGAAAAGAGAACATGAAAAGAGAACATGCTATCATTTAATCAATTTACTAATATGTACTATTTTTGATTTAGGATCCGCTATGCGAACAGGTGTCCATTTTTTAAATTTTTTATTAAATACACATTCAATTAATAGAACTTTCTCAATATTAACATATTTGTCAATACTGGTATTTTGGAAATCCTCTTCATCGTCACTTTCTTCTATATAATCTAGATTTTTATTTTCACGTATATTTCGAAATAATCCATTCATAAACACACTGGATTTATAATTAGGTACATATGCAATGTTGTAATAAACAGGTTGATTATTTTTTCCATATGCATATAAATTATAGATATCAAACTGTATATCGGCAATAACTTGAAAAACAGTAGGGAATTTATACTGCGGTTTCATATAATCCATCACTAATTGTATGGTTTCTGTTTGACAAATAGGGTTTTTCTTTAATTCGCTAGGTGTAGTTCCAATAATTTTTTTATTTGTATTAACATTTAAATACGGCATTATTTCTTGATGACTCCTATATTGGATATGGTGTACTGGGTAATATATGTCAGTAGGCATAGTTATAGGATATTCTGTCATTGTTTCGTTTAACGCTGTTTCCCACATAACTGGTAACATAAAAACAACATCCCTTTTATCGCGAAATTCTTGTTTTAGATTCATCATAAGTTCGGCTATAAAAGCTAATCTTTCTCCGAAATTACATTTCTTCATGGAGATTCCTTTATAGAATAATACATCTTCGATTATAAACCACTGACACCCATTCTCTTCTGGTATAAATGTCCCGTAAAGAACAGTTCCAAGAGATAATGATCTATCGAATTGAGTAGGAATTACTGATACTTTTGATACCTTTTTTTCTCTATTTAAGTCCATTAAATAACAGAGATCATTATTATTATGATAGGTAAACCACGCAAAACATTTTTTTCCTGTAGGGATAGCTAAACATATATTATAAGATGGTGAAACTTTCTTATGTGAAATAGTTTCATAGGAAAGTTCGAATTCGGGAAAACGGTTCATTAGTTGGGATATTTGGTTTTGAGAGAGCTCCATGATAATATATAAATTATGATGGACCAATACATTATAAATGTGATTTGCCTTTATACTTTTTTATTAAATTAATTATGCCAATTTATTATAGTAGGCCATTGTTTTATCGACAAAAGCCCAACTATCCTTGTTTGTTTCGTAACATTCCTTTATGTAGTGTCCATCTGCATTATATTTATCTATCTTCCACCGAATATCATTGCATATGTTAAAATCAATGAGAACCATTGCGGTGTCAACATTAAATATCTCAACATTATCTCCAGTTAGGACTTCTTTGTAAGGGTATACATTTACTGGTCTTTTTTGGTTGAAAGTATATATTTTTCCTAATTCAATAGAATCTAGTAACTCATATAGATCAGGATGTACTATATTGTCATCGTCTAAGAAATATAAATAGGTGTCTGTGGTTTCTATTAGATCAAGCGCAAAATTACGCTGTGGGTTTCCGCTAATACCGTCACCAATATAAATATATTCCTTTATTTTTTCATTGGTCTCTACACAATCTGGAAACTCCTTTATTTTGGTACCGTCATATATAATGAACCATTGGTTTACGTAGTCAAAATTAATACTCTCTTTTATTTTAATAAGGTTATCTGGTCTTATACATGGTGTTATAATTGTTAATTTTTTATGATTATTAACGGTTGGTAAATATATGCCTTTCGAGTAAATAATAGAATATTCATCGCATGTTCTATAAATAAGATGAAAATATCGTATTAATTCATCGATAGTACTATTTGCTAACTTATAACATTTCATCTTATCAAAATGAAGATTATCTAGTTCCCTAGTTAATTCGTTAATATCGCAATTATTATCTAATATTAAAAAATCATTCGATGGATCACTGTATAATTTAGATAATAAATCCCTATTATTGCGGAGTGTATCTAATCCAATAATACAATATTGTTTCTTATAATTTACATTAATTACTTTATTACAGTACTTGTATTCATAATTATCGCGCTTCCATATTTGGCTACAATTTTGTGAATATACAGGATCTTCAAACGCGTCCATTTCTTTCATTTTCTCGTTTATTTTATATTTGTCATAGCATTGAGGGTATAAATGCATTTTACATAGTCGATTTATTTCTGAATTTCGTATAAGAGAGAAATTATTATTATTATTGTTCATATATTGCACATAACTCAATTTTGGTATTCTAACCATCTTTGTATTAACTGCTGTTCTTAGCAAGAGTTCATAGTCATCAGAAACTGGCAAAAATTCAGAATAATTACCCATTTCTATAAGAGCAGATTTGCGCCATATTCTTGGGTGGTTAGGAACAGCAACAATATGACTTAATGTAGTATTATTTATATTCGGACATATAGCAACATTTACCCACTGATAATTAAGTTTTTGGCAATAATAGCCGCTGTATCCTAGTCCAAAGAAATCTCCGTAGCTAAAGTTTGCGCCATTTTCATAAAGATTTACGAAATCCATATATACAAATCCGACTTCTGGATCTTTGTCGAATACATTAGCTGCATCTAAAAGTGTATCGGGTAATATCTCATCGTCATGGTCCATTTCGAGAACATATTTACCTCTACATAGTAAAACTGCTTCGTTCTTAACATTACCTATGCTACCACTGTTTTCGCTGCGATTATAAAGACGGATGCGTCTATCATTTTTAAAAGTATCCTTTAAGAAAGAAAAATGCGAGTCATCAGGTGAGTCATCTAAAATAACCCATTCCCAATCTTTTAATATTTGGGATTTTATACTATTATAAGCACGAAAAATCTTATCATATGAGTTGTAACAGGTAGTAAATAGAGAAAATATGGGTCTTGTTTTGTCGTGTTTCTCAGTAACATTACTTACATAACAGTAATTAAACATTTTGTTAAGTTCACTCGGAGAATGCAATTCTTTTAAATGTATCCATCTAGAATTCATACGGGGCGGAATAACAGAATAAACGTTTTCTACATATTCTTGAAAGTTATCACCGTATGTGATTAATATGTGGTATGTTAAGTCAAAGAGTTTGTTTAGCTCTTCTTTCTCACTGGTTATAGTCACTGTAAAGAAAAATTTATCCTTATTGGTTTCAAAGAAACTATCAATATGAGAATATTTTTCGTATCTATAAAGGATAATATTTGGATATTTCATATAATCTATCTATTTAACTAATTTCTATGTTTCTTCCATAAAACTAGTTAATTCATTATTCATTAACTCTAAATCTTTCTCACTTATCGATTGTTGTTCTGTTTGCACAGGTTTATTCTCTTGCAATTCATTAATAATTTTCTTATATTTATCTATTTGAGTATTTACTAAATTTTTGGTTTTCTTAGTGCTATAATTATCTTTTAAATATGACCAAACGGAATGCGATATATAAATAATAAATAAACATACAAAAATCTTCAGAATTATTCCCAATATTATAGCATACATTATACACATTTAAAAGATTTGTATTTATGTAATTCAACGTACATAAATACAATAAAAAATTGAAATAAAAAGATGCGATGTAGATATTAATAAAAAGATGTCTCCGGTTACTATTTTAGTTGTGGATAAGACAGGTGTAATTAAAGAGGTATCTTTGAAAACCTACGATGAATCAGAATTATATAAAAAGGCAGGGTTTAAAACAGCAGATGATTTTAAGTGTTATGCTGAATGGAATATTGAAGATTTAAATGATAAACCATATTCTGTTTCAGTATTTGGGAAAATTACAGGTAAGGCAAATCAAGAAAATAAGTATGAGTTTCCTCCTCCTATTGACACGACACTATTTTTTGGAAATTGTATTATTGTAAATAAAAACGACGAGAAGGCGGTTAGCATTACAGCTGATGAATGGGAATCTGTATATGATTATTTGTACGGTGGCTTTGAGGAACTGGGTGATGAAGATTCAGAGGAGGAAGATGAATATGACGAAGACGTTCCTAGAACTAAAGAAGGGTATGTAAAGGATGATTTTGTAGTAGATGATGAGGAGGATGAGTTTGATGAAGAAGATGAGGAGGAAGATGAGGACGATGACGATGACGAAGGATATACAAAGAAGAAGGCAAAACCCGTAATTAAAAAGGGAGGTTCTAAATTAGTAACCAACAAGGTAGAGAAAAAAGGAAAGAAACCCCCTGCTCCAGTAACTGTATTTATGAATACAGAAGAAAGTTATCTTGATTGTACGAGTGAATTAAGTGAAGAGGAATACGTTTAGTAATAAAATATATTGTTATATTATATTATGCCTAAGAATTGGTCAGTTGGTGAACCAACTAATGTTTATGGATATTTAGAAGAAAAAAAAGACGAAATAAATGTGGGGGATACCATTGAGTATGTATCGAATAACCAGATGGGGTGGGTTATGTATGAAGTTGTGTTGGATGATGAAGGTAAGAAATCTCTTAAAGTAAAGAGTGACTATGATAGTTTAATGTACGAACACGAAAAAACAGGTGGAAAGAAGAGGAGGAGAAAGTCATCTAAAAAGAGGAAGAGTAGAAGAAATAGAAAAACAAAGAGAAAAAATTGATTATTTAAGATCTTTTTTATCACTATTAAAAAGATGTTGACTTCAATTAACGAATATTTGTTAAAACGAAAACTATACAGGTCTATAAAGAACAAAACAGTTAATTTACATTATTTAAATGGAGTAGATTTATCGTATATGAATCTATCAAATATAGACATTCGTGGTGCAAAATTAAGCAATTCTATACTGACAGGAACAAGAATGAAAAGTACTATTTTGCAAGGAGCAATGTTAAACAATGCGAAGTTATCTCTTGCGGATTTAAGAGGAGCAAACTTGATATACGTAAATTTTAGTGGAGCAGATTTGAGAGGAGCAGATTTGTGTGAGGCAACACTATATAATGCAAACTTTACTAGAGCAGATTTAAGAGGGGCAAATTTATCAGGTGTAAAAATAGACAATACTACTAATTTTATGGAAGCGAATATGACGGATGTTATTGTTGACGAAGCCCGACTTAATAAAAGTATTGTTGCAGGAGCGACAATAAAACAAATGAGTTATTATGCTAAATTAAAATATAATGTAGGGTACAGAAGACATATATCAGAGTACAAAAGAATAAATCCCAAGAAAATTATACCGATTATGCCGACAACAAAATAGTTCTATTCTTGCAAATAATATAAAAATGTTTTTTATATTATTGTTAATGGATCAAGATATAACTTTAGTAACTGCTTTTTTTGATATAGGTAGGCAAAATTGGAAAAACCACGATTTTAAACGGACAGCAGATTTCTACATAGATTCTTTCTTAACATATTTGAATTATCCTTATAAAATGGTTTGTTATATTGACGATAGATACATAAATAGAGTTCTTGAGGTTTATGAAGCAAGTAAATATCAAAATAAACAATTTATTCCGATTAACCAAGAGTGGCTCAACAATAACATACATGCATGGAATTTAATAGAAAATGATCGACAAATATTAAATAGCGATAGATATAAGAATTTCTTAAAAGGGCGTTTACCTTTAATGTATCCTGAAGGTGTACCAGAAACAAATGTTAGAGAACATTTATGCCCTGAAAACATTTATGCTGAATATAACATAGTTAACCATTCTAAGATAGATTTTATTATGCATGCTATTAAAAACAATTATATTAATACCTATTTTACGGGATGGAGTGACTTTGGGTATTTTAATACTTATCATTCAGATAATAGCCCACTTCCAACTGGCTTAATAGATACGACAAAGCTAGATAATAATAAAATATCTATATGTTTACGGCGGCGTGTATTAGAAGAAGATAAGGATATGTTTTTTACATTATTATATGCTTATGAGTTATTTATTGGGGCGTTTTATGCTGGTCCTACGCATATTATGGAAAGGTTCCAACAATTATATCATGATTGTGTAATAGAAATGTATAAAAATGGTGTTTCGGATGATGATCAACATGTTTACATTCACATGTATAAATATGATCCAGATATATTTAAATTATGTATTTTTGGGGGAGATTGGCCAAAGGCCCTCATTGTTTTTCAGAAAGAGCAATAAAAGTTTTGTTTTACTAACAAAACAATTTAAAATAAAACATCCAATTAATATAATGAAAAAAATAGATAAATTTTATTATATTAATTTAGAACGTTGCCCAGAGCGAAATATCCATTTTTTAAATCAATGTAGACAAAATGATGTTCCTTTCTCAAAGATCCAAAGATTTGAAGCAATAGATGGTAAAACATTTGGTTTTACGCAAGAAATGATAAATATGTTTAAAGATTGTGATTTCTTTAGAACACTAGTTACATATAGAAAAAATGGCATGGATGAGAAAAATTATAAATTGGCGGTAGAAACATCGAGAAAGATAATGGGAAATCAACTAAGTCATTATTTATTATTGCATGATATGATTAATAATGGATATCAATATGTTATTATTTGCCAAGACGATGCTAATTTTAATAATAATTTTGTTGAATACATAGATGAGCTAATGGAAAATATACCAGAAAACGCAGAATTAATAAATATTGGATTAAATAAAGATGCAGATGGATCAATCACTATTCCTTGGGATTTCAAAGTAGAATTAGATAGCGAGAATTCGAAAGAGGTTGTAAACAACTATATTTGTAAATTAACATGTGAAACGAATCCTTGTTCTCTGGCGTATATAGTAACATTAGAGGGTGCTAAAAATTTAGTAAATCATTTTTTAACGCATGGGTTTTTGAAAGCCGCTGATTGTAATTATAATGAGTATTTAATGCATAAAGATATATTTTATTGTTCTCGTAAAATAATGGTTACAAGCGGAGATTTTGATAGTGATATATTCTTGTTTTCTGGAATAAAGGAACCTACGATTCCCTTATAATCCCTCCCTTTTATTTGCAAAATTAGATGTGTATGATAGTTAGGTACATAACCCATATTTGTAGGAGGGGTTAGAGGGGACAAGGAACCAAAACTAGGTTCCCCTCCAAAAAATTGATTCATAATAAAAATATAAAGGTATAAATATAATTCAATTATGCATAAGATATCAAACCCAGAATCTTTCCGTAAGAATATTGTAGATAAAATATGCGAAGTATTGGAAGATGATAAGATGAGTATAAACTTAGAAAAAGGTATATTTAATTATGCTATTAAGGAAGCAAATAATAGAAAGATTATTAAGAAGTGGGAGAACCCTTACTTCGCACAAATTTATATTGATCGTTTGAGAAGTATCTATATAAATCTAAAAACTCCTGATCTTCTGGATATGGTAAAGAATGGTGAATTACCCCCGCAAACATTAGCGTTTATGACGCATCAAGAAATGAACAATGAGCATTGGCGAGAAATGATCGATAGAAAAATTAAGAGAGATGCTAGCAAATTCGTAACCAACGTACAGGCCTCAACTGATATGTTTACTTGCAGGAAGTGTAAGTCAAAGCGTAGTACATTCTATGAGCTTCAAACTAGATCAGCAGATGAGCCAGCAACAATCTTTATTACGTGTTTGGACTGTGGAAAGCAATCTAAGCGGTCTTAGGTTCTTCATCTAACAACATAAGAGCCATGGCAGCGTAATTATGTAAATCTAATAAAGTATCGCGTATACCTTCATCATTTATTAAATTTACACCATTTTTTGTTATAGACATAGACCGTTGTATTTTATCTTCTATTCGCATTAATACCCCGATTACGCCATATTTTGCGAAGGCGTCTCCATAGTCAATGTTTTTTTTAGTAAATAGTTCTAACGCAGAACCTTGTATTTTTTTCATTTGTTCGAGACGATTCATATATATACAAATTAATATTACTCATTTATATTATTTTATCATATGATTAATAGGTATTTTATCAATATCTATGTTTACCATAATAGCATCATTGTCCTTTTTAGATATCCATAACACATATTTATCATCTTTAATAGTAAATCCAATACAAAATTCAACACCAAAATGCTGAAAACAGAACGGGTCAGAGTATGATATGGGTTTAAATGTTTTTTTATCTAACGTAACTAACATATGATAGTACTGTCTTGGCCAGCTTTCTTCGCAAAAGTGTACTATTCCTAACAAAGTATCATCTTTATCAATAAATATAGTTGATCCTCGAACCCTATGAAAGTCGGGTGATAATATTTCGTACGATTCAATAATTTCTAATTTATTTGTTTCACCATTTATTTTTCCTAATTCAAAAGGAGACCATTTATAAACGAAATATTCTTCATTATCTTTAACTAATGGTGTCCAGTTTTTTTCACATCCCGTATTTGTAGGAGGTTGAATTATATTATAGTTTGTGTAAGATAAATTATCTGGATCGTAATTTCCAGTAATCATACGATTACTTCTGCTTCCTATATAATTAACATTAGTTGCAATAAATTTTATCTTATCATTAAAGCTATATAACCGAATATCTTCTAATCCAATGGAATATGTTTCAAAACTAGGTAAATCAATAGATGATTCATTCATTTCTTCATAAGAAGATGGAGTAAAATCACAATCTAGTTTAGATACTATGTTTTTAGTGATTAGAGTATCTTTTGGATGATTGATTATATAAGATCCGGAAGAAGAATAGCTATAATTTACATATCTTGTGTTTAATACGTGCTCTCCATTATGGTATAAATAAGAAGGAGATGAAGGTTCAAAGTTTTCTATTTTAGGATAATCATAAGTTGTTTTGATTAAGTTATTGTTTAAATGTAACGCATAATATTGAGTAGGAATATTAATAATGCAGTCGTTATGGTCGCCCTTATACCAATTTGGTTTCCATTCAGTATTTGCTTCTAACCAAGCCCAAAAGTTAACTTCCCATACAAGCTTATGATGTTCTCTCATAAACGATTCAAAATGTCTCTTATAAAGGTTAAAAAAATTAATTAAAGATTCAGCATCGCCTAAAAAAAAAGTTCCGCAGAAACGCCAATTTACATCATTTAAAATAAAAGGTGTGTTGTTCCTCGCTAAATTATCCCAACAACCAGGCATAACTAATATTTTAGGTATAAATTTGCGCATGGACAGAACAGATAGATGTTCTAAAGTTATTTCGGGTTTTCTAAGAATATAAGCACAACTAAAATCCAACCAAGCAAAGTGGGTGGAGTTCCATGGGTTTTCATGAATAGCATCGTTAACAAATTCTATTTTAGAATGTTGAACAAACATGTATTTATTAATATCTTTATTATTGTTTCTGTTGGTAGGAAGAGAATACTCAATAAATTTAATGGATTGAAAACAATAAGTATTTTCTAAATTAATTAATTTCATCATTTTCACATTGGGGTATTTCTCAATTAAAACAATTAGATCGTTGTAAGAAACTGAATCAGTATATAAACATATTTGAATTCCAGTTTTAGCTAATTTTTCGAATTGTTCATATCGCCAATTGTTATCTTTCTTATTTATAGGTTTGTCATAAATGTTTATATATGCAGTAACAAATGTAACTTTTGACATAATAATATAATTGTTTATATTATTTAAGTACAATGAACTAAAAAATTATGTAATATTTAGTATATTAATCAGAATGGAAGATTTTTTAAATAAGATTTGTATAGTTATAGCATCGCATATATCTAATTCAAAAAGAGTTAATTATTTATTGGAATGTTTAAATTCTTTAGTAAATCAAACTACACAAATATGTATATATTTATCAATATCGTTTGAGAAAGAAGAATTCAAAGAAGCACTATTATTAAGTATTATGAAAAATGAGGCAAAATTTAATAAACTATCGATTTATATTCGAGAAAAAAAAACACCACAAATGCGGCATATATATTCATTACTTCCTGAATTAGAGAAAAAACACGAATGGATAATGTTCTGCGATGATGATGATACGTATGAACAAAATAGAGTTGAAATAATAGCAAAAAATATATATGTTGGAGATTTACAGTGCCGGGAAAAATACAATAAAAAATTAGCAGGACTATATGAAAGTACTTTCGGCAAGGATCATAGAGAACACCGACATGAGTATTGGTGTTATTGTGTAAGTTTAGAAGTCATGAGAAATTTCTATAATAAACTGCGCAACTATCCTGATATTATTGATAACAAATGTTGCGATGTTCTTTTCGCTGAGCATTTGAGAAGAATGGACCCGAATAATTATTTATATTGTAGATTAGAAGACAAGTTATATAATTACCGAGTAGAAGATAATAGTGATAGCATTACAGGGTTTATTAAGGGAAATCAACACAAATATACACGTTTAAATAATCCTCCACCGATCACAGACCCTAATTTCGCAGATTATGTAGTTGATTGGAATGAGTGTTTATATGAAAATATGGATGTTTATATTCATGATGTTTTTTTAAGAACTATTGTAGGATGCAATTTAGAATACATTTTACGTTCAGAATTTAGAGCAGATTGTGATATATTATCATTTGTAGATGAATGTCATGTAAAAAAAATTACAGATCATCATGAGTATTTAAGAAAAGTATGCAATGAATTATATGATATTCCTTTCTCATAGATTCGTTTTTATTATTTATTTAAAACATGTATAAATAATAAATGAATATTATTTTTGGGGTTTATAATGGTTACAATAATATTAAAACTGAGAAAGGGGGAATATATTATTTTATAAAAAGTTTACGTAAGTATAACAAAGAATGCAAGGTAGTTATTTTATGTGAGAAAGAAAATATATTTTATGAACTTAAAAAGTTATGCGATGAAAATAATGTATTTTTGTATAGTGGTTTTACTAAAAAATACGATATGGTATTTTATAGATTTGAAGTTTATTATGAAATTTTGAATGATTTAAAAGACGCAAAAATTCATAAAGTATTGTTGAGCGATATTGATGACGTTATATTTCAAGAAGATCCTTTCTCTATTCAATTCACACAAGATCTTTATTGTGCCACGGAACAAAACATAATACATGATACAAATAATTGGAGTTCTAATGAAAATAGGTATTGGATAAAGGAATCTCAAGAAATTATACCTTACCTTTTTGAAAACTTTGATCATAAATATGTAGCGTGCGCCGGAACAATTATGGGCAATTTTAAAGGAATAATGTCATTTTTATATTTTTATGTGGATGTGCAATCAAGGAGGAAAATTGAGAAAGGAGTCAACGATCAGGGGTTATATAATATTTATGTTTATAATTATTCGCATTCAAAATGCGTGCCAGAATACAACATATCTAGAATATTAACATTAGACAGAATACCTTTTGAATCATTAAAGACAGCGAATGGAAAAATAGTTAACGACAACGGAGAATTTTATGCTGTTATTCATCAAATTAACAGATGTAATCTAGAATTTATGAAGAGTTTGGTAGAAAATTGATTTAATTATTCACTATATTAGGGATTGAAAAAAACACACGTTAAGATGTCGCATTTAAAGATAAATGCGCCGATAAGAAAAAGAATGATATTGGTATTTGATGTCGAAACCACTGGATTAATTCCTAAGATTAAACGCGGGTCTACTGAGAAAGTGCCTATAGAATCATACCCCTATATTATACAATTTAGTTTTGCTCTTTACGATCTAATAGAATCAAATATGGTAATGAGATGCGACTCTTATATAAAAATTCCGGAAAGCTTAGAAATACCTGAAAACATTTCAAGTTTGACGGGAGTAACACGCGAAATATGTAAAGAGCGTGGTAGATGCATTGTTGATGTTTTAACGGAATTTTACGATGCGTATATGATAGCAGAGGTAATTGTTGCTCATAATATTGATTTTGATGAGAAAATGATAGAGATTGAACTACAACGAAATCGTACTGCAATATTAGAAAAAGCCCCTTATTGTTTTACTATATTTAATAGTATTTATGAGAAAATGAAAGGGGTGGAGAGATATTGTACGATGAAGAGTGGAATGGAAATATGTGCGGTTAAAAAAGAGAACAAAGTAGTAAAAAAATGGCCACGGCTTAATGAACTTCATCAAAAGTTGTTTGATGAAGTCCCTGTAGGGTTACATAATTCTATGGTCGATGTTAATGCATGTTTGAGATGTTATTTAAAAATGAGACATTCAATTAATGTTTATTAAAAAATAATTTAAATAAACGTACTATTTGTTTTTTTATTAGGAAGGATCTAAAGGAAACCGACCCGCAAAGCTTTTAGGTTTCCTTTAAGCAGAACACATTTCACATATTTCGTCTTCTTGCTCTTCATAAATATTTCCACTAATATCTTTTTTCTCGGGTTCAATTGTAAACTGTTGAGCTTGGTACCTTCCCCTTCTTCTCAAATAATAAATACCAGTTTTAAGACCTTTCGACCAAGAATAGAAATGCATAGACGTAAGAGTATTATAATTAGGGTCTTCTAACCATAGATTTAAACTTTGGCTCTGGCAAATAAACGCCCCGCGATCAGCAGCCATATCAATTAGTGTACGCATTGGAATTTCCCAAACTGTCTTATATTTCTCTCTTATTTCTTGTGGAATAACATCAATATGTTGAACAGAACCATGATTCGCAATAATATTATTTTTAATCTTGTCGTTCCATAGATCCAGCCGAATAAGATCATTCATTAAGTATTTATTAGCTAGAATAAACTCTCCAGCTAGAGTACGGCGATTATAAATATTAGATGTAATAGGTTCAATGCATTCATTATATCCTAGGATTTGAGATGTTGATGCAGTAGGCATAGGAGCTAGAAGAAGTGAGTTACGAAGACCATGCTGTTGGACCTTCTGTTTTAAGCTTACCCAATCATATCGGTTCTCTGACGCGCTTGGATCGACGTTCCATAAGTCAAATTGAAGCAGCCCCTTTGACGCAGGAGAACCAGCAAATGTTTCATACGGTCCTTCAATCTCTGCAATTTCACATGATTTCTCAACAGCAGCATGGTAAATTGTTTCGAAAATACGCTTATTAATTAGCTTAGCATCATCGCTAGTAAATGTAACGTTCATTAGCATAAACACATCAGCCAATCCTTGAACCCCGATTCCAATAGGGCGGTGACGCAAATTACTGCGTTTAGTTTTTTCAGTAGGATAATAATTCACATCAATAACTCTATTAAGATTATATGTAACAACCTTGGTAACTTCATGAAGCTTATTGTAATCAATAAACGGCCTATCGGGATCAGAAACATTTACGAATGCAGGAAGAGCTAAACTAGCCAAATTACAAACCGCACTTTCATCTTTATCAGAGTACTCAATAATTTCACTGCACAGATTAGAAGATTTAATAGTGCCGACGTTTTGTTGGTTGGACTTTCTATTAGCGGCGTCTTTATAACATAGATAGGGCGTACCGGTTTCCATCTGGGCATCTAATACTTGAAACCATAGTTCTCGCGCTTTTACTGTTTTCCTGCATTTCCCACTTACTTCGTATTTCGTATATAGTTCTTTAAATTCATCTCCGTAAACATCGGCGAGTCCAGGACATTCATCAGGGCACATAAGAGTCCATTGCCCATCCGCTTTGACACGTTCCATGAATAGATCGGGAATCCATAGAGCATAAAATAGGTCTCTTGCCTTGAGTTCTTCATCGCCATGGTTCTTACGCATTTGCAAGAAATTTTCAATATCGGCATGCCAAGGTTCCAAATAAATAGCAAACGAGCCATTTCGCTTTCCACCACCATTATGGACTAGACCATTATGAAGCAAATAATCGTGTTGTTTTCCCATTTGTAGATCGTACAATACACCTGTATATGCAGACACGTTAATATTTTGAATTCGACTTAAAAGGATGTCTCCATGCCGCATAAATTTGAAGAATTGTTTATCATCGTACTGTATTTTCATTAAATCACATATATCCTGCGTCTTTGGAATACGCAAGCAATAGCTAATCTTCTTATGCTCAATAGTTCCTCGGTCAGTTTCATGAGATTGACCAACTCTATCTCTAATATAACCACTTGTTAAAACACCCATTTTCATAGCTATGAACCTTACAGATTCAATAAGATTATAAGAAGTATTATCAAACACTAGTTCGTTATTTAAGCAACCATCTGTGTCTAGAAGGCCCTTTAAAATGTATTTGGATTTTTCTATTGGTAGATTTAACCATCTGTATTGCATACGCTTTTCTTTATTTTCATCATAGAAATCATTGTATCTGAAAGGAAGATGGATACATCTATTCCAACGGATTCTAGTTGTATTTCCTTCAACGTCTATTCTATAATCAACAACTCTGCTAATAAAGTAATTAACAAAGAAATCAATAATATCTTTTTTATTTACTGTATGGAGTGAAACATAACCAGAGGTATCTGTGCTATTTGACATAGATCCGTCTCCTAGAATTACACCATAAACATAACAATCATCCTCAGAAATAATAGAAATATCCTTGTCGAATTTCGGAATAGGATAAACAATCATATCATCTCTAGTAAGTTCCTTTGCATCAACCCATTCAAAATCACATATTTTTTTTTCTAAACGATTTTTTATTACTTTGTAGTTAAGACCCTTTTTTTTTCCACGTAGCGCGTAAATCGGGTGTTCAGGAGTTATTTGTAGAGGTCGAATAGAATGCATGGTTTCTATTTCTAATATTTCACCATCATAAGAATGCTCAAGAACATTCTGAATAATCTCTACGTCTCCATTCAAGTTATAAATTTCTGTTTCCCCAGCAAGGCAATGCTGAATTTGTTTAGGTCCTTGGGTTGTGTAAATAATCGTTTCTGGGTTAACACACTGGTCAACATACTTCGCAGTATTATTGAAAACTTTGAGCATAGGAACAATACCGTTTGAAGATCCATTAGTTCCCCGAATATGACTTCCAGAAGCACGAATATTATGGATATGTAGACCAATACCACCTGCCCATTTAGAAATCAGCGCACAATCCTTTAATGTATTATAAATTCCCTCGATACTATCATTTTCCATGGCTAAAAGAAAGCAAGAACTAAGTTGTGGATGAGGAGTACCAGCATTGAATAGTGTAGGTGTAGCGTGGGTGAAATATTTTTGGGACATTAGATCGTATGTTTCTTTGATTCTGTCTAGATTATCTCCATGGATACCAATAGAAACACGAAGCCACATATGTTGAGGGCGCTCAACAGTAATTCGGTTAACTCTCGTTAAATATGCACGTTCTAGCGTTTTTAGTCCAAAATAATCAATAAGATAATCGCGCTCGTAATCACAAATAGCTTCTAGCTCTAGGGTATATTTAAGAACAATATCATAAAGTTCTTGAGAAACAAGCGGTGAATGTTTGTTGTGTTTGTCTTGGTAAGAATATAGTTGAGTCATTGAATTAACAAAAGAATCGGTTGTGTTTTTATGAAGGTTAGATACAGCAATTCGCCCAGCAAGAACGTTATAGTCAGGGTGTGTAGATGCCATAGACGCGCACTGTTCGGCTGACAATTCATCGATCTTTGTCGTGGAAATACCGTCATAAAGTTGGTCGATTACCTTCATGACCAATGCAGTATAGTTGATCTTAATATCTGCTTCTTTTCCGAAAAGAGTTTCTTTACCTAGTTTCTTAATTCTTTGTAAAATCTTATCAAAGGATACGATTTCACTAGAACCATTGCGTTTTGTAACGTACATTTCGTCCATTTCGATTTTAGAAGGACTCGACATGATATATTTATTGATATATAGTATAATCTATAAATCAATTTTTCATTTGTTTAATTTTTTGTTTTAAAATTAATCTAATTTCACTAAACAAATAGAATTTTGAACAGGCATATTCTTGATCATGTACGAGTTCGAAAGATCAGTATTCATAGTTACACTAATTCTTTTCTTAGAAGATCTATGTTCGTACCCTTCAACTCTTTCTTTCTCAATTATATTCCATATTTCTTCTATCTTTGGAACAGCACTAGCAAACCATTCGCGATTTCTCTGTATTAATACACAAGAATATTCTTCTAAAAACCAATAAATTGGAGTAAACAATACTAATCCTTCTTTTCTACATGTTTCGCGGGTATTTGCTATCCAGTTATCTATAGTTTCTTTGTCTAGGGGAACATCGACGGGCATATATTTATAAATCGGCATAGAATCTTGTTTAAGATCTCTCTCTATGAAGTGTAGAATAATTCCACGGTATTCCCTATCCACGTTTTCATAAAATGCATCTGCATTAGGATATTCTAGGAAACGCGTTTCCATAAAGTCACATTCATCAAGGTCACAAACTTCCATTTGAATTTGCGTTTGAATCCAATACTCTTCCTTAGGAATTCCTGTAATTTCGCGATTCACGATATTTTTAATTTCTAACATACGACCATAACGCTGATTTGTGGGTTCAATATTAATACCGTCAGGAGATGCACCAATAAAAGGGTAATTACTATGTCGAATACAACCAAATTCACCGATAGTTGTGCTAAACATAACTTCATATATCATTACAGTTACTGGTTCATATTTATTTCCCCAGTGCATAGGAGTATCAACTCCATTTCGAATATTGTTATGAGAACTATATGGTTGACATTTCTCATAGATCAAACTATTTCTCTGTGTTTCGGTTCCAAATATCTTCCATAAATTGCTAGCGCTAATTAATCCATTACGGAATTCGTACCATTCTGTTGATTTTTGAGCAGGTTGTGGTATGTTCTGCAAATATTCAATCCTCTGTTTTACATCGTCAATATTAACTATTTCTTCCATATCACTAGAAAATGCCCTTGCACGTTTAGGTATTTTACTAAAATTTAAATAAATATCAACTAATTGTTCAACAAAGTCAGTTAATTCTAAACTCACTTCATTATCTTCTTCGCTAAATTCGCATATATTAAACTCTACCCATTCTTCATAAACTAGATCAGATATAGAATCTATCATGTTTGAATAGAAGTTAGGAGAAGATATTGTTATTATTTTGTTTTCTATATAAGTATTGATAAGATCATATATATATTCAGTAATATCGCATATTTCGTCTTCACTTAAATCCTCAAGATATGATAGGTTCTGCGATGAAATAGATGAATTATCTGTATCATTTTCGCATGAGTAATCAGATTCCATATAATATACTGTTATAGTATTTATCAATTATTGTGTCTATATTTTTATTTAATATACTTAATAAATAAAAATTCAGTTTTTTACGATTCTTCAGTGTCATTATCCTCCTTGTTCTTTTCTGTGATACGTTTGGGAGTTAATGATTTTAATGTAGATACACGTTTTGTATCAGTAATTTTTAAAGTAAAATTACGAGAAACTTGGTTAAAATGTAGAGCAGGAATAGCGGTAATCTCACGAGAACTTTTATCATAAATAACATCCTTTGTCTTTTGTAGTTTATTAGTTTCTAAAGAGCTAACAAAAAACACTTTTAATGACTTTACATCTTTAACTGGTAAATTATGTTCTTTTCCATATTTTTCAGCATATTGATGTAGCTTTTGTATCTTTACAGTTTTGTCTAACTTATTCCATTGTTCATTCTTATTATGTTGCTTTTCTAATTCTAATAAGTTGTCTAGATTAGCAGAATCAGCTTCAATGTTCGATGAACTTATTGAATTAATAATATTTTTATACTTTCCAATGTTTTCATTGGCAGGGGCGGCTATTTTAACGTTTTCTGTAGGGGGGTTTTGTTCAAACATAGATACTCTTTTATATTATATAAAAAATAATATTTATCTTGTTTTATACAATAATATTTTTGCATTTAAGAAAAAAAGTAATAAAACATATTTTGTAAAGAGTTATTTAATTTATAAAAAAATATTACCTTAGTTTATAGACGTTGGGATGTCAAATTTTAATAACGTCTTTCCGGTTTGCGTTCAATTATCGCTTGGACAGAATTTAGCAAACACCAGTAATTTGAAAGATGGAAATTTCACATGGCACGCACCATTTAATATCTCATTAGCGCCACGGTTTATAGACAATAATGGAAATGAATCATATTATGGTATTACTGATATAAAACCCGGTTTTTGGATAGCAACTAATGGCGGTCTAGCTTGGCGTATTTATGATGTGGTTAATACTGGAGGAAATTCTGTTGATTTTTACTTAGAAGACGTAAATAATTATTGTATAAACCTAGATGCAACAGGAGGAAGTGGTATACCCCAAAGCGGTGGATTATTTATAGCGTTTGAGGTAAATGAAGACGGACAACCGTTAATATTTCCAATAGACGTATTTGATGATTCTATTCGCAATGTTCCAGTAGACATGATAAATAGATTTGCATTATTTAATGTAGCAAAACAATACGTTGCTGTTTATCAGATAGATCATGGCTTATCAATTGGTGACCCAATATGGTGTGATCCAGTGGACGGGAAATATAAGAAAGCTAATGATGCGAATGCTAAATACATCATTGGTATAGTATCGAGCGTTTCAACACAAGGACCATATTCGACAACAAGCACAATAGACAATTTTAACTATAAAGCATATGGGACTTATTATTATGATTTGCAATATAGTTTCCCAAGTTTAGATTTTTCCGCTTATGCTACAGGACAGTTTTTGTATTTATCGACAGATGGTTTAAATAATTTTGTCCCAGAACCGCCAACAGATATAGCAGTACCAACATGGGTGTATTTAGGTTTAGACGATACAAGTGGGCGCCAAATAGCAATATTATTTACTGGTAGTGGGGCATCTGTTGGCGGTTCAGGAGGGTCGAGTTACAATCAATCATTAAATACTACTGATGATGTCAGTTTTTCTAGTGTAAACATTAGTCATGGATTAAATGTTCTTGGATTAACCACTCTAGGTAATAACTTAGACATTAGTGGAAGTATTGTTCCTCGCGCAGCTAATAAATACACATTGGGTACAACATTAAAACCATTTAGTTCGCTTTATTTGAGCAATAGTATTTATTTTAAAGACCCGAGTACAAATGTAGTTACAACTGTATCTATAGATGCATCAAATCGTCAATTACTAGTAGGGGGAGTTCCAGTTGCTGGAACAACAGGTGTAACTGGTGCGCAAGGTCGAACAGGAGCAACTGGTTATACTGGCGCACAAGGGCGAGATGGTCGCGCGACATATACAGGAGCAACTGGTCCAACTGGTTCAATAGGTTATACTGGTTATACTGGTTCACAAGGTGATGTAGGTCCAATGGGTGATACAGGTAGACAGGGTGATTTAGGTCCAATTGGTGATATAGGCCCAACAGGTTATACTGGTCCAACAGGTTATACCGGCACAACAGGTTATACAGGTGCTCAAGGTATACGTGGTTCAGCAACAAATACTGGCGCAACAGGTCCAACAGGTTACACAGGTTATACAGGTTACACAGGTTACACAGGTTATACAGGTTACACAGGTTACACAGGCGCTCAAGGTGTTCCTGGAACTGCAACTAATACTGGTTCTACAGGTTATACTGGTCCTCAGGGTGAAACTGGTCCACAGGGTGTAGCAGGCAAAGCAAGTTCGACTGGCGCAACTGGTCCCACAGGTTATACAGGTTATACTGGTGTACAAGGTTCACAAGGTGATACAGGAGTTACTGGTTCAACCGGGTATACAGGTTATACCGGTGCTCAAGGTGAAGTTGGCATGGGATTCTCAGTGTTTGCTAGTGCAGATTCCTTTTCATTATTGCCTCAGGGAACGTCGAGCAATGTTGGTGAATTTGTATTAGTTAAAGGTGGAGATATATTTGTTTATATGGGTTATGGATTTGGTACAACAGGTCCCAATAATGCTTATAACTATGCAGGAGATATCACAGATGAATCGGTTTTAGTAGGACCTCAGGGTTTTACTGGAGCTCAAGGTTTTACTGGAGCCCAAGGGTTCACTGGACCTACCGGTGTTACAGGTTCAACTGGTCCTACTGGAGTTACTGGTTCAACAGGTTACACTGGTTATACTGGTTATACAGGGGTGACTGGTTCAACAGGTTACACTGGTTCTCAAGGATCAACTGGTTATACTGGAGCACAAGGTGATATGGGACCTACTGGGCAAACAGGACCTACTGGGCAAACAGGACCAACTGGTTCTACAGGTTACACTGGCTATACTGGTTATACTGGTTCTCAGGGTGAAACAGGCCCTACTGGATCAACAGGTTACACAGGTTACACTGGCTATACTGGTTATACTGGTGTTCAGGGTAAAACAGGTCCAACAGGGTATACAGGCCCTCAAGGTGTGTCTGGTAAGGGATTCACTATTTTTACTAATGCGGATACTCTTGCTTCGTTGCCAAACGGAAACACAGATAATATTGGTCAGTTTGCATTAGTAAAAGGTGGACATTTGTACGTTTATTTGGGAGATTTCTATGGAGACGTAGGTCCTAATGCTTCTTATAGTTTTGTCGGAGATATAACAGACGAGAGCTTGATTATAGGTCCTACTGGAGCAGTTGGTCCTCAAGGTTTTACAGGACCTACAGGGCAAACAGGTGCCCAAGGTTACACAGGTCCTCAAGGTTACACAGGTCCTCAAGGTTACACAGGTCCTCAAGGTTACACTGGTCCTCAGGGTGATACAGGTCTTCAAGGAGATACAGGTGCTCAAGGTCATACTGGTGCTCAAGGTAACACCGGCGCTCAAGGATTAAAAGGATCTCAGGGGTCTACTGGTGTACAGGGTCAAAAAGGTTCTCAAGGCGAGGTGGGAGTCACGGGTTCTACAGGTTATACAGGACCAACTGGAGAAACTGGCGCTCAAGGTTTTACAGGACCTACAGGAGAAACAGGCGCACAAGGTTTTACAGGACCTACAGGAGAAACAGGCGCACAAGGATTTACAGGACCTACAGGAGAAACAGGCGCACAAGGTTTTACAGGACCTACTGGTGAAACAGGTGCACAAGGTTTTACAGGACCTACTGGTCAAACTGGAGCTCAGGGGTCTACTGGTGCACAAGGTTTTGTCGGCGCACAAGGTTTTACAGGACCCACTGGGCAAACAGGCGCACAAGGGTTCACAGGTCCTACAGGGTCAACTGGTTATACAGGTTATACTGGATATACCGGTGTTCAAGGCGCACAAGGTCTAGTAGGGGCGCAAGGTTTCACCGGGGCGCAGGGGTTTACAGGCGCACAGGGAGAAGTTGGTATGGGATTTACTATTTTTGCGCATGCAGATTCCTTTACTATGCTACCAAATGGTAGCATTGGTAATGTTGGCCAATTTGCATTAATAAAGGGAGGCGATTTGTATGTGTATATGGGTTATGCATTAGGTTCAACTGGTCCTAATAATGCGTATGATTATATTGGTGATGTAACAGACGAAGCAATGATAGTAGGTCCTACAGGAAGTACTGGTCCACAAGGATTTACAGGACCTACTGGAGACACAGGACCAACTGGTCAAACGGGACCTACAGGAGAAACAGGACCAACAGGTCAAACAGGACCAACTGGACAAACAGGACCAACCGGTCAAACAGGACCAACCGGTCAAACAGGACCAACTGGAGAAACAGGTCCTACAGGATCAACTGGTTATACAGGTTATACGGGGTATACTGGCGTAACTGGCTCAACCGGTTCCACCGGTTATACAGGTTATACAGGCCCTCAAGGTTTTACGGGACCTACAGGAGAAACAGGCGCGCAAGGTTTTACAGGTGCACAAGGTTTTACAGGTGCACAAGGTTTTACAGGCCCTACAGGACAAACTGGAGCACAAGGGTTTACGGGTCCTACTGGACAAAAAGGAGCACAAGGTTTTGTAGGAGCCCAAGGTTTTACAGGACCTACAGGAGAAACAGGTTGTACTGGAGATACAGGTGCTCAGGGTGATACAGGAGCACAAGGTATAATGGGCTCTCAAGGTATTGTTGGACCTCAAGGTGTGGTCGGACCTCAAGGATTAAAAGGTCCCCAGGGTTACACTGGGTCTCAAGGTTACACAGGTCCCCAAGGATCTACAGGTTCTCAAGGCGATGTTGGAGCACAAGGTTTTACAGGCACACAAGGTTTTACAGGTTCTCAAGGTTATACAGGTCCTCAGGGGTATACTGGTCCTCAAGGGTCAACCGGTTATACTGGATACACTGGCGCACAAGGAGATGTTGGTTCTCAAGGTTATACAGGAGCTCAAGGAGATGTAGGCGCACAAGGGTTTACCGGCGCGCAAGGTTTTACTGGACCTACTGGAGATACAGGTTCGACTGGTTCGACGGGTTATACAGGTGTAACAGGTTCGACGGGTTATACAGGTGTAACAGGTTCGACAGGTTATACAGGTGTAACTGGTTCCACGGGTTATACAGGTGTAACGGGTTCAACAGGTTATACCGGTTATACTGGTACGCAAGGCCCTCAAGGTTATTTAGGTCCTCAAGGTTACACAGGTCCTCAAGGTTATACTGGTTCTCAGGGTGAAATAGGTATGGGTTTCACTATTTTTTCTCATGCTGACTCTTTTGGGTTATTACCAGTTGGCTCTCCAGTTAATGTTGGTCAATTTGCACTAATAAAAGGTGGGGATTTATTTGTTTATATGGGGTATTCATTAGGATCGACAGGACCGAATAATGCTTATGATTATGTTGGTGATATAACAGACGAAGCAATGATAATAGGCCCTACAGGAGATACAGGTGCTCAAGGTTTTACAGGTCCTACAGGAGACACAGGTGCGCAAGGTTTTACAGGTCCTACAGGAGACACAGGTGCGCAAGGTGAAATTGGTCCTCAAGGAGATACCGGATCTCAGGGTGAGATTGGCCCTCAAGGTTATACTGGCGCACAAGGAGAAGTTGGCGCGCAAGGTTATACTGGTGCACAAGGAGAAGTTGGCGCCCAAGGTTATACCGGATCTCAAGGATATACTGGACCCCAGGGACATACTGGAACACAAGGTTCTCAAGGTGAGATAGGTCCTCAAGGACATACTGGTTTCCAAGGAGAAGTAGGAGCTCAGGGTTTTATAGGAAGTAGAGGGTTTACTGGAGCTCAAGGAGATGTAGGCGCACAAGGATTTACAGGCGCACAGGGAGAGGTTGGATCTCAAGGATCTACCGGTTCTACAGGGGAGAAGGGTGCACAAGGTTATACGGGAGCACAAGGTCTTACAGGAGCTCAAGGGTTCACTGGAGCACAAGGTTATACAGGTCCTACAGGAGATACAGGAGCACAAGGTTATACAGGTCCTACAGGAGATACAGGAGCACAAGGTTATACAGGTCCTCAAGGTTATACAGGTCCTCAAGGTTATACGGGTGCGCAAGGTTATACAGGAGCTCAAGGGTTCACTGGAGCACAAGGTTATACAGGTCCTACAGGAGATACAGGAGCTCAAGGAGAAGTCGGTGCACAAGGTTACACAGGTCCTCAAGGTTATACGGGTCCTCAAGGTTATACGGGTCCTCAAGGTTATACGGGTCCTCAAGGTTACACAGGTCCTCAAGGTTATACGGGTCCTCAAGGTTATACGGGTCCTCAAGGTTACACAGGTCCTACAGGAGATACTGGTGCGCAAGGCGATGTTGGTCCTCAAGGATTTACAGGCGCACAGGGAGAGGTTGGAATGGGTTTTACTATTTTTACACATAGTGATTCTTTTGCATCATTACCAAATGGAAGTGTAAGTAATATTGGCCAATTTGCTCTAATAAAAGGAGGAGATTTGTTTGTATATATGGGTTATGCGATGGGAACAACTGGTCCAAATAACGCATATGATTATGTAGGTGATGTAACTGATGAAGCATTAATAATTGGTCCAACTGGTAGCACAGGTCCTCAGGGTTATACAGGTCCTCAGGGAATAATGGGACCTCAAGGTGATACTGGTTACACTGGTTATACCGGCCCCCAGGGAATTATGGGTCCCCAAGGTAATACTGGTCCTCAAGGAATTATGGGCCCTCAAGGGTTAGATGGAACTGCCGTAAATACTGGAGCAACTGGTGATACTGGTAGTCAAGGTGACACTGGATATACAGGTCCTCAAGGAGACACAGGGTACACTGGATATACAGGAACTCAAGGAGATGTAGGTCCAACAGGTTATACTGGTTATCAGGGTCCAATTGGCTTAGATGGTCAAAGAGGTGCACAGGGCGCACAAGGACCACAGGGACGTCAAGGTATTGCCGGTTCGGCAGCTAATACTGGTGCGACAGGTTATACTGGTTATACCGGTTATACTGGTGTTCAAGGACCGACTGGACCTCCTGCGGATCAAGCACTGAATACCTACAATGGTGTAAAATTCTTTAATATAACATCTACAGATTATGTCGACGTTGGCGGAACATTGCATGCAGCCGGAGCTACTACGTTAGATAACACACTTTATGTAGGAGGAGATACTACATTAGATTCAAATTTATACGTACACGGAACAATACGTACAGATAACAACAGCTATTTGCAAGGTGATGTATCAATGGGATCTAGATTGTTCGTTAAAGGAGACGTATCATTGAATTCTAGATTATTTGTAACTAGTGATGTATCATTAGGAGCCCGTCTATTTATAAACGGAGATGTTTCTATGAATTCCCGTCTTTTCGTATCAAGTGATGTATCGATGAATGCCCGTCTTTTTGTATCTAACGACGTTTCTTTGAATAGAAATCTTTATGTCCTTGGTAGAACTATATTGCAAGGGGATGTTTCAATGAATTCGAGATTATTTATAAACAATGATGTTTCTATGAATGCTCGTCTTTTTGTATCTAATGATGTTTCTTTGAATAAGAATCTTTATGTGCTAGGTCAAAGCATTTTCCAGGGAGATTTATCAATCAATTCAAGATTATTCTTAAAGGGAGATGCATCATTAAACGCTCGTTTATTTGTAACAAATGACGTATCATTGGGTGCTCGTCTTTTTGTAAACGGCGACGTTTCTTTGAATTCCCGACTTTTTGTAAGTAACGATGTGTCATTAGGTGCTCGTCTTTTCGTAAACGGAGACGTTTCGATGAATTCCCGTCTTTTTGTAAGCAGTGATGTTTCATTGAATAGACGTTTATTTGTTTCAGGAGATAGCTCATTCAATGGGAATATGTATACGTTAGGAGTATCGATACAACAGGGTGACATTTCACTTAATTCCCGACTTTTTGTAAACGGAGATGTATCTATGAACTCGCGTCTTTTTGTAAGCAGTGATGTATCATTAAACGCACGATTATTTGTATCAGGAGATAGTTCATTTAATGGAAACATGTATATCCAAAACAGAACCATTCAAAAAGGAGATGTTTCAATGAATTCTCGTTTATTTGTAAACGGAGATGTGTCGTTAAATTCTAAATTATTTGTTGGTAGCGATGTCTCTATAAACGGGAGGTTATTTGTATATGGAGATTCATTTAAAGATGGGAATGCTTATATTTCTGGTAGAATTATTATTTCTGGCGATATTTCTATAAATTCCCGACTTTTTGTAAATGGAGACGTATCAATGAATTCTCGACTTTTTGTAAGCAGCGATGTTTCTATGAATGAAAGATTGTTTGTATCTGGCGACACATCTTTAAATGCTAATTTATATGCAAGCGGAAGAACAATACAACAAGGAGATGTATCGATGAATTCTCGTCTTTTCATAAACGGAGACGTTTCGATGAATTCCCGACTTTTCGTATCAAGCGATGTTTCCATGAATGCTCGTTTATTTGTATCTAGTGACACATCATTAAACGCGAACTTGTATGCGCTTGGTAGAACAATCTTACAAGGAGATGTCTCTATGAATTCCCGGCTTTTCATAAATGGAGATGTTTCAATGAATTCAAGATTGTTTGTAACAAGTGATGTATCTTTTGGTGGACGTTTATTCGTTGGGAATGATGTGGTAATTACTGGAAGATTAAATGTACAACAATATACTCAAAGTAACATAATGTACACAAATATAACAACTACGGATTATACATTGTTAATAGTCGAGGACTTATCATTAAATGGAAGATTAACTGTTAGAGACGATGTTTCATTTAATGCTCGTTTATTTGTTTCTGGCGATGTTTCATTGAATGCTAATACATATACACTCGGGCGAACAATTCAACAAGGGGATGTTTCAATGAATTCCCGACTTTTTGTAAACGGAGATGTTTCAATGAACAGTCGTTTGTTTGTAAGTAGCGATGTCTCAATGAATGCTCGTTTATTTGTTTCTGAAGATGTTTCATTGAATGCTAACGCATATACATTTGGACGGACAATCTTACAAGGAGATGTTTCAATGAATTCCCGATTGTTTGTAAATGGAGATGTTTCAATGAACTCAAGATTATTTGTAAGTAGCGATGTATCTATGAACGCTCGTTTATTTGTATCTGGCGATGTATCATTGAACTCTAATGCATATACATTGGGGCGAACAATACAACACGGAGATGTTTCGGTTAATTCCCGCCTTTTCGTAAACGGAGACGTTTCAATGAACTCCCGCCTTTTCGTATCAAGTGATGTCTCAATGAATGCTCGTTTATTTGTATCTAGTGACACATCATTAAATGCTAACTTGTATGCACTTGGAAGAACAATCTTACAAGGGGACGTTTCAATGAATTCCCGACTTTTTATCAACGGCGATGTTTCAATGAACTCCCGACTTTTTGTATCAAGTGATGTTTCGATGAATGCACGTTTATTCGTTTCTGGCGATGTTTCATTGAATGCTAACGCGTACACATTGGGGCGGACAATTCAACAAGGAGACGTTTCAATGAATTCCCGACTTTTTATAAACGGAGACGTTTCATTAAATTCTAGATTGTTTGTATCGAGCGATGTATCATTAAATGCCCGTTTATTTATTTCTGGCGATTTTTCGTTAAATTCTAATCTTTACGCAGCTGGTAAAACAATTTTAGAAGGAGATGTCTCGATGAACTCCCAATTATTCGTAAACGGAGATGTTTCAATGAACTCAAGATTGTTTGTAAGTAGCGATGTCTCAATGAATGCTCGTTTGTTTGTTTCTGGAGATGTTTCTATGAACGCCAACTTGTACACGCTCGGAGAAACAATATTAGAAGGCGATGTTTCTATGAACTCACAATTGTTTGTAAATGGCGACGTATCAATGAACAGCCGATTGTTTGTAAGTAGCGATGTATCATTAAATGCCCGATTATTTGTATCCGGAGATGTTTCATTAAATTCTAATGTTTATGCTCTTGGAAGAACAATCCAACAAGGCGATGTATCTATGAATTCCCGTCTTTTCATTAATGGCGACGTTTCTATGAACTCCCGACTTTTTGTTAGTAACGATGTATCAATGAATAAAAGATTGTTTGTTTCTGGAGACGTATCAATGAACGCCAATTTATATGCTTCTGGAAGAACAATTCAACAAGGAGATGTTTCAATGAACTCTCGATTGTTTATTAACGGCGACGTTTCTTTGAACAGTCGTTTGTTTGTAAGTAGCGATGTATCATTAAATGAAAGATTATTTGTATCCGGAGATGTTTCTATGAACGCAAATTTATATGCAAATGGAAGAACAATCTTAGACGGGGATGTGTCTATGAACTCCAGATTATTTATAAATGGAGACGTTTCCATGAATTCAAGATTGTTTGTAACAAGCGATGTTTCGTTTGGCGGAAGATTATTCGTTGGGAATGATGTAGTAATTACTGGAAGATTAAGTGTGCAACAATATACTCAGAGTAATGTTATTTATACGAATGTAACCACAACTGATTACACATTATTAATCGTAGAGGATCTGTCATTAAATGGTAGATTAAATATTAGAGATGATGTATCAATGAATTCGCGTTTATTTGTTTCAGGAGATGTTTCGTTTAACGCTAACTTGTATGCTGCCGGTAGAACAATTCAAGAAGGAGATGTTTCAATGAACTCCCGATTGTTTATCAATGGCGACGTATCAATGAACAGTCGTTTGTTTGTATCCAGTGATGTCTCCATGAACGAAAGATTATTTGTATCAGGAGATGTATCATTAAACGCCAATTTGTATGCTCTTGGAAGAACAATCTTAGAAGGAGATGTATCAATGAACTCGCAATTATTCGTAAACGGAGACGTTTCAATGAATTCCCGACTTTTTGTAAGTAGAGATGTCTCTATGAATGAGAGATTGTTTGTATCAGGAGACGTATCATTAAATGCTAATTTGTATGCATTAGGAAGAACAATCTTAGAAGGAGATGTATCAATGAACTCCCGCCTTTTTGTGAATGGCGACGTATCAATGAACAGTCGTTTGTTTGTATCCAGTGATGTCTCCATGAACGAAAGATTATTTGTATCAGGAGATGTATCTTTGAACGCTAATTTGTATGCATTAGGAAGAACAATCTTAGAAGGAGATGTATCAATGAACTCCCGCCTTTTTGTACACGGCGACGTATCAATGAACTCTCGTTTGTTTGTATCCGGTGATGTCTCCATGAACGAAAGATTATTTGTATCCGGAGATGTATCTTTGAACGCTAATTTGTATGCTCTTGGAAGAACAATCTTAGAAGGAGATGTATCAATGAACTCCCGCCTTTTTGTACACGGAGACGTATCAATGAACTCTCGTTTGTTTGTATCCAGTGATGTCTCAATGAACGAAAGATTATTTGTATCCGGAGATGTATCTTTGAACGCTAATTTGTATGCTCTTGGAAGAACAATCTTAGAAGGAGATGTATCAATGAATTCTCGATTGTTTGTACACGGAGACGTATCAATGAACTCTCGTTTGTTTGTATCCAGTGATGTCTCCATGAACGAAAGATTATTTGTATCAGGAGATGTATCATTAAATGCTAATTTGTATGCTCTTGGAAAAACAATCCAGGAAGGAGATGTATCAATGAACTCCCGATTGTTTGTAAACGGAGACGTATCAATGAACAGCCGATTGTTTGTATCAAGCGATACTTCCATTGATTCGCGATTATTTGTATCAGGCGATGTTTCAATTAACGGAAATTTGTTCGCATTAGGAAATTTATATGCTACTTATCCAGATGAATCAATCCCAATATCTGCGATAATAGGAATATATGAAGCGCCTTATGTAGACGTTACAGTAAATTCTGTTATAGACGGAACTGCGGTGGGACCACAAGGAATTATAATCACTTACGACAACGTTACAATGAATGGAAATGTTTATATTGATAATGATGTATCAATGAATAGTCGTCTTTTTGTATATAGCGATGTATCATTAAATAAACGGTTATTTGTATCAGGAGATGTATCATTAAATGCTAATTTGTATGCGCATGGAAGAACCATTCAACAAGGAGATGTTTCAATGAACAGTCGTTTGTTTATCAATGGCGATGTTTCTATGAACTCTCGTTTATTTGTAACTAGCGATGTATCATTAAATAAGCGTTTATTTGTATCTGGCGACGTTTCTTTGAACGCTAATTTATATGCACTTGGAAGAACAATCCAACAAGGAGATGTTTCAATGAATTCTCGTTTGTTTATAAATGGCGACGTTTCAATGAACTCTCGTCTATTTGTAAGTAGCGATGTATCGTTAAATAAACGTTTGTTTGTATTAGGAGATGTATCGTTAAATGCTAACACATATACACTTGGAAGAACAATTCAGCAAGGCGATGTTTCAATGAATTCTCGTCTCTTTATCAACGGAGATGTTTCAATGAACAGTCGTTTGTTTGTAACTAGTGATGTTTCATTAGGAGGAAGATTATTCGTTGGGAATGATGTAGTAATTACTGGAAGATTAAACGTTCAACAATTTACAAAATCTAATATAATCTATACAAACGTAACAACCACAGATTATACTTTATTAGTAGCCGAAGATTTATCTTTGAATGGTCGTTTGAATGTAAGAGATGACGTTTCATTAAATGCGCGGTTGTTTGTATTAGAAGACGTATCTTTAAATGCGAATTTCTATGCTTTCGGAAGAACAATTCAACAAGGGGATGTTTCAATGAATTCCCGGCTTTTTATCAATGGAGATGTTTCTTTGAACAGCCGTTTGTTTGTATCATCAGATGTCTCGATGAATGCTCGCTTATTTGTTTCCGGAGACGTTTCTTTAAATTCTAACTTATATACGCTCGGAGAAACAATCTTAGAAGGCGATGTCTCTATGAATTCACAATTGTTTGTAAACGGTGATGTCTCGATGAATAGTCGTTTGTTTGTATCCAGCGATGTCTCAATGAATGCTCGTTTGTTTGTATCTTCAGATGTTTCGTTAAACGCCAACTTGTACACACTCGGAGAAACAATCTTAGAAGGCGACGTTTCTATGAATTCGCAATTATTCGTAAATGGAGACGTATCAATGATTAGTCGTTTATTTGTAGTTTCAGATGTATCATTTAACAAACGATTGTTTGTTTCTGGAGACGTTTCTTTAAATTCTAACTTATATACGCTCGGAGAAACAATACTGGAA